AAACTACGACTGGCCAACAACCTTTTACACGCGATTTTCCACAGTGACGACTGAAGAGACGGGTCGAGAATTTTAACGGAACAAGACAAACGCATATCGAAGGAAGAGGGCAAAATGCCAACTGACTCAAATCAAATGGCTAGAACAAGGGAAATGCTTGCCGCTTCTAGGGCAGCCCGTCAGCGAGCTGTCGCGGAATTTCCATTGCGTGTCGCAAGTATCGCAGCGGATCTAAAAAAGATTTGTGACCTGCGTGATAGCGGGGCTGTCGTAAGCGATTCGATGCATGAAACCATGCGATACATGGAAGATCGAATCCGCGAGTGCTATCGGGAAACATTCGGAACCGAGCTTGGTCAGTAGGTTATCTGAAAACGGCGTGTAACGAGTCTCGGTAGAGGAGAAGCGAATTGACCACGAAACGAGAACGCGCGTTGCTCAGGCTCGCCAGGAGACGACGATCAGAGGCACGTGAGCTTCGGCGCGAGAACGCGGCTCTGAGAATGCGTCTTGAGTCGTATCCCCTACTACTGCAGGCACTGGCCGTAGTGCTTCGAAACCTCCCACTCAGCGGCATCAGATAAAATGCACACGACCGAGACAACGAACGGCCGCGTAAGCTTCAACGGAGATTTTTCCGGAGATGCCGTGTTTACGTTCACGACTGAACTCGGGGGATTGAAGCGAATGGAAGTCCCAGTCCAAGACGTTCTGGACCTGGCCGCCGAGTTCGTACGCAGAGAGCAGATCTCACACGTATCCAATCGCGGCACCTACGAAACGCTAGTTGACAAACAACCTCACGATCTCAAGTCGTGGGCCGGCAGCTAAGACTCCCATAACCCACGACATCACACCAATAATCCAGCAACTCAAGCACGGAGGGTGTGATGAACCTGATTTTGTTTTGCCTATTGCTCGGGCTTCCTTCCACAAACGCCCGCAGAATACATCGTGTTGACCTCATCGAAATCAATCACGTCTGCCGCCGGGATCAAAGCCAGTTCACTCAGATCATTATCTGGGACTGGTCACCGACGCTGAACCAGTACGTCGTTGTGGCGTGGCAGAACTCGCCGCCAGAGCCGATCATTAGCCGCGCTGGTGGAAGCTACCAGTTCCGCTGGAGGCTCACGGATCAAATCGTTCGGGCTGACAGCTACCGTGAGACCTGGACGCTAAACGACCCGGAACTGGACAATCGCAAGGTCTGGCCAGTAGAACGACGGAGGCAACTGTGGTGAAAATTGCTCGCATACTTCTAATCGGCTACTTGGTGGCCGCAGTCACCACGACGGTGTTTCTTCTGGTCGTCTCGTACCGAGCTGACGCAGATATGGGCTTCTTCGAGGCCGTCACCTACGGCATGAGCTGGCCAGTCACCTGGCTGCTCGGCCTCATCTTCTGGCTCGCCGCCGAGAACCGCTAACTGACTTTTACACGGGAGATCCGTAATGCGTACGATCATCGCCGGAGGCCGAAACTACCACCTCTCACAAGCCGACTACGCGTTCCTTGACGAACTTGTCGACTCGATCACCGAAGTCGTCTGCGGCGGCGCCCAGGGGGCTGACGAGTGTGGCCGGAACTGGGCCATCCTAAACTCCATCCCCGTGAAGATGTTCCCGGCCAACTGGACAGACCACGGTAGAGCGGCCGGGCCCATCAGGAATCGCGAAATGGCCGCATATGGCGATCGACTGATTGCATTCTGGGACGGCCAGTCGCGCGGCACAAAAAACATGATCGAGGAGGCCAAGAAGCAAGGCCTCGAGGTTATCGTAAGGAAACCCGGCGAATAGCGGCCGATCCTGGCCAAGGAAACTTTTTTGAGAATCTGCTCTGAAGGTGTTGACTTGCTGTTGCCGTTTTGAATAATGGCAAATGCCGCAAGTAAAGTTTCCTTCCTTCAGCCAAAGGGCAAAGCCGTGCAGCTGAGACAGATCAAGTGTCTTCGTCGGCACAAGCCGCCAACACTCAATGCCATCAAGCATTACCTCTACTGCAATCCAGACGGCCGCGATGTCGTAAACGGTCGCCGCTGCGTCAAATACGTGAAGACGCGGTTGTTGTACGCGACGATCACGCAGGGGTGGCTGACTGACGCACACTTCTTGATGCGGATCCCGGAGACCGGATCACTTCAGGCCAAACTCGACGCGATCGTCGCCGAGATCTGCAGCGGCAAGAACAAGCTGAAAGAGACTTTGCCGGATCCGGCTGAGTGCCCATCGGTTCCGCTGAATGGAATCATGCCAAAGTTTCGTCCAAACAGCGATTTCGAGCTTGTGCCGAGCGAAACCGGTGTCACGGATCTACCCGAACCGGACGTGAGCACACGATACGGTCGGACTGGGCACTTGCGGACGATCCTTCCGCATTCGAGCGAACCGCACAAGCACTACCGTTTCGACGCCAATCTCTGGCGGTTCATGCAGATGCACTGGCCACAGGCCGAGTTGTCGGTGTGGGATAACGGCGCGGGTCATTACCTCACCGCGTGGGTAAATGATGACCTAGTCGGTTTGACAATGGGTGTGTAGCAGAGAGTTTAGTTTTTCACCACTTGCAATGGGTAACGGAGCAATGCAAACAAAAGTCCGAGTCAGTACGTTTCAGCCGTTTGCGAAAGCAATCAACCGTCAATTTGAGTCGATGTCCGCGAATGGCGATCCGCTGTTTGTCGTTGACATCAGCCGAGACGATCTCTGGGCACACTACCTCAATTCATTTCCACCAGGATCGAATCCGATCTTCCGCACAAATACGGAGCATGACTGCAGTTGCTGCCGGCACTTCGTGAAGAATGTCGCCGGCGTCGTCCGCATAGTAGACGGAAAGCTTGTCTCAGTCTGGGATGTCGAAGGTTTGGCGTCGCCGTACAAAGAGGTGGCGGAAGCGATGTCGCAAGTCGTCAGACGGGCGCAGATTGCCGGCGTATTCCGCACAAGCTTCAGTCAATTCGGTGCCGAACGGACGACCGAATGCTCAGATGGTGCCGAGATCGACTGGCATCACTTCTACTGCTACGTTCCGAAAGCGTATCAGACGCTGAATGTCGACGCCGAAATCGGCAACGTCAATTCGATCGCTGGCGTGTTCCGTCGTGGTCTGGAAGAACTGACGTCTGAGTCTCTTGAAGACATCCTCTCACTAATCGAAGACAAGCAGCTGTACCGTGGCGAAGAGCACGAACGGAGCGTAAGGGGATTCCGAGACCTTCATCGGAAGTACCAGGAACTTGCCGGCTTGCCGTCACGGGCGTTATGCGAACGTTACCGACATCTTTTTGTCTGGGATAACGTGTTCTCGCCGGCTGCTCGGTTCCGAAACAGTGTGATCGGTACGCTTGCCCAAGACCTGTCGGAAGGTGTTGAACTGGAAACAGCGGTCAAGTCGTTCGAGAGCAAGGTTGCACCGCAGAACTACAAGCGGCCGAAGTCGCTGATCACGCCGCGTATGATCGCGGCGGCTATGGAAACGATCGAAGGCCTTGGGTTGGAAGACGCGTTGCACCGTAGGCATGCGACATTCTCTGACGTCAGCGTGAACAACGTACTATTCGTTGATAACGAGATCCGTGGGCGAATGCGTGATGGAGGCGTGGCCGACTTGCTTATGCAAGAGGCCAGAGTGCCAACGCCGTCGTTCGATTCCGCGACGGAAATCAGTATCGACGAGTTTCTGAGCAATGTGGTCCCGACGGCCGATTCTATTGACATGCTGCTGGAAAACCGCATGACCGGAAACTTCGCCAGCATCACGGCACCAGCAATCCCAGAGGCAAAGCGGATCCTGAAATGGAGTAACAACTTTGCTTGGACGTACGACGGCAACGTGGCCGACAGCATCAAGGAACGGGTCAAGCGGGCTGGCGGCAAGATTGACGCGTACTTCCGAGCCAGCCTCAGCTGGTACAACTACGATGACCTCGATATCCACATGCGTACTCCGCGTGGAGATCACATCTACTTTGGCCGAAAGGCCGGCATTCTCGACGTTGACATGAATGCCGGTAGCGGACGAAGCCGCGAGCCTGTTGAAAACATGGTTCTCGACAAGTTACACGACGGGGTGTACAGCATTTGGGTCAACCAATACTTCCAGCGCGAGACCTCAAACGTCGGCTTTGAGGTAGAGCTTGAGTGCGACGGGATTCTGGAGCACTTCTCATACGACAGACCAATGCGATCTGACGAGAACGTAGACGTATTCAAGGTCCGCGTTGAGCGAGGCCAGATCAAAGAGGTAGTTCCCTCTAGCAAAGTGAAGTCGACCGCCAAGTCAATTGAGAAGTGGGGCCTGACGACGAACAACCTCGTCCGCGTGAACACGCTGCTGCTGAGCCCGAACCACTGGGATGACAACAGCGTCGGTAACCGGCACTGGTTCTTCATCCTCGATGGATGTCACAACCCTGATCCGATCCGAGGGTTGTACAACGAGTTCCTACAGCCGTCGCTGGAGCAGCACCGCAAAGTGTTCGAGGTGCTCGGTGACAAGCTAAAGTGCCAGCCGTCTGACGACCAACTCAGCGGGGTTGGTTTCTCCTCAACTCGAAAAGACACGGCGGTGGTCGTCGTGCAATCGGGCACAAAGAAGCGCCCGTACAAGATCGTCTTCTAACTTTCGTTTCGGTTTTCTGACCACCAAGAAGGAAATAGTGCAGTGGATATTTTTGCCAAAGCTACCAAGATCAAGTTGCGTTTTGATTCCAGCGTTGGCGCGCTGGCCGTTGAACAGCTGTGGGATCTGCCCCTGACCAGCGAGCGGAAAGTCAACCTCGACGGCCTGGCCCGAGCGGTCAACCGTGAACTGAAAGAGACCGCTGAAGAAAGTTTCGTGCAGACCAAACCGGACCCACGCCGGGAGCAACTTTCGCTTCAACTGGAAATCCTCAAATTCATCATTAACTTCCGGCTCGATGAGAACCGGAAGAAGACGCAGGCCGCTCAACTCGAAACTGAACGCGAGCGGCTGAAGAGCATCCTCGAGACCAAGAAAGCACAGGCTCTCGAGAACCTCAGCGTCGAGGAAATTGAACAGCGACTCGCGTCGCTTGGCGCCTAGTCTCTTCCAGCAAGCGACCAAGGCATACGATTGATCTGACACTTGGACCACCGGAGCGACGAGTAGATCGGCAGACGAGGGTGAGTCGACAGCGAACCCGCCGGTGAAGTTTGAGACGTGAGGCAGGCTACCGATCGGCCAGAACCACAGGGGATGTCCAATGAAGCGCTAATTGATGCCGGAGGGCGAAACACTCCAACATGAAATAAGGGCACGCCACTGTTGCCGTGGTGGCCACCTGGGGCCAGGGAATCGACCAGGACTTGAAAGGCTACTGGCTTTAGCGAACAGCGAGCCGGCATTGATCCGACGCCAGCGGGGAGCCGATCGCTTTTTATTTTGGACCTGTGATGACGAAGCTCACGAGACAGCAGCTGCCGACACTTGTGGAAGTCTCCACTGTGATCCGAACCGTAAACGGCCGGACTGTTGAGCGACGCGCCCGTGAGCACCTCAACGTCAGAATTGTGCGAAGTGATCTATCACTCTACGAAGACGACCAAGTTGACATTGAGGAAATGTCCATCGAGGTCGGAAACGGGGTGGATCACGCGGGGAAGAAGCGATGGTTCATAAACGCTATTCGGCTCCGCGTTTGGGATAAGCATATTGGCTATCGGGCCAGTCGCGACAACTCGGCACAGGGCATTCGAATCGATTTGAGCATTCAGCTGTCTGGCCGCGATCAAGAGGTCTTCGGCCAGCGGTTCAAACTGCACGACTCATTCGAAGAGGGCCATCGTGACGGCAAGCAGAAGTCAACGACGCTTTTCTTTGTGGGCATCTAACAATACAAACGGAGCGAGAAATGATCGTCTGCCCTGAATGCCGTGGTGAACGGAAAATAAGAACCTTTGGGGTCGTCTGTATTCCTGGTTTTGGTGCAAGTGACCCGTCTGGCCATATTTGGTGCCCTTTATGCGATGCGACTGGATCCATATCAGAATCGCGAATGCGGCTTTTTAAACTTGGCCAGAACATACGAGAATACCGAGAACGTACTCTCAGTCTTGGGTTGCGGGAAGCCGCAGAGAAATGGGGGACAACACCGTCGAAACTTACTGCAATTGAGAGTGGCCTTGCGGAAAGTGAATGGAGACCACCTGGGTTTCCGAAACATCTTGAAATTCAGCCGCCAGTAAAAGAGGGATGGGTTGTTAACGGCTGCGATGATCGCCGCCTTCTGCATGACGACGAGCAGTTTCGGAAGCGCGCTCTGGAAGCACTCTATATTGCTATAGACCCAGGTGGAGGGCGAATGATGTCGCAACTGGAGCGTAACGAGATGTTTAGGCTCATAGGTCTTGTTGACGAACTGTCTTTCTCACTTGTTGGCGGGGTTCCGACAGCTCACGAGCGGTTTACATGATGCCGCAAAAAATTAAGAGCGCCGTGCGATTCGCGTTCAAGTGCCTGCGCGGCATGACAACGGCTGCGATATTCTGCATAGCAGCACCCATGTATGTAATGTGCAGTCCGATCTGGATTGTCGGAGCTGCGTACAACTGGGCCAATGACCAGCACGACCGACCCTTCAAATCACACTTCTACTGGCTTGCGTTCAAATCTGAGCACGAGCGGGAACGTTGGTTAGAGTCTGGCAAAGAGTGGTAACTAGCTTCACATCCCAAACGGAATTGATATGACCTACATCGACAAACGCATGGCGATGATATTCAACGAGTGGGCCCGGCGGTACAGCGAGTCGCCGGAGAGTTTCACGGAGGTGCTCGACGCAGACGGCAAGCCAATTGAAGACTACGGCGAATGCTGCGTGGAGACATTCAAGTCCATCGCCGATGAAATGGACGCGAAAGGTCTTCTGCCGACGGGCCCCGACAATGCACGGTAGCCTTCGAAGCATTGTCGGCCGGGTTGAGCGACTGGTTGACATCGAGCTCGCCGCGCGAGAGTTGCTTGAGCAAATCGCCGTGTCTGATGCGGCCGAGGGCGTTGGCGATCGGACTCCAGAGGAAAATGCCGCGATTGCGAATCTTGAGAAAGCCGTCATCGGCGTCTCTACCAGAAAGGTCTCGCAGTGAACGACCAAGCCAAAAAGTTTCTCTACGTGATTCCGGAAAAGAAACCGACCGGCTGGTTCATTCTTCCAGACGGCCGAAAGGTCAACAGACACGGGTGGATCACACACGACACCAGAGTTCGTCTGACATACCACTACACCAGAGTCGTGCTGAAGACCCGCTGGGTAACGTACGGCCCGGAAGACATCGACTACCTCGTCTACGCCGGCCTCATCAAGGAAGAATTTGCCGCTCCGCGTGACCAAGGCTCGAATCTAACCCCCGCCATGAGCCTTAGGTTCATGTCACTCGACCCAGGCCCCATCGGTTCCTGCTGGGGATACGCCAGCGTAAAGCCGCCGAGAGATGGCGACTAGACTATTTTTGCCATTTTCTTTTGTCGCCATTGACCGCCATTTGCCGATCAGTATAATACTTGACGTCGCAAGCAAGTCTACTGAGCCGTGAGGGCAAAATGACCATTCAATACCAGCTGGCCAATGGCGCGATCGTAAAGCCGGCCAAGGACTGCAACTGCGTGACCCATGAGGGCCCGCACTGGTTGCACATGGACCGACTGGACGCCGACAGCGAGCGGGCTGAGTACGACTTGATCGAGGCCGAACTCGCTCGTGTCGAAGCCGACGGCGGATTCAAGTGCCTGCAGCACAAGTCCAACATCAACCATCGCATGGTACATCTCGCCAAGCGGGCGATGCGTCGACTCCAAGAGAAGAAACGAATCATGCAATCCCTGCAGATCGTTCGTATCATCACATAACCACGAAGGGGCACGGTCGTGCAGTTCAGTGACATTTGGAATCGGTTGTGCCAGAAACAGGAACGTCTCAATGACGGAGACGCCGAGGTTACCTTCAAGTCCGAAAACCTGAAGAAACTTCTGCGTCAGGTCTATGACCAAGGCGAGAGTGCCGGCCGCAAAGCTGGCGAGGCGAAAGCCGCATCCAACTCACAGCAATACAGCGACTTCTTTTCGTCGATGTTTGGCCAGTAGACCTGGCCATAAGCCGTTGTCGCAAGCGGCTGTTTCCTTTCACGATCACGAGGGGGTTTTTTTAATACCTCACACCAAAACAATAAGGTGCCGACATGAATAATGCGAAAACGCATACGCTTCTAACCGCAGATACGTGTAATTGCGGAGGTAAGTCAGGCCGTTGTCCGGTATGCGACTACGGTCTAGGTGTTTGTTCTGTTTGCGGTGGTGCTGAATGCCAACTTGACGACTACTCATGCGCTGATCTACTCGCTGATAGGCGAATTAAGAAATGCCCTCATTGTAACTTTCCTAGGCCAGCGGACGTTGAGCCGTGGCAAAGATGCTCAAAATGTGGACGTGATACTTCAGCTAAACACTCGGTACATGAAGTTTCTGATCCTGTACGAGACGAGGCGGTATCACTACGGGCTAACATCCTCGACGAGATCACCGAAGAACGAGAGCGACAAATTGCCTTAGCCCATGGTGGTGACACCCAGTCGTTCGACAAAGCAAACGGAATGAATGACTGGGTGGCGTACATCACTGCATATGCTGGCCGCGCGGCCGAAAAAGTGTACCGCAACCAGCGTGAGTCTGAACTCAACGGGAAAGATTCATGCGACAAGAAACGGTTTCGGGAAAACATGGTAAAAGTCGCCGCTTTGGCATTGGCTGCGATTGAAGCTCATGAGAACGGTTATTGTTAATTAACAGAAGACAAATCCAAACTGATGAAGTCAATCGGCTTCTCTTCTGGAGACGCGAAATGCGACTGACCAATACTCAGCGCGAGATTGTCCGCAAGCTGCACGCGGGTGCCTGGATCGACGCGACAGTGCTCTCCGAGCCGCTGAAGCTGGTCACATGGGATAAGCACGAGGTAATCCGCCGCGATACCTTCGAGAAGCTGATGCCGCTGCTGTACTGCCGGCGTGTCGAAAATGGCTACAAGCTGCCGGACGGCAGTACGCTTGTCTCTTCGCGACACGCCGTACAGTTGATGCTACTGAAGCACGAGATCCCCGAGTCGGTGAAGAAACAATGCAAGATCTGAAGAAACGGCCGGCAATGATCAACCCCGTGAAAGCGCCTGTGCTCAGACGGAGCTACACGAATCCCAATTCGCAGGGCACTTTGATCACGCAGACAAAGAACTGGCCAGGAGCCGGATCACGAATTGGATCCTGCGTCGACTCCTATGGTAACTGTGTCACGCGGGTTGTCGGCAAGCCTGAATCGGTTCCGGAAGGGCTTAAACTTGGGTCCGATTACGTCGACCGGATGTGGGAACGTGACAAATCCGGGTGGGACAAATTCACCGAGACGATGGGCGGACTGACTGGCCAGCATATGGGCTTGTCAGAACTGGCGATATCGGCAACGGACGAGATGCTGACTAAAGCAATGAGCGAGTATGCCGGGCGTGAAGTTGTGGCGGTTCGCTGGGTCTATTTCTACAACGTCTCGACCGGCTACGACTCCCAGCGAATTGACTTTTTGTACCGGCCACTGGAGGAGTGAGAAGTGGAAGTTAAATCGAGCAAGAAGAACGAGAATAAAATGCTGAGATTAGAACGACAACCGCGTTATACGATTCGAGAAGTCGCTGGCGGGCCGTCTGAAGTCCAACAAGACGCCTGGGACGCAATCTGCTCTTCCGTGGCGCGGGCAATGGACGCTTTGGACCTACGTGGGCATTTATTCGTCACGGTAATCGGCGCTGACATTATCCGCACTGGATACGGTGACGACGAGTGTGGTTTTGGCCTGTACCACAGCGGAATGCAGCACGTCGCTGTCTGCGGCGGAGATGGACCACCAGACTTAAAAGACGATCGAGCGGAGTGGATACGGCAGATCAAATTATCAACCACCCACGAGATCATTCACTACTACCAAGAGCTGCAATGCACGCTTGGTGATTCAGAAGAGACTGAGCTAGAGGCCGAACGAATGGCCGAAGAGATAGTTGCAGAGTCGACCTCGTGAACGGCAAGAGCAACTGTCGGACATGCGGCCGACTGAAGGTTCCCGATCTCGACACGATCGAGAAGTTTTTGTCAGACGGGATCAAGCCGCCGCCATCTCGGGCAACTAAAGACGAGCTCGAGGAGTGGATTGACACGCATGTCCGCGTGATGAACAGCGTGCGCGATCTGCTCGTGCAGACGATTGCCGGCGAAGTTCACAGCAGGATCACGATGAACCAAATCGATTTTGATTCGATCAAAGGTGATTGAATCCTGACCAAAGAACAAGGGGCGACCAGTGACGGTGATGGCCTGGATGCAACAACGCGCCAGGCTGTGCAAGACGCGCTGGTGGAGGCAAGGTCGCGAACTTGCTAGAGGTCGGTTCAACTCCGACCCGCCCCTCTCAAACACGAAAGGATGGGACACGAGGATGCCGAGCCAAATGAAAATCGGAGAAAGCATTGAGTTCTCCGTGCATCGCAGCGAGGCAAACTTCGACCGTGCATGCGATGAAGCCTATCGTCTCGCCGTCATGATGTTCGGAATCGATGAAAACGGGCGTTCCGGCCGTGTTGACGGTTGGGAATCGTCGACATGCTGGATTGACCTGGAGTTTGTCCGCTACATACGGAGTGGAGGCGTTCATGACTATGCCTTCACTGCCCGTACGGACTGTGAGAAAGACGACCTAAACGAAAAGGATAGATGAAATATGTTTTGGACTGCATTTACTTGGGGTCTTGGCGTCACGCTTGGCGGATCAGTGGGCCTGATGGCGTTTGTCGCGCTCAAGGCATTATTTGACTGGGCAACAAATTCGAAGCCAGCCAAACGCATCGAGGAGTTCAACCAAGCGAGTCTTTTCGCCTTGGAGCGACGGAACGATCTGACTGAGATACAGATCGCGAAGCTCGGAAAGATCGCCAGCGCACTTGAATCGCACGACCGCGAACACGGGGGATAAGACTTGGATCGCTTAGCACAACATCGCGCCCGCATAATCGAGATGTGCGACAAGTATGACGAGATCGGCCCACTCGACGATGGCTACCAGCATTTCTGGATCAAAGACAGAGGAGCGATGTCTGCGGCTGACCTACGCGTCATAGCCGATGAGCTGGACCGTAGGAACAAAGCCTGGGATGATCAAATCACGGCATTTCACAAGGAGCGAAACGATGACCACACACGTTCGAATCACGCAGGACTGGATTGAAGCCCGTTGTGCAGCAGCAACCCATCAAGTGCTTGCTGACGAGTCAGACATCATCTCGTTTGGAATCGCCAGGGGTAGAACAATCGGCGAGCTGTTTGACGTGGCCGAGAAGGCTAGGCCGTACCACACAAAATACCGGCAGGAAAAGCGATACCTCGAACAGCTCATTCAGAAGAACTGCATCGCGTTCTCGACTCCAAAGCTATGGAACCGGTTCGTTGAACTTCAGCGAACGTATGAGCGGTATCCGACCGAAGACGGCGTGGATTACAGCGACGATTTGGTTGAAGAGTACATGGGATTCGGGGACTTTTGCTAGTTGGAGCATTTAAAGATGGTTTCAGACCAACGTATTTCTGACGACGACAACACGCGTCTTATGAAGTCGCTCTTAGTTCAACTCGTTGAAATTGACTGGTGCATCGGATACGAGTTGACCGAACAACAGATGGTCGTTTTGGACGACATCCGAACCAAGGCGGCAATGCTTCTAACTACCGAAGAGCCCGAAGGCCAGGCATAAACCGCTCAATCACGGCGTCTTCATCCAGAACCGCTCGGCACCGAATCCTGGCCTCTTCGACCATAGCGGCATGCCGTGCTGGATCCGCCTTTACCTGATCGATCACGTCGTCCAGGTCCGACCAATGCGGACTGCACACACGGTACGTGTCCTCCGGCGCAAAGATCGCCGGGAACGTTTCCACGGGGGTGAAGGGCTTGATCAGTACGCAGCCGGCCGCTGCCGCCTCGAAGTCCCGCCAGCATAACTCGCCGTATCCCCAGGGCGACACGCAGCAGAGCGAATCGAGCAGCTCGAGGTCATGAACATGCCGGTTTGTCTTGCGGCCGACGAGTCGCGTGTGCTGTGACTTCTCGACGGCCTTGTAACAGGATCGTCGATGCTCGCCGATGGCATCATATCTGTAATCCAGTTTGCCCCGGAAAACGATGTCGTATTGGCGACGGTGCGACTTTGAGCCCGGCGACTTTGACCCTGGTGTGCCATTTCCGGGTGCGTCCATGAACAGTTTATGGAGCCACCGAGACATGGCGGGATAGTGCAGATAACCCGGCATGACTTGGATCTTGTCGAAGACCTCACGGCCGATCGGCTCAAGCTCATCGGCCACGCATCCGCCGAGCATGAAGACGTGAACCCGCTTGGCTCCGATGTTCTGGTTCGCAAAGTCCGACTTCGCGATCTTCCAGACGGCTTTGACGCAATCCCAGCTGGCGACTTTGCGCGACCAAAGGATGCTGCAGTCGAGCCGCTCGGCCAGGATCACGGGTACGTCCGCGTGCTCCAGCTCCGGAACCACAAAAGCCTGGTGCGTGATCACGCCGTCGGGCTTACCGGCCGGCCACCTGACGTCCACGGCGGTGTCGGGATAGAAGCGGAGCCGGTAGCCGCGCTGAAGCAGCCGGTCCTTCAGGCCGCGCATCACGCCAATGAACTGCTCGCGGGCACTCTCGTAGTGGACGTCGATGTTCAGCATTACTTGCGGCCTTTTGTCGCTTTCAGTTTGTCGCCAACACGCCGAAGCCGAATGGCTTTGAGTGCGTACTTCTTGTCGCCGGCTGTCACGGTCACTGGCTGCATGCCGTCTGGCAGCCTCGGAAGCTTGCGAACCAACTGCCGAATGACGTCTGTATTTGCCATCAAGTCTCGGAACCGATCAGTCGACGTCATCGGCCGTGGTTTCCCCCTCTTCCTCGATCGTCTCGATCTCGAGCCGCCGATGGACTCGGTCGAGGAGTGCCAGCGGCGTAGCGTGGCGGTCGTCAGGCCAGTCTTCCTTAAAGCCCTCCTCGATCACGACGCAGATCGCCTGGACCACGGAGGTCGACTTCGAGTAGGCCTTGGCGTACGCATCGGATAAGTCTTCAGCCGTATGAAGCCGCTGCTCGGTGTCGTAGAGCTTCGACTCGCACTTCTCGAGTTTGACCAGGCAGTCGTGCAGCTGCTCTTCGCACTCCGACGCGCGAGCGTACGCGTCATCTTGATTCTGGACGGCTTTCCTCAAGCTTTGCTTCATGTCCTCGCAAAACTGAGCGCCAGCCAGATAAGCCAGGTCGGCCTCTCTGTATTTTTCTTTCCACTGGGCCTCGGAACGCCGGCTAACCATCGCCGCACGTGCATAAAAGAAAGCGACGATTGCCGTTGCACCCCAACCCCACAGCATTAGTTCATGGCTCATGCCGACACCTCCGTACCACTCGCGTCACCCGCCATCTCTTTCAGGATCCTGAGCAGTTCCTCTGGACTCTCGCCGCCAGATAGTTCGTGCCGGCATTCAGAACCGCCAACACGGATGGTGATCGATGCCGTGGCCTGGCCGCTCTTGTAGCCGACCAGTTCGTCAGGCTTGTCTTCGCTCTTCAGCCGCTGGGCGACCGCCCGATGAAGGACTTCTGTCACACGGTCGTCGTCAACTCCGGTCCATGACCCGTTTTGATCAAAGGCTTCGTCGACAAGAAGCGAGATCGCCGTGGACAGCATCTCCGCCCGCTCTATGCGCATCCTGTTAGAATTCGCCATCCGCTTGTCGTGCTCGATCTTCAGGGCGTCGTAATCCGCGCGCAGAGTGGTGCAGTGCAGCTTCAGATGATCGTGCTCGAGACTGACAGCGGCGAGCTCTGTTTGTTTTTTGTGGAGCTGATCGCTTAGCCGCCGGTTCTCGTCCCCAGCTTCCTGCAGCCTTTTCTTAAGCCCATCCGACTCTGCTGCTAGTTTTTTAGCTCTATCGCTGACCGTATCAAACGCTGTTTCCCAGCATCTAGCTTGATCTTTGTGGTAAGCATCGCTCGTCTGGAGTTTTTTATACTCCGCTTCAGCCTTTTCAGCTCTTTGCAGCCTGTGGCTAGAAATACCGCAGAGACACGCCAGCAAAACAACCGCAAGCACAACAACAAAACTCGTTATGAATGGCCCCATCCCATCGCTCCTTTTCAACTGTGACTCCGAACCCAGCCGTCAAGTTACTCCTGGCGCCTGTGGTCACGAGAGTCTGGGCCTGCGCCGTTATGTCTGGGCGTCGTTGCCGCCGGGATCCTGATCGTCATGGCCGCCCAGATCTTTTAGCGTGTCATCCGCTCCGGTGTCGCCGGGCACGCGGGGATGTCGCGGAGACGGCTCGTCGGGGGCTGATGGAGGCACTGGCACCCACTCCTCGCTCTTGCGGCCATCCCAGTTGATCCGCTTGCGGCCGAGATGCTCGACAAAGCCGCTGAGCTGGTACATGTGCTTGAACTTGTTCCGAAAAACAATGTCCGCTTTGGACGCGTTCTGACTCCACGAAGCGTAAAACCGGGTTGCCTCCGAGTATAATTGAAAGTACCCCACGCCGAGCTTGTTGTACTTGTCATCAGGCCGCTTGTCGGCGTATGCCTGAGGGGTCCAGTAGTCATATCTCGGCATGGTGTAGAGGGCGTTGGACACGAGGGCCTCCTCCATGACCAGCTCCCGCAGGTTCTCCGGGACGACGATGTCGGCGTCCACCAGCGCGTACCAGGCGTCAGGATGCCGCCTGTGGGCCTCCTGCTGGCCGATCAAGACGGCTTCCGCTTTATTGAAGGTGGCACGACGGGCGTGGAAGTTACGGCAGATCAGCACTTCCGCACCAGCGTCTCGGGCCATCTGCTGCGTGCGTACGTCCTCCGGAGACGTGACCACGTACACGCAGTCACACACGCTGACGAGCCGAGGAAGTGAGACGTTCATTTCCCCGTGATAGTTGACCGAGACCATCACGGCGACCAACTGCAAGTCCCACGGGGATGACGGGCCGGAGGCTGGCGCGGGTAGCGTCTGTGCGGCTGTCGCACTCATATCTGACTCCAATTCGCTGTGAACAAGGCAAAATGGTGTTAGACACGAGTGGTGCCAGCCGGGGGAGATCTGCCGCGTGAGGCGACTGGGAAGGAGTGGTTACTCGATGGGCACGAGAGCCCAGATCGAGCCGCCAGGGAGCACGGCGGTGTACCGGTGGCCGGCGATCGTCGCGGCCAACTGGGGCCCCCTGCCGCGATTGTGCGTGGCCGAGCGGGCGATGTCCTCGAAGCCCGGGAAGGCCGCCTCTACCGCCTTGGCCACGCCGGGCCAATCCTTCTCGCCATAGTCATGGCCGGCGAGTACGCCGCCTGGGCGGAGGACACGAAGGGCTGTCTCGATATCTCGGGTAACCCCTTGCCGCGTGTGGTCTGCGTCGATGAACACGAGGTCACCCTTGCCGCCGTAATCCCTTGCCAGTGTATCTCGAAAATCCTTGTGGGCTAAGTCCATGACATACGGGATCAACACGCCATCGACTATCGGCTGTCGATGCGTCTCGAAGAACCTGTTAAACGGCAACCCTGGTTTCACGTGGTGGTCATCCCACTTCAGACCGAGTTCCGTAGACCAGGAGTCACACGAGACCACTTTCTTGGCTCCCAGGAGGACGGTAGTGGCCTTCCCGACCCAAGCACCGAACTCGATGACCAAGTCCTTGCCGTCGGCCTGCTGGGCCAGCCAGCGGAGCTCTGAGGTCCGCATCCAGCCGTCGACCGCTTCAGCTGCAGCCACTCGTTCCGCCTGCTGCTCTGTCAAATCTGCCATCTCATCTGTGCCTCACGGGGGTGATTTCTGTAAGGCTTGCAGGTTAGATCCAAGGCGTCGATGAGGAGAGAAACAACCGGTTTTGAGGTCGATTTCGTGGACTTGTACAGTAGTGTACGGTGTACACTATGAGTATTGGTTAAAAAGAAACTTATTGCAAATAACGCAGAAATGGAAATCGATTTCGTGGCACGAAAAACGGCTCAAATCCCGGAATTTACGAGTGCTGCCCGGGTAAACCCGGGTAACTTTTTTTTACCCGGGCAGCAAAAAATTCTCAAAATTTTTTTCGTGCAATAACTTGCAGGCCATGCAAAAAGTTGCAGAATTTAGTATAAATGAGGGGCGTGTTCTGACCGGGTAAAACCCGGGTAATGGCCAGGTAAATTGCCTTTACGTTTTTTCCCTTTTTTCCAATTCCATTCTTTGTATCGTCCCGGGTAACCAAGTAAACTAACAAACTAAATATAATTTGAAAAAGTGAATTTAGTGGATATTTGTACACTAATGATTTACCACTATAGAGGGGGAAATATTTTTAGTATAAGCTACAATTGGAAGTTACCCGGGCTTACCCGGGACGATTTCTCGATTTAGCCCGTGATTTACGGGAAAAACGTAGAGGTGAGTTACCTGGACTTACCCGGGCATTACCCGGGCACGTACCCCTTTTGGTAGTGCAAGGGGGGTGTTTGGCACGGATCTTGCATGATTCCGTTGTACACTAGCCGCCTCTTGGCTTGCTCTTCCCGGCCCTCTGGCCTTGGCTCCCGTGTTCTCGCCGGCTGAGTGAAAATCCCCCGTGTTGGTTTTGCGGATTCTGACCAGGACGAGAGCGAGGGCCCACGGTGGCTAATATTTCGATCACGGCTACGGACGTCGTGCGGGTGAGCGGGAGCTACAGTCAGGGGCTGCTGGGGGCCACGGTCGACGCTGGCGAGATGGTGGCCTACGACGCCACGAACCAGTACTGGGTCTTGGCCACGGAGATCTCCGGCGGGTCGAACCCGGTGAAGATGGCCATCTCCAGCGGCGTGGCTGGCCAGGTCATCGGGCTTGCTGAGCCTGGGGCCGAGATCACGCTGGGTTCGGCCGTCATGACTGCCGGCGACGTGCTCGTCGCCTCAGCCACGACCGCCGGCAAGATCGCTCCTCACAGCGACTTGGTAGCCGGTGATACTTTGTACATCGTCGGTTACGCGAAGACCACGGATGAGATCGTGCTGATTCTGAAGTACACGGGCGTGGAGTTGCCTACCTGATGTTTTGTCTAGTCTACGACACGGAGACGACCGGGCGGCCGGCCGATTACAAGCTTAGCGGTCGGGAGGTGGCGAACTGGCCCCACGTGGTCCAGCTGGGCTGGGCACTCGTGGATCTCGAGGCTGGCCGCGTGGTCAAGCAGCAGTGCGGGTTGCTGGCTCTTGACGGCGATGCGGTGATGGAGCCCAAGGCGGAGGAGATTCACGGCATTTCGGCCGACTACGCGCGGCGTACGGGCCAGGACCGCGATACGGTGCTTGCGGCCTTCGAGCGGGACATGACGGTATCCCGCCTTGCGGTTTGCCACAACGTCGGCTTTGACCGGCCTGTGATGGTCGCTGCCGCCTTGCGGGACAACTGCGAGGGGCTTGCTGACCTACTGGAGGGGGTGCCGCACTACTGCACGATGCTGGCCGGCGTGAACATCTGCCGGATACCCAGTGCTCGTGGCTTCAAGTGGCCGAAGCTGCAGGAGCTTCACGAGGAGCTACTGGGCGAAGGCTTCTCCGGGGCTCACGACGCGCTGGCGGACGTGATGGCCTGCAGCCGGTGCCTCCTGCGGCTCCACGAGGCCTGTGCGGGTGAGTTACCGCCGGAAGGGCATGTTGGCTCGCTGCTGCTTCCGGGCGGCTGAGAACGGGCGTAGGGGGCCTCAACGGTCCGCTCTCGAACTGGACCAGCCTGTTTCAGCTTCGGGGCCTGGAATTGGCGACATGCCGCTGAAGGCCACTGAGAGGCTGGACAACGCGTTTTGGGCGTACGGGGTATGGAGCGTCGCCTAAGTGGCTTTGCGGCCGTCTCCGGGCCGCACAGGAGCTCTCAGCGGCATTCTGCCATAGCGGCCATCGCGTCATGGTGGCTGGCTTAGCTCGGAGGCCTGTGCGATTTTGCACGCGCGGCTGCAGGAAACCCGGCTGTCCTGGTCGACATGGGTAGGGGCCTAGGAGGCTCACAGACGCATCGTGGCTCTTGGCGGTGTGGTTACTCGGTGGTTGGGCTTTGAGGCCGGGAGACGAAGCCTCTGGAACTGGACCAGCCTGTTTCGGCTTGGAGGCCTTGCGTCGGCGAGCACTGGGTTTTGTCGCTGAGCGGCCGGGACTCTCTGGATTCGCCCCTCGTGACGCCTGGAGGCCAGGCCGCCGAACTGGACCAGCCTGTTTCGCTGTCGGGTGGTCTCACTGGCGAGCGTCTGAGCGACTGAAAGCGAAGCGTCCTGCTCGGCTACTGGCCGGGACAGTCGCGATTGGCTGCGGCTGATTCTAAGCCGCCGGGACGATGGTGTTTCCCGCCGCACGGAGGTCAGGTCGCACTGCGTCGAACTGGACCAGCCTTTTTCGTCGCCAGATGGGGGATTTGGCGAGCGCAGGACCGCCGCGAATCCGCCGTGTCCCGGCCAAAACCGAGCGTCCGGCACAGCGATCCTGAGCCGTCTCAAAACGAGACGTCCCGCTTGGGCTGAGACGCCGGGACATCTCACTTTGAGACGAGCTGAAACGTTGCCGTCGCGCATAGTTGACGGCGGGCAAGAGCGAAACGGGCCGGTCCGTACACGTACGCGGGCGAGCGGTCAATCGCCACCGTCCGTGTCAGCGCACGAAAAAAGCAGACCACCCTATCGGGTAGTCCGCCCATGGTCTGCTAGCTTGACCATTTTGTGAGACGCAAGACAGCTTTCAAGACGTCTTGACGATCGACGTCGGCCGTCTTCGCGGCTATGTCGATCGAGCGCCCAAGCCGATCGAGTGGCGGGTTAACCGCGACCACTCGCATGGCCATATGCCGCACTAGTCGAGCGTAGTCGGCCTTGGGATCGACCACGGGGGTGGCTGGCTTCTCAGGCGGCCGCGATAGGTCACCGAACGAAGCGCCGACAGTCAACGCACCCTCGCAAGCGCGGACGGCTTCACAGGGATCCGTGAGGCCTTGGTAGTCATAATTCACGGGAATGGCTCCAGTGGAAGGAATCTTAGCGGGCCTTGCGACAGCCCCGCGTGAACACTTAGCAGAATCGACCAGATTGACAAAGAGCAGCGACGCGTTTTGCGTCCCAATGCATTATGCATATCGGCAACGACCAGTCAACCGCTATAGTCACAATTAGAGCAAAAAACTTTTTCCTTCTTGCCTATTGAATTATACTTGACGGCAACCTATGCCGATGCAATAATCGCGGGTGTCGTGAGGCAATCGCGACGCCAACCGCTCTTTCTCAATTCGGCTTTCGCTCCTCGGCAGTGACCTGAGACGTCCGAGGGTTATGTCGCAAGTTTTTCCTTCCACTGGAGTATTGAGACAATGGGTTTTCACCTTCTTGGCGATGACACGTCCAACGTTAAGCTTTCCTTGCGCCCAGAGATGGCCGACCGGCTAGCCGATAACTTCCAAGTGTTCGGCTTGACGTTATAGCCGCTTCTGACACGAGCGGCTATAACGTCTGCGCACAATCGACGCCGGCATGCCGGCGTGATTGCGTGCTCCTCACACGCGGCAAGGCTAAGTTACCTAGCGTCCAGCAAGCGCGGCAGCGGAAAACACGGCTTCTATTTGAAAATCCGACCGAATTCCACAGGCTGCTACGCTTAGACTTTGAACGCGTCGCGCATATAGCCGATCGCTACGGCTTCACGCCGCTAATGCGGATGGACGTCGGCAGCGACCTAGGCTGGTTTCGATACGCTCGAGACTTTCCAGAATTCCGGTTTTACGGTTACACGAAAGTCTACAGCCGCTTCTCTAAGCCGATCCCGTCAAATATGCATTTGACGTACAGCTGGAACGAGCTAAGCGTAGCGCGGGGCGTCGATCCCGGCCGCGTGTTCGATGCCGGCCAGAATATCGCCGTAGTCGTGTCGACGTTGAACAAACACGGCACGCGGCTCGCCGGCCAGCTCCCCGCGATTGTCGACCTATGCGGCTATCGCAAGCGCCCGGTCGATGGCGACGCGCACGACTGGAGAATTCCAGAGCTCGACGGGCGCGGCCGCCTAGTCGCACTACGCTTTAAGGGTGGCGCGGCCGCCAGACAGAAGGCTATTCGCGATGGTTTCGTGCTATCGGTTTAGCCGATCCCCCTCCCCGATATCGGGGAGGTTTTTTTTTATGCGCCGACCAGGAAACAAAGCCGTCCCGCTCTGGCCAGACAGCGCGGTGAAAGCTAAGCGTCCTGCTCACTGACGCCAGGCACGAAACGCAGCTGTCCCGCACCGACAGCGAGCCGCGACGAACCCCGCGTGCCCCTCTCGCCATGCCGCCTGGACGCCAGCGAATCAGCGTCGTCCCGTCATCGCCACCGAGCGACCGCGACGCCCAGCCTGGACAGCCACGAATCCGCTCTGTCCGTGCCCACGCGTGAGGTCAGCGGCAAAGGCCTTCGTCCTGGTCGGCGCGTGCCTGGCGTCGCGGTCTCCCGCCGGCGGAAACTTCTCGAAAAAATAGAATCCAGCGGTTGACGACACGTTGCCGATACGTATAATACAGAAGTCACGCGGGCACGTCGCAAGGCCCGCCAAGATTCCTTCCACTGGAGATGATGAGATGCAAGCCGTCGATATCGACGTTGACGACGTTCTGGATGCCTACATTACTGCCGCGTTGTGGTCCACGACTGACGACAATGACGAGCCGTTGGATGAGAATTACGCGGCAAGTGACCTTGCCCCCGAAACGCTCGAGCGGATGCGCGCCGACGTCGTTTCCTTTGTCGAGAAGCACGCCAGCGAGATTGCCGCATGGGAAGGTGACGACGCGGCCAAGCAAGCCGGCCACGACTTGTGGTTTACGCGTTGCGGCCACGGTGTCGGCTTCTGGGAGTCCGAGTGGGGCCGGCCGGGCGAGATTCTCGACAGCTACGCAAAATCGATCGGCGAAGTCTGGCTGTACGTCGGCAATGATGAAAAAATCTACATTGCCTAGGGGCCACAAACGATGATAGACGCCGCAAACATGACGCTAAACGAAGTGCTCGCCAAGCTAGGCTACCGAACCGAACCCGCCGGGCACTACAACAAAGACATCGTGACAAAATCGGGTTGGGTTGCCTTTCGCGGTGACGCCAATTCAGTCTGGCAATGGCTCCAAGAAACCGAACAAATTCTACCGACAATACCTTGACTCAAGATTGCCGTTGCGTATAATCGATAAGACACGGCGGGCACGTCGCAAGGCCCGCCAAAACTTCCTTCCACTGGAGACCAAGACTATGTCCACACGTGCAACCTATCAATTCGTCTCGGACCATGACCGCCCCCGCGCTCGCTACACGTTCTACGGTCACTATGACGGTTACGAGGCTGGAGCCGCTTTCCGGCTGTGGCGGATGCATCACAGCAACCGTAAAGGTGGGTTTGCCGATCGTTTCCACGGCGGAAACGATGACGTCGAATTGACGCCCGGCCACGACGCCCACGGAGACACGGAATATCAATACACGTTGACTTCTGACGGCCAGTTGACTGTCAAGGCCCGCGTGTGGGGAGATAACGTCAACAGGTGGCGTACCAAGTACGTCGGCCACTATGCCGAATTTGTCAATCAACACTTGCCGGCCGACTGGTGCGGCGACGGCTCGCCAGCTGCAGAGCGATTACAAGAAGTTTCGCTGGGGTACGGCCGTCGCGGCTGGCGGACTCGCAGCCAGCTGGAGGCGGAAGCGGCAGAACTGAAAGAGAAAATCGACGTCAAGGGCTGGAAACAATACACCGGCCAACTGTTGACGATTAAAGCCGCCATCCGCGAATACGACGCGTCAAAAAGTTTTGAGCTCGCCTAGTCACCAACCACCACACGCCGCCGGCTGAACTCCAGCCGGCGGTTTTCCCGGGCACGTCGCAAGGCCCGCCAAGATTCCTTCCACTGGAGCAAACGAACATGGGAACCACCTACCAAAACGTCGACAAGTCAACCAACCTTCGTGATTACGTCCAAGCCGAATACGGCGGCCAGCCGGGCGTCTACGACTACAGCGTCGTCGGCGGCAATGCCTACCTGCTATGCGGCCACCCCGGCCGCTTGGGAATTGTCGTCGTGAAGCTGTCCAAGCATACCGACGAATATGGTTTGCACATCGGCACCAAGCCGATCGACGAATCGAGTCACCCGTATTACTACGACTGCCCGCTACGGCTTCTTGATAAAGCCGATCCCCCCGTGAACGATGACGCCGCACGATGGCGCGAAGAGGTCCGCCGCCGGGCCAGCGCCCGCAACCGGGTACGGCGGATTAAGGACGGCGAGCGGATTAAGCTTGCCGCGCCGCTCAATTATGGTTTCGGTAGCTTCGACACTTTCGAAGCCGCCACCATGTTCTACCGTGGCCATAGCACCCGGGTCTATCGAATCGTCGCCCCCGGGAAAATTGGCGACCGTCGCCTAGTCCGAATCTCCCGGCTTCATACGCGTGAGTTCGAAGTGCTCGAGCCCCCCAAGTCATAACCTGTGGAAGGGTTGCGACGGCGGCCGACTGGGAATAATCCCGGCCGGCCGCTTTTTTTTTTGCGCTAATGACTTGACGCTAGATTGCCGATACGTATAATATGGCATAACGGGCACGTCGCAAGGCCCGCAAAAACTTCCTTCCACTGGAGACCGAAACTATGGCCAGCAGCTACACTCCCGTCGTTCGTGTTCAACTCGTCAAAGAGTCCAGCATTCGCGGCCGCAAGGCGCTCAGCAGCAGCAACGACGCAAAGGATATCGCCCGGCGATACTTCACAGAACGCGGCAGCGATCGGGAGTGCTTCGTAGTCGCGCACTTAGACACGAAGCTTCGCCCCCTCAGCATCGAGCTCGTCACTCAGGGCACGCTAGACGCGTCGCTGGTACACGCCCGCGAAGTGTTCAAAGCTGCAATCGTCGCTGGCGCGCGGTCGATTCTGGTGATGCATAACCACCCTAGCGGTGACCCTACCCCAAGCAGCGCAGACTTTGACGTAACGCGAAAGCTGATAAAAGCCGGCGAAGTCATCGGAATCGACGTGCTCGATCATATCGTGGTGGGGGATGATCCAGACGCCGAATGCGTCAGCATGCGGGAGGATCATCGGCACGAAGCCGGCTTCTGAGTAGGCATCGGCTGACGGCTACCAGCGCCGCGGCCGTCAGCTAAGCCCGGCCGAAAATAGCCACGGCGGCCGACTGGCCGCGACGCCAGCCACCAACAACCACACACCCCCGGGAATCAAACTCCCGGGGGTTTTTTCGTGCGCGGATCCCGCCGCAAATGACGGAGCTACTGCCACACCCCCTGCCAGAAGATGCAAAAAAGTTCATGCGGAAAACCGCAGAATTCTCCTCTCTCCAGTGCGAAAAATATCGAGCGAGGATTTCAGAAATGGCAAATTTGGCAAAACACAACCGCCGCCATTGATCGTCATTTGCCTTTTCCGTAAGATAGCGGAAGTTTCCTTCTACAAATAGCGAGTCCGTAATGAGTCAAAACACGACGCTCGAGTTGAGCGCGGATCAGCAACGCGCGTTCGACCATATCGACCACTGGTTCTTCAAAAAGAGCTCTCCGTTCCTGACCCTCGGAGGCCTGGCCGGAACCGGCAAGAGCACGATCGCCGCCGAGCTGGCTCGCAGGCTTGAAGACGTAGGTCAACGCACCGTGTTCTCAGCTCCCACAGGCAAAGCCTCCGCCGTTCTCCGTGCAAAAGGGGCCAAGCAGGCCTACACACTGCACTCGCTGCTCTATCGCATGGCCGGCACGACTGAAGACGACGAAGGTAATAAGCAACCCGTGTTCGTCGACAAGCACTGGGAGAAGTATTGCGATCTGCTGGTCGTAGACGAGGCGAGCATGGTCACCACACGTCTATTCCGAGACATACTCGAACGGCGCGTTCGCGTCCTATTCATTGGTGACCACGGTCAACTCCCTCCCGTGGGCGGCAATCCACGAATCATGGAGAAGGCAGCCGTCAAGCTGGAAAAGATCCATAGGCAAGCAGCCGGCAGCGGCATCCTTCGAATCGCTCACGCGGTACGAAACGGCCATCCCGTGACCCGGGACTTCATGTCAGACGACGTGAACGTCGGGCGTGTTCTCAGCCTCGAGTCCGCCGCGCGCAAGGCCAAAGAGCTAAATGTCGATCAGGTTATCGTGGCCACGAACAACGAGCGCGAACGCTTCAACCGCTTTTGGCGCGGGCCCGAGCTGGAAAACCGCCCACCCACCGTGGGCGAAAGGATCATGTGCCTACTCAACAACAAGTCAGACAACGTCTGGAACGGCCAAACGTACAAGGTCAAACGGGTCCACAAGATCGTCGAGTCAACCGGGATCTTCGACCTGGAGAGCGAAGACGACGGATCCACACGCCGTCGCCACCACGTGTTCCTCCCCGCTTTCCATGACAGGAAGCTTGAAGACCGCGACCTGCTCAAGAATGGCGTGAACCTGTTCACGTTCGCGTATGCCGCCACGTGCCACAAGCTGCAGGGTTCGCAATACGGTCACGTGTTTGTCATTGACAACCCGGTCATGGAGCCACAGCGATGGCGGTACACCGCCTTCACGCGCGCTGAGCACAAGCTGACAGTCGCCCGCTACGCGTGAGCGCAAACACGCCAACGCAAAAAATTTTCTACGCACGTAAGGCAAATCGCAAATTTGGAAAAATTGGTTATACGCGTTGACAACCTATTGCCGATGCGTATAATGGCTGATGTCGCAAGCAGCCGTTTCCTTTTACCACTAGTCGGAGCCTTTCTATGTCTCAGGACCAAGATCCGCAGCAGTTCGACGATCCGTTCGGCCAGTTTATGTACGACGTCGCCGTGTTTCTTCGTGACGAAGAGCAAGCCGCGTCACAGGACAACAAGCACGATGGCGACAGTCCCAACGCCAGCAACGATCAAGACGAAGACGTCGACTACCCGTTCTAATATCAAGCCAGAAGGCCGACCAGCGACGTGAGCGCTGACGGTAAGCGACTCTCGCGCGGCAACCCCGCGTGAGGCCTGTGCGAAGCCGCTCGCGACGGCTGAGCAGACTCCGGACTGATCACTCGGGGCAGGAGCGCTGGTTCGACTCCAGCCGTCGCTGGCCGGCCTTCTGGCATTCGCGCAGATGTCATGCGGCAACCCCTCGTGTATCCTAGTGTCCACAGAAATCCGATCCCATAAATCCAATGGCGGCAGTGATTTTCGCGTTAATTTACTACCACAAACGGCAAATTAGGCAAAAGATATGACCGGAAAGAACAAAGAGTTTACCGAGTTTGAGCTTGTTCGATTCCTCGTGGACGATTACCTACGAGAGAAACGAGCACTCCCCGTTTGGGAGATCGAGAAGCGGTCTGACTTTGATCAGACCCGCGTGCTCGAGCTGTTCGACGGTCCGCGACTACAGAGGGATATGGTCGATGATCTTGGTGATGAAACATTTGAGCCGAAGCCTGCCCTGCTGGCAGAGATTATTGTCGGCATGCGAGAAGGACTCCAGTACCAAGAATCACTCCTCCGTGTGCTCCTAAAAAAGTTCGAGCGACTCGACCGCATCGACGAAGATGAAAGTGATCGGGCTCCCTGGCGCACATAGAGACGTCAATAATCGGGAACCTTCGATTGCCAATTTCTATTTTCATTGGGATTCGGCACTCCGGCCCCTTGGTGTTTTCCGACGCCAAGGGGTTTTTTCATATTCCGCCATTTACATCCATTGACCGCCATTTGTCATTCGGTAGAATCTTCGAGTCACACCCCTCTAAAGAAACTCGTGGGCCGCGAGAGACGGAGCTAAGTCTGGGTGTGAAAGTCGAAGGCGGCCTTGGAGAGTGTCATGACGCGTACGGTAGTGAGCGTTCAAGAGAGGCCAGGCAGAGTGCTGGAGGTAATAACCCAAGGCACTCATTTGGGCCGGGTTGATCAAACTACGCATCACATTCAATTAGGCGTCGACGAGCAACGCGTCAAAGAGCTCATCGACGAAGGCTACGAAAAGTTGGCGCGAGCGATCGGCTTGATCCCACCTGACGACGAGGAAGCCCCTGCGTGTTGCGAGTCCCCAAACGGATGCTGCAACAGCGAATTCGACAGTGTCGAAAAAGCAATGGGCCCGCTTCACGAGTCTGTCGTCAATCTACTCGAGTCGCTCGGCTTTGACGTCAGCGGCGTCGAGATCGCCGTCATCGACCCAGAAAGCCGAGAGGTCATCTACGTCATCGAGCAAAACAGTGACGAAGACTCTGTCACGTGGGCCACACCAACACTCGAAGACGCGTACAACCATGCCGATGTCGAGGTCAGCCGCGACGGCGAGCGGTGGTATTCCGCCGTGCTCTATTTCATCGAAGACGTCCACCCCATCGAGATTCCGCAAGGCCGCCGTCGCTTTTACGCGGTTGTCGACGGAGATTGCACGATGAAGGTTTGGGATTATGCGAGGATCCTCAGCCGATGAGTTACTCCAACGCCAAGCTTACCGCCGACGACCTGCACCGCGTGATGGTTGCCGAGTCGCCTCGACTAGATGGTCCTGGCCGCAAGGCTGGTCGCCCACTTGTCACACCAAAGAACACCGCTCGCAAATGCTACGAGCGAGACGAGCATCCAGACGGCACCGTCTCCGTGCTCAAGAGTCAATACGGCATTTTCTTCCCGAACCCCATGGGCTGTCGGGGATTGAAGCCGGCCAACTCGCGTAGGAGCAACAGGCTCTACTACCAGGCACGAGAGAAAGCCAGGATGGCCTCTGTCGGGTAAACGCACCGAGGCGAGGCTGACCGCGCGGTAACCCCGCGTGGTTGGCCGCCGTCTCGACACCAAGTTCCTTCCGCTACCTTCCACTGGAGAGCCGCGTGTCTCTTATCAAGCCGATCAAGTGGCACGGAGGCAAGCACTATCTGGCAAGTCGCATTGTCAGCCTGATGCCACCGCACACACGATATCTTGAGGCCTACGCCGGCGGCCTCAGCGTGCTGCTGCAGAAACCATTCGAGAACTGCAGTGAGTACGTCAACGACCTTGACGGTGAGCTGACGACGTTTTGGCAAGTTCTGGCGAGGCCGGATCTGTTCGATTCATTTCGACGTCAGGTCGAGGCGATCCCGCTATCACAACCCGTGTTCGAGGTTTATAGGACACTTAAGGGGATGTGCGACAGCGACGATCTTGATCGCGCGGCCGTCCAAAAAGCCGTCTCTTTCTTTGTGCGAAACCGCCAGTCGAGGCAGGGTCTAGGGAAAGACTACTGCACACCGACAAAGCGGCTTCGTCGCGGAATGAACGAGAACGTCTCGAGTTGGTTGACGGCGGTCGACGGATTACCGGAGATTCACGCCCGTCTCCGCCGTGTCGAAGTTCTTTGCCGCCCGGCGACTCATGTCATCGCCCGACTCGACGACGAAGACCTGCTGGTCTATGCCGATCCGCCGTACATGCACGACACCCGGTCGACGACCAAAGAGTACGGCGATCTGGAGATGAGCTACGCCGACCACGTGGAGCTGCTCAACACGCTGTCAGGAATGAAAGGCAAGTTCATTCTCAGCGGATATCAAAACGACTTGTACCGTCATTTTGCGGATTTAGGCGGCTGGCGACGAGTAGATTTCGATCTCCCGAATAATGCCGCTTCCGGCAAGACTAAAAAGCGGATGACTGAATCGATCTGGATGAACTTTGAGCCTGCGGATGTCGACGAACCGACTAAAGAGTTTAGAGGCGAACAAGCGAAAACTTCGGTTCAAAGCTGACGTTCGCGCGCACGCGGCTTACGCCGAGGGGAGCGAAGCTTTCGGCATTCTCGTGGAGATGGGTCTTCCTCCGGAGAAGTTTGAAGAGCAGTGCCCATACAAACGAAGTGACGGCCGCCGGTATGCCTGGTATGCCGGCTGGTACGACGCCAGGATCTGGTCGCGACTCGGCCACGTGTTCGAGAAGTACGGGCTCAAATACTAAAAGGGGCAAAGTGGCATGCTGACGGTTTTGGTGTTGATCTGCGCGAGACTCGCAGCCTTCTTACTTTTTGCTCTGTTGATCGTCCTCTGTATTCGCAAGGTCATTCGCGGCATTTCGGAGGGTGTGTAGATGCCCAGGCCGATGGAGCTTGCAGAGTTCGCTGAGCAGCTCGATCAGCGGATTGCCAAGAACAAGGCTGCGGTCGACTCCATCACCGCTGAGATCGCTCTCCGTGAACTCACCTGGGCAAAGAAGTGTGTCTGCCGGCTACTCGCCGCCGAGCAGCAGCGGCTTGAAAACGAGCGGGTAGAGCGCCAGCTGCGAAAAGACGCGATCCGGGCACTACGAAGACTCAATTAGGTAACCCTCGTGTCGACAAGTTTCAAACCCTCACTGCGTCTTGTCGGCCTGCACGGATTTTTGATCGGCCGCCTTGGTCGTTATTTCTCAGCCGGCTGGTTTCCGTACAAAGGGAACTGGGGCCGACGGCACCAATATTGGCTGGTCTCTGAGTACACAAAGCGGTTTGGGGATGACCCGTACATCGTTGTCGGATTCTCAGACGGGGCTACCCTGGCCCATGAAGTGGGTGCCATCGACGAGAGGTGTCAGGGGGTCATCGCCCACAGCGGGATGTTCCGCGAGCCAACGCAGTGTCGTCACATCCCCGTGTTGTTGTTGCGGACATGCGGCGACCTAACACCGACATTTGAGGCGACAGCCAAAGCGGCCGAGTGGTACGGCCGCCACGGCGTGGCGACCAGGCCAGTTACGTTATCGCGGCATACGGCCATTGGCCACGAATTCGCAAACGGCCTGCTGACTATGAATCAGTGGTCGGTCGATCATTTCGGCCTACAGTTGCCGATCCGAGACAAACACCTGACGGTCAGCGCATAAAAGAGCCCCACGGGTGTTTTTATGTCGCAAGCACCCGTGGGGCAGTTTCCTTCCACTAGAGAGCCGTGAGGTCTCGAGTAGAGCTTGAATTGTAGGTCACTCTCCGGGATCCGTCAACTCTTCATCGTCATGATCCCGGACGTGAACGGCCGCCGTATACCACTGCGTGTCCCCATCGTCTTTCATGTGGTGAATCACGCGCCCGGTGCAAATAAGCCGATCCAGAGCGTGTGAAAACGATTCGGAGTGATCCTTCACGATGATGGAAAGCCTCGTGAGGGTCAGGCCGCCGACGCCAGCGTCACGGAGTGCCGCCATCAGCTCGTCCGCCAGCCCATCCCTCGGCGTTTTGCTGGAAGATATCGCTCGGTATCCGACGTGGCATGCACCGTCGTTGCTGTGGTAATGCACTGGAGCGATGTAGAAATCTTCCTGAAGCCTCGCCACGATTGTGTTCAGGCGTGTTTCCTCCATGCTCTTGAACTGCAAGTGCAGTTGAGGCAAGAACATCAGCGATTTGCGGCCGATCGCCGGAGGTCGCTCCTTAATAGCGTTGTAGACCACCGTCGCCGCGTCGCCAACCTGAAGTTTCGGTCGCCGCCGGTTCGTGTCGCGGTACACGGCCCGGCTCATCGCCAATTCGACGATTGAGTCCACCCAGGCAATGCGGTTCGGGTCATCAAAGTCACTGGGCATTATTTGGTCGCAAAATCGGAGAACACTTTACTGACGATCCTTCTGCGTAGATCTGACTCCGTGTTGTCATTGACCAGTACGGAATCACATTCAATCTCATGGTGCTCGCTACTGTGGGCGTTGACTGCTCCGTGGCCAGGGCGATCAATGCGGTATATTTTACCGCCGAGTTCACGAACCAGTGCGGCTTCATTCGGAAACCGGACGTTGGTGATCACGTATTTTCCGCCGGGCTTTAGGCGTTTTCGCATCGCGTTGACCCAGACATCTTCGCCGAGCACGTCGCGACCAGCCTCCGTGCCCAGGGTCTGCAAATACTTCCGCACTCCGGGGATCCGTTTGGCTTTGGTCCATCCGAGCCAATTGACGAGGAACCGCATCGTGAACGGAATGCAGTACCAGAAGATGATCGGGTTCAGGATCAAAGCCATCTTGTACATGTAGTCCGAGAAGCCGAGGACTTCCCAGCCGCACAGACGCAAACCCTCCGCTGCCGTGTCCTTGCCGGCACCGCCATACCCATTGAGTCCTACAACGATCGGATAGTCTTCGGTGGCAGGTTGTGTGAGCTCCTCGGTCAACGGATCCCACGGCTGCATGGTCGGCCAGAGAAAGAAGTCGAAGTCGCCACGCCACATGGCAACACTGACCTCAGCGGTTGCACCGAAACTGTTTTCCCAGCCCGGAAGTAACACAACTGCGTCGCAACTGAACATCGCTTCGATGTCGTCCACGATCAGGGCGTCAAAATCGAAAAACTCTCGTGCAGAGTCTTTCTCGGGGTCGAAACCTTTCTTGGCATCTTCCTCGGCCGGATTGAAGACGTTGTAGCCGGCCGCGCGAAGTGCAGCTGCAGCTTCAGTGAATGCCGGAAAGTTATGGGCCGGCATTCCGGTCATGGGCCCGGCGAGATAGACCCAGTAGTCTGATCGGGGTGGCGATGTTACTGCCATGCGTCGTCTCCTTCGTCTTCCAGCTCATCCATAATGTCGCTGAGCGGGTAAATGGTGTTCGGTGAGTCGTTGGGAAAGTACCGTGGGTCATTCGGGTGCCAGAGCTCTTGGCCATTGGCGACCCGGCTTCGAAGAACCTCGATCTTTTCTGGAGACCCAGGTACTGTGTTGGTCGGCTCGCAAGGTGCGCGGTAGAGATGCACGGCATCGATCGACGCTGGGATCGGATGCCGCTTAAGCCCCAGGTTGCGTGATCGCTGTTCGACAGCGCGCTTCGTTCGTCCGAGCATCGTGGCTATCTCCGCAGACGTCATGTCGTCCCACACCTCGCGTAAGAAGTCGTCCTCTTCTTCGGCCCAAAACCGATATCCGTCGCCCATTACTTGAATCGCCGGGAAGAGTGCGGCACCACGTGCCAGATGCGATTGCGGCAAGCGACGTCGATGGAGTTACCGAGCTCTTTTGCTTCCGCGCCAGAGACGCGCTTGAAATACCCAGGCCGATTTTCCACTGTGACCACATACTTGTAGCCGGCCACAGGCTTCGCGATTGGCAGGGTCGCTAACCGCTCGGTGAAGTCAAATGACCGGACATCCAGAGGGTCAACCGGTGGGTGGATCTTGCCGTGCCCCTGCGGACAGACCAAACCACTGGCATATTGCTGCCGCCGCGATCCACAGTCGCTACAGATGAGGCGACTGCGGATTCGATCCATTGCAGCAGCGTCAAGGCACTGTGGGCTTGGAGGCCTGCCTACCGCCATCTTCTGTTTCATCGCCGGAGTATCGCGAAGCGTGAACTGAGGTTCCCGCAGTTTTGGTTTGGGCCGGAACGACCGGTCTGCGGTGCCGTCAATCTCGCACGCGAGGCAGGGCAAAGAGAGAACAGTGTGTCCGCAGTAGGGGCATCGTCGCTTTGGGCAAGCGGTTCGGTCAGATGTCGGAAACGCTAACCGACGACCGTTCAGCGCGTCGTAGACGACCTTGTGAGGTATACCCATCGTCTTCGCGATTTCGGTTGGCGGGATATCCCGATCGCGAAGCCGCCATATCTCCCGTGCGATAGATTCCGCATCGACAGTGGCGGCGGTTTTTGTGATCACCATGCGTGAACCTCCATGCAAGTGTCACGCAAATACTACCTTACGGCCATTTGGCGGTCAATGCTTTTCGTTGACGTCCGTAGGAGGCGGCAACTCCCCTAGTTCTTCCAGCACGGAGGTAATACTGAAGGCCGCATCTTGCAGACGGCGGATCCGATTGACAAATCGGTCGATTTCGGCCTGCCTTTTCATGTTTTTCGGCGGCATTTTGCGGGCTTCCCGCTCTGCCAGCACAACTTCGGCCAGAGCCACTTTCAAACGTGCCGAAATGGCATTGCGAGTACCACCAACGACCAAATTTGTGCCAGAATTCATGATAAACACCTAGTAGAAGGAAACCGTTTGCGACAAAATGCGTTTATACGTATCGGTTAGTTCACAGGCAAGACCAAAAACAAACGGTGAGGATGTCGAAAAATCGATTGAAGCAGTTGACCGGCAAGTTTCCGTTGCGTATACTGACAGCGTCACAAGCATCAGTTTCCTTCCCCACGTGAGGTTTCTCCAATGAAAGTCACGCGTCGTGATTTGGCGCAAAATCGCGCTAAATTCAGCGTCATTAATCCGTCTGGCCAGCGGTTTACGTATCAGATTGACGTAAAACGCGATGATCTCGGCGGCGAGATGCGATTTGTCAATTACTTCAACGGACCCAAGAGCATCTACTTGGGCATCTTTGACCTGCATCACAACAGCCCTGATCGCGAAGGCCTGCTGCAGTTGACCAAAGCGTCGCCGCGAGACCCAATTTCACGGAAGGCCGCTGCTGTGTTCTCGTGGGTCGTCCACAGAATCTTGTGGACTGGCGACGCTGATCTCCCCAGTGGCTATGAGGTGCGTAACCATCGGCAGAGTCTTCCGGATCTGATCCATAAACCCGCTGCGGTTGTCGTCTGGGAGCATGTCCTTGGTCGTCAAGTTGCGGATTTCGGAGAGGGCATTTCGCTTGAGCCAACCGGCGTGCAAATGCTGGCGCAGGCCCAATCATCCAACGATGAGATTCTGCAAAAGGCTTTGCCAACTGTGGATGGCGGACTGCTGATCACGACGCCGGAGCCAATCGACGGCCTCAGTTTTGTAATTGAGGTGCGGTAATGCAGATTGAGACGAGTGTTAGCGTGCGGGAACCGTACGCGCACCTTTTGGTGTCAGGGCTCAAGAAGGTTGAAAACCGATCGATCCCGTTTCCATCCAGGTATAAGCTTCCGACTTGGGTCGCCGTTCATGCTTCGCAGTCGCTGGAGGAATTCAGCGACGTGGAGCACCTGGCGATGATCGCCGGTGATAATCCTCCTATCGCGGATGCGTGGGGGTTCGATAAACCGTTTCCTTGGGAGGAGTATGAAGGCGTTCCAGACCATCTTCTTCCTCGTATCTTCGGTCGTTCCGAAATCATCGGAGCGATTGAAGTGGTGGCGACGGTCCCGTTTCGGATGGATAGTACGGTTTCCGAGACGTTTGCAGGCTTTCCCGACATGGAGAACTACGAGAAGTTCGCCGTCGGCGAGCACTGTTGGATTATCGGCGGCTCGATCCGGTTTAAGCACCCCATCGTGACCCTCGGTCACCTCGGCGTCCGCAACATGAAATCGGATGTGGCGGCATTTGTTCGAGAGACGGCCAAGACGCTTCTGACGAGCCCGGCTGAGCCTTATGGCCGGCCAGTGGTTCACAGGCTGCCGTCGCTGCCGAAGCGAGAACTACTGATGTACCAGGCGGATGTCGAGTGAAAAGCCGGGGGAACGGAGAGCAGCGCGTCGACTCAGACGAAAGGAGGCTGAGTCATATCAGGGGGTGATCAGCGCTGTTCCGTACCCCGTGATTTGGAGCGAACACGCGAAGGAACGCCTGTTCGAGCGGTTTGGGTTGTTCCCAAGCGATGCGAAAATGCCAGAGAAGACGATACAACGGGTTGGACTCTCGAAAGGACTTTTTCAGGAGTACTATGTCCGCCGTAAACAAATCGTCTACGTCTGCAAGCAAGTTGACAACGCTGTAGTAATCAAAACTGTGTTGTTTGCGGACTCGCGTCGTTTCGGGGTTTGACTTTGAACCGAAAAAAGAGCAAACCGCAGTCGGACAATCGGCCGGCTGTGGTTAAGACCCGCGTGGAATTGCGGACGGACGCACAGCGGCACGTATATTCAATGTTCCCGCACGTTGACGTGCTTTTCTTACTTGGCCCCGCCGGCGTCGGGAAGTCGTTCTTAGCGACAGCCCTAGCGATTCGGCAAATCGAGCGTGAGCAGGCCGAGCGGATCATCATTACTCGGCCGATTGTCGAATCGGAAGAGTCGCTTGGGTATCTACCAGGCGATCTGCGGGAAAAGACGGATCCGTATATGGCTCCGTTGTACGACCAGATCGAGCGGCTCAAGCACGACGAGGCCAGGGAGTTCACGCGTAAATACGTCACGGTCTCTCCGCTGGCATACATGCGCGGCCGCACGTTTAACGACGCCGTGTGCATCTTTGACGAAGCCCAGAACGCGAATATCAAACAGCTCAAGCTGCATCTGACGCGTCTTGGTGAGGGCGGCAAGATTATCATCACTGGGGACACGACGCAGTCCGACATACGTGACTCCGGTTTGGCGGAAGTTGTCGATAGGCTCAACAACGTTCCGGGTGTCGGCATCGTGAGGTTCGAAGGAGCCGACATCGTACGGCATCCGGTGGTTGAACGAATTCTTGAGCGATTGCCGTAGGGGCTACGATGTTTTCTGCAAAGGTTCTGGCCGATAGTTTTTACGAGGATAGCCGACTTACAACACTTGAGTTGACTTATCCAAGGTTCGTGCATTCAGAGGTGCTCACGCACCGAATGCTCTCCAGAAACGCGGCCAGTTCCAGGGCCATTCCTGTGAGCCGGATGCTGCAGGATGTGCGTGACAACCCTGTCATCCCGATTCACTGGGGGAAGAACCAGAAAGGCATGCAGGCTTGGCAGGAGGTCGACCCTGATGGGGCCGCGATGTCCGAGGCCCTTTGGCTTGCAGCCCGTGACGAAGCGGTCAGCGTCGTAGAGCAGATGCAGAAGATCGGCGTTCACAAACAGATCGCGAATCGATTGCTTGAGCCCTGGATGTGGATTACGGTCATCGCCTCGGCGACGAATTGGTCCAACTTCTTCGCGCTTCGGTGTCACCCGGATGCTGAACCGCACATCAGAAAAATCGCGAATCTAGCCAAAGTCGCAATCATCAAGAGTAGCCCGCAGATATTGGAGGCCGGCCAATGGCACTTGCCGCTGATCGGCTTCGACGGGGACGAGAAACTCACGACAATTGAGCGGGTGCCAGTTTCGACTGGGCGATGTGCCCGCGTGAGCTATTTGACACATGACGGCAAGCGAGATGTGCGTGCCGACATAGACCTCCACGATCGACTGGTGCAGGCCGGGCACTGGAGCCCGTTCGAACACCAAGCGATGGCGGCGCCGACACGGAGCTCCGCCGGAGGAAATTTCGGGAGCCGGTGGATCCAGTACCGAAAGACATTTGAGGGCGAATGTCGGTAACCCTTACGAGAGAGTGTTATGGTCAATGTTGATCGTCGGGATATCGTTATTGATACCCTGAAGGCGTACCCGAAAACCGATAACCGAACTCTCGCGCGACTGCTGCACGATCAGTATCCGCACGAGTTTGGAACGGTCGAAAGTGCGAGAAGTTCGGTCAGGTACTATCGAGGGGTCCAGGGAAGCAAGAAGTCAGTCAAGGCTTCGCTTCGGCACAAAACGGCTCAGCCAAAACGAACCCCTCGAACGATTACGATCCCAAAGGGAATTCGGCACGCGCCGCCAGCCCGTCGCTTCCGTGATCGCGGAAAATGGCTGCTGATCGGCGACTTACACTGCCCATTTCATGACGAGTCGGCGATCGAGGCGGCCATCCGGCACAGCGTTGATAACGGAGTCGAGCACCTCTGCCTGAACGGAGATGTCTACGACTTCTACAAACTGTCCAGATGGACGAAGAACCCAAAGGAACGCGATCCAGAACACGAGCTGGATGTCGGCGGCCAGGTTCTCGACGAGTTTGCGTCTCACTTCGGCGGCCGAAAAGTCTTCAAGGCCGGCAACCATGAGGAACGGTACGAAACGTACCTCTACGCGCAAGCCCCAGCCCTCGTGGGGATCGCCGACTTCGAATTGCACAAGGTTTTGAAGCTCCGCGATCGCGGATACGACTTCGTCAAGAGTCGGCAGTTCTATTCCCTTGGTAGACTCTCCGTGTTCCATGGGCATGAACTACCGCGCGGACTGACGGACCCCGTAAACGTCGCCCGGGGTGTCTGGAATCGGGTGCGCGAATCGGCGATTGTCAACCACTGGCACCGAACATCGACTCACGTCGATACCAGCGGTTTGAAAACGCGCACCGATGCCTGCTATAGCATAGGCTGCATGTGCGATATGCAGCCGAACTATGCCCCCGTGAACGCTTGGAACCTCGGCTACGCGGAAGTTGAGATCGGCGAGAAGGGCACTTGGAACGTACAGCTGAAGATTGTCGACCGTGGGCAAGTCTATTCGGTGTGTTGATGTTCCTGCTAATCAACGGAAAGCGGTATCAACTCAAGTTAGTACGACGCATTGTCAACAATGACAACGAGGCGGACGGAGAGTGTGACGCCCCACACGTCAAAGGTAAACAGATTCGAATTCGGTCGGATCTAACCGGTCGGCGTCTTCTTGATGTGCTGATTCACGAGTTCTTGCACGGCGCGTTTTGGCACCTCAGCGAAGAGTCTGTCGAGCAAACTGCTTCAGAAATGGCGGCCTTTCTGTGGCGGCTTGGGTATCGCCTTCCACCGGACTGGAAGCAACGCAACAAGCTAGGTTAGCTTGCCTTTGCGTATTGACCGCTGCTTGTCGTCCGGTATACTGAGATAGTCGCAAGTAAGTTTTCTTTCGCTATCAGAGTAGATAATGGCCATTGGAATCATGCCGGAAGGCAACATCGCGTACTGCGCGGAACACAACCTGCAGACAACACAGAAGCTTTGGTGTTTTTGCGTCGAAGACGGAGAAGAGCCAAACCCAGAGTGCAGCGAATGTGGCGGTGCTGGCTACACACCGATCGTTAAGCGACCCTACGAGGTCTACATCAACGAGGACAATTTCAGACTGATTTGGAATGACCTCGGTGTTGAACTCGGCGACGGCATGTTCGGGTTGATCCATCCCGTGATGCTCCGGAGGCGACTGAACAACCCCGAGCTATCCGTAAGGCAACAAGCCGTAAATACGCAACCCGGGGATGCACCTACGATCTTCGGCGGTATTACCCTGAGTCAAGCCGTCGGGTATTATACGAGGCTTCGGGACATCTGCGACGAGGCAGAGAAACGCGAAGTACATGTTGTCTGGGGTTAGGCAATATGGACGATTCACAAACAGTTACGAGGGAACTTGTGGGTAAACAAGAATCGGCCGCTCAGGAGGTCAGAGCCAAGCCGTTTTCTGACATATTCAGAGAATCGCTCGAAGAGCAGTTCGCTTCTCTCTCCGAGGCCTCGGAGAAAACCGGCGTGTCTCTTTCCGTACTTACCCGCTACAAGAATGGGACTCGGTCGTTGCGGCTTGATACGGTCGAGAAAGTTTGGCCACACCTTGGCATTCGGCTCGAACCACCGTCATTCGCAGAGACGGTGCGTACGCAAGGTCTACAGAAAGCGGTGATCGAAATGGTGCAGTCTCTTGCACTCCCGGACTTGGAGCTAGCGCGTCGATGCGGCCTTAATCAACCGACCTTATGGCGATTCCTGCATGGCAAGAACGTCATTAAGCTCGAGGCAATGAGCAAGTTGTGGGCGGTGCTTCCGATCCGCGCGTATCGCGGCAAACGTCGCATCGATCTTATTCAATAGCGTCATTTGCCGCCATTTGTGCATTTTTGCTATGCTGGGCATCAGGGGTATTTCTACCTTGATGCCCTTTTTGTTTAGGAGAAACGCACAAATGGCAAATACGTTGCGGAACGTTCAGTTTCCGAATCCATCAGGAAGCACGCAGGGGCAGATGCAGGTGTTCGGTGTCGCCACCGGTGCATCACAGCGCGCTAACCGGACTTCCAGCACTCAGCGTGAGTCTGCCTACCGCGCCCGGAAGGCAAATGCCCGGACTGCGGCTGCAGCGTCTGGCACCATCGACGTCACGCGGTAATTGATAGATGCCGCGTCGGCCAACACGCGCTAACAAGCTGCTTAAGCACAGCCCGCTCGAGGTGATCGAGCGGGCTAAATCGCATGGGGTCGAGGAAGTAATCGTCAGCTTTTCCGGCGGCAAAGATGCGATTGTTACGTTGGATCTCTGCGTTCAACACTTCAAGCGGGTCGAGGCATTCTTTCAATACGTCGTGCCAGGCTTGAGCTACGAAGAGGAGCCGCTGATCTGGGCAGAACGCACGTACGGCATCAAGATCTTCCGTACGCCTCACTGGGTGCTCAGCCGACTATTCCGCGAGTCGACTTTCAGGCACCCGACGCAAAGATCACGAGAGATGCCACTCGTGAAGGCTAGGCACGTTGAGAACAACGTACGTAGGCATTTCGGAATCCGATGGATCGCAAGCGGGGAGAAAACTTGCGACAGCCCGCAACGAAATGGCTACATCAGGCACAGCAAAGGGGTCGAAGAGAACCGACTTCGGTTCTATCCGGTCGGATACTGGTCCGACACAGCCGTGCTCAGTTACATGAGTCTTAACAGACTCCCGACCCCCGTGCAGTATCGGATACTCTCTGGAGACAAGCAATTCGGTGGCTTTGGTATGGATTCGATGGCGGCCGTTTACGAGAAGTTCCCTGAAGACTTTGCGAAGATCCGTAAAGTCTTTCCATTGATCGAGGCTCAAGTTGTCAGACACCGTCTCAAGCAAAAAGCGAAGTCAGTTTCAGAAGTACCAGACGCAGACCATTCATCGGTCGCAGTTGAAAGAGGCTGATTACAACCCGCGAAAGATCAACAAGGTCCAGGCCAAACGGCTCAGAGACGGGATCAAGATGCACGGGTTGGTTGGCGGGATTATCTGGAACAAGCGGACTGGAAACATCGTTTCCGGCCATCAACGGCTTTCACAGCTCGACGAGCTAGAAGGGACGCAGGACTACTCGCTCGATGTCGACGTGATCGACGTGAACGAGAAGCGAGAGCGGGCAATCAACGTTCTGCTCAACAACCACACGGCTCAAGGTGAGTTTGACGGCGACAAGCTGGCGGAGGTCATTGAGTATTTGCGCGAAGAGCAAATCAGCGTTGAGCAGACTGGCTTCAATATGGCCGATTTGCAGGTCATGCTCGGGGATGATTTCCTGACCGGCGAGATGGGCGAGCAACGAGATGTCGAGGCTGATGCGATCGCCGCGTTGACAAAGGTGCGCGGCGACAGCAAGGAGAACGAGAGCGAGTTCTTCGGCAACGAAAAAGAGTCGATCAGCACTACGGTCCCAACGCCGCCGGTAGAGAAGGACGAGACCGGAGCGCCAATAGGCGAACCAAAGTCCAACTACAAGGACGAGCTGAAGCAACGCAAGGGTGATCTGCTGGCGGAGAACGCCGAAGAGGAAGACGCAGATTTTGCGGTCACCCTCGTGTTCGACAACAACAAGATGTTAGTCAAGTTCTTGTCGCACATCGGTCTGGACGTTGAGAAACGGTATTTCGACCGGTTTGAAGTCGAGACGGCTCTCGGTATTGATCTCACCGACTAGGTGGTGTTTTGGAAACGCAACTTCTAGACAAGATGGGGAACGAGATAAAGGTTCCCCCGCGATTCAGCGGAGACGCCAAGAGGTTTGCCGCTCTTGTCTCTTCGCTGGAGCCACATCACTGCGCTTTCCCTACCGGATATCCGCTTCACCCCGACTCTGGCGAGCCGTGCCGATGCAAGAAGACGTCGGAAGGTGTCTGCAGGCTTCATAGCGAGAACCTTTTACCGCGCGTCATTAACGACGCACCGAGCGGACGGATTCGTGATGGCCTGATCTCCGCGTTCAAGGACTCGCGGCTGACAGATACTCGTCCGAACATCGCGATCGAAGAGTTTCTGCTCAGCGAGCGGATGAAAATGATCGAGAACGGCGAGTCGCGCCGTTTCATCGAATATGTCGAATCAGCCACATCTCGGCTTCGAGATTTGTTTGATGCCATGAAGGCGGCAATCAGCGCGGGTGATCAAGAAGAGTTTGCGAATCTGATGAAGAAGCTCGATCGAGCGATCACCAGCATCAACAAAGTCGTCGACAACCGACACAAGCATCACTCAGCACTTCGGGAGTTGAGCGATGCCAACGGGTCATCGATCCGGATGAAAGAGACGGCCAGTCGCATCGCGATTAACGAGCGGCAGGTAATCTCATTCGACACCGCCGTGATCACGATGCGGGAAATGGTCGATCTGTTTCACTTGGCCGTAAACTCCGTCGTGACCAGCAAACAGGAGCGAAACGAGGTCTATCAGAAACTGTCACACAGCATGTATTCGATCGCCGGTCGCCTAAAGCCGGAGACTCAATAGTGTTTCAGAATTTGATTGACGAGGCTCGTCAGGAAACGTCGCAGAACTTCCTGACCAAGAGCCTCGACAGTTTCTACAACATCGGCGAAGACGCGCGAGTCGAGCACGCTAGAAAACTGGCCGCAACGGGAAACCCATTTCCGTTGATTGCTCTGCAGTGGCCCGACGACTTGGTCATCAAAGACAAAAAGCTCGAGCAGTATTTCGAAGGAGAGGTCGGCAACCCAGACAATCCTTGCCTGCGGATCGACCCGTGGCAGCGGTTGGTGATTCGCGCGGCATTTGACGTTACTGTCGGTGAGATTGCGATGAAGGGCTGTACGGGGGCCGGAAAAGGCTTCACGTCGGCGATCGTCGCTAATCTCCTGTTTGACGTCTTCAATCCATGCCGGATCAATGTGACGTCCGAGACGTTCCGTCACGCCAGTGAGAACCTGTTCGGTGAAATCTCGGTGTGGCGCGACAAGATGTCCAACCCTGGGCCCGGCAATCTGGTCAGCTGCCAGCTCGGCGACACAAAACGTCACTACATCACCGTCCTAAACCCGAGTCCGCACGGGAAAGGGGAGGCGTTTTCGGGTATGCACTCGGAAATGACCGTCTATTTCTTTGACGAGGCATCTGGCGTACCTGAGATCCACTACACGAACGCGTTGAAGAACGCGCGGAAGATCTTCGCGTTGTCAAACCCGCGTATTACCGAGGGTTGGTTCCGAGACTTGTACCGACCCTTGCGTGGGGAAGGCACAAAGGAGGAGAAGAACGATCGTGAAAACGCGACGAACTATTGTACTGGTCGGATCGGCCGCCGACTTTGCGTGACCATTCCCGGCGACGCGTGTGCCAATGTTCGATTCGGCCGGATCAAGAACCCGGTAGCTCCCCGCCGTGGAGTCGTGATCGAAGGGAAAGAGTACGGACCGGCAGAGCGGATCCCAGACGAAGACTTCGAGAAAGTCAAAGCCCTCGTGCCTCGGCAGATCGACTTGGAGCAATACCAGTCGATCATCGACACGTCAAAAGAGCCTTGGGAAGTCGAATGCTACGCGCACGCAAGGTTCCCGACGGAAGACCCAGTGCGTCAGGTCATTCTCGGGTCCAATCTGGAGCGACACGTCGAAGAATACCGAAGACGGGCTGGACGCATTGCCGTAACATGCTTTGGCCTTGACGTGGCCCGGTCAAAGAGCGGTGACGAAACGATTCTGATGGCAGGCAGTGTTGATGGCGTGGCAAGAAAGCATGCCTGGAAAGATGACGACAACATGCGTCATGTCAAGAAGATCTTGCGACTTTGTGAATCGGAGTACGGCATCGATCTTCGTGACGGAACCAACCCGATTTGCATCGACTACGCGGGGGGATACGGTGCGGGCGTAGGCGACCGGCTACAGGAACTTGGCTGTTGGGTGATCAAGTTCCAGCCGGCTGGTCGAGCGGTTGTCGAGACCGGCGGCATTTACGTCAACGCCCGCGCTGAGTGGTACATGTTGCTAGGCCGTCGTTTTGACCCAAATGACATCTGGCAAGAAAAACCCTGGCCTTTTCCGCCGGACGATGAACTGATCGAAGAGTTGACCAGTCCCGTCAAATTTCCGGCTCGAGGCGGAACCGCCTGGCAGATCGAGCCAAAGGATGACATCAAGAAACGCCTCGGTCGGTCTCCCGACTCGGCTGACGCTATGGTCTGTTTGTACCGAGCCGTGTTCGAGCTCTATGAGCTTGAGAACGTCATGCGACAACACAATGAGTATGAAGTCATTGCGGAGGCAGCCACTTCCGATCCAATCGTGTTGGGGCAACATCTTGATAACCCTCGCATCCGCAGAGCAAACGATCCTGTGAAGACGCCGGAAGAGCAAGAGTATGAACGTGTCGACCCACCGGTCCGGATGACAGAGGGGATTGAGTCACGTCCGATTGAAGAGATCATCGACGATTTCGCTGACTTTGTCAGCGGATACGAAAGGGGATCGAATCAGCGGGTAAAGCCTCCGACGTTGGACTTCTTTGATAACGATGGGGACGACTGGTGATATTTCGGCGGATTTTAGAACGAATTCGACAGCGGCGCAGGCAGCGACAAATCGCCAGAATGAAAAGGTGGAGGGATCAAGACTTCCAGTTCCTCCGGGGCGAATACGTCAAACTCAAATCGCAGTTCAAAGAGTCAGACAGGGTTCACGAGAGCGAGAAGGCTGTTCTGCGTGATCGTCTGGAGGCGACCGAGCAGCAGTCAGAGAAGACTTCCAGGGAGCTTGAGCTCGCGAAGATGGAGAATCAACTTCTCGTGAACGTCATCGAACGTGACCGCCGGAGAGTTGAAGCGGAAACTGCTGCAGCGACCAGGAAAATCAGCGACGCGATGACGGGCCTTCTGCGTGACGACGGTGGTGATTAGCGCTTTTAGGAGCGGGTGGGCTTAAGCAGTATTCTGTAAAGTTGGCCCCAATCACACGGATAGAAAATGTCGAGTATCACCCAACACTCTTTGTCGCGCGCTCGCCAACTAAGCGATGGGTATCTAGAAACCATCCATCGTAAACGTGCTGATCGCTCGGGGTCTTCTGGCGGTGCTTACGAGCAAGTCAGCGGGATCGGTCTGTTTGGCCAGCGGTCGAATTTCTCCAATTCGCGGCAGTTCTATGACGCCTTTCGCGACACAGCGTTTACCGCGATCAGACCGGTCGCTACCCGCTTCGCCCAGCAGCCACTCCGTGTTGCCGTAACGCCACGCCGCTCGCAACGGACGAGTTTCAGCTCGATGGTGAAGTCGCTTCGCGGCGAAGGTTTCATCGGCAGCGGATTCGAGGGCCGGCAGAAGAGCTACCGGCGCGCCATGCCGGAGGCCATCAAGCAAATGCTGCCGCCTGACAGCATCGTTCTGGATGAGCACATCGTGACGGAGGCCTTCCGGCGCCCGAACATCTGGCACAGCGACTACAGCACTTTGTACAGCGTCGCCGCATCGATGCTGTGTTGTGGTTCGGCTTTGATTACCTGGGACGAGGAAAACCTCTCGGCCGGCGAGAGCGGAGAAGAGTCCCCCTCCGTGTATTACATTCCAATGCACTGGGTGGAGCCCAAGGAGAACGTTCTCCAAGGCTGGACGATTACTCCGCCGCACACAGGCGAATCGTTTGATGTCGAGCCTGGCGAATACGTTTACTTCCAGATGCCTGACCCCGGGGATCCATTCAACACCGTTTCGCCGATGCGAGCAGCTGCCCGCGCAATTAACACAGCGGACAAGATCCACGACGCCAACTACAACGGCCTCCAGAACCTAATCAATCCGAGCTACGCGATCGTCGCCGGCAAGATCGAGCAGCCTACCGGTGGCCAGGCCAGGCGGCCGGAACTTCGCGGCGAACAGCGCCGGAAGCTGACCGAGTTGATTAAACGGTATGCCGCCGGTGTCTTGCGGAACGGTGATCCGATCATCCTCGATGGAATCATCGAAGACGTCAAACCACTCGGTACGGTGCAGCGCGACGTCGACTATTCCGGCGGCAATGCGATGACCGAGCGGAAGATCATGCAGGCCTTCGGTGTCAGCCCCGTGGTCGCCGGCTACGCAGAGAACGCGAACCGGGCGGGATCAAATGTTGCGCACGAAGTGTTCTACGACGTCGTTCTAAACCCACTGCTATTGCAAGCAGGCCGATCTCTCACGCATACGCTTGGTCCGAAATACTCTACGGATCAGTATCGTGTGACCGTCTACATGGAGTCAGCACAGGTTAACGACCCTGACTCAAAGCTTCGTCGCGTGGCGTTGTTCAAAGACCGATTGAGTGACCAGGAGGCTCGCCGCTTCATGCGGACAGGTGAGCTCGACATCGAGGATGAGGATAAGACATTTGAGCAAGAAAGGCAGCAACGCCAGCGCGAACAGAACAATCCAGTGGGAAGGTAATCCCGGCGATCAGTTCTATGAATCCGGTGTGTTTGTCGGCACGCCTGAAGGCGACCTGAACGAGAGGCGGCAATTGGCTCAGGCCTTACATGGTTTGTATGCCGCGATCACAGAAAACCTTGGCAAAACCGGCAAATACGCGGAGATCGGATTTGCCGTCCAGATCGTTGACGGCAAGCTCAAGATCTGCGAGGCGTCAACAAAAAGGACATTCAAGCCAGCAAAAGAATAGCGCTTTTTGACTTAAGCGTATGACTTTTGCAAATATCAGATTTGATGCGAATCGCATTTGATCCGAGGTTAGCACAAGCAACCCGGTAGCTGCACCAAGCGGCTGCCGGGTTTTTTCGTTGGGACATGCTATGGCACTCATTGACTTGATTAAACACGCACGCAGTGGCAATGGACTCATTGCTACCGCTGCCCCGTATCTCAAGGAAATGCAAGCCTGTTTGAAAGGCGAAGGTGCCTGCCCAGCGAAACTGTTCGGTCTCGATAGCGCTGATGCCTGGAAGAAGGCTCTGGAAGAGGCCGACGAGAAGCTCACATACTGCGATCCAAACGGCGGGATCAAGAGCGTCAAGTCAGAGAAGGCCGAGCTGAGTGAAGGTTCGATCCTCGACTACGACGCGATCCTGTCGACAAGTCAAAAAGACCGAGACGGTGACATTCTTCGCACAGAGGGCATGCAGCTTGAGCCTGGCATGCCGCTGCTTTGGCAGCACATGTGGAACCAGCCGATCGGCAAGATGCTCAGCATCGTGGAGCAGAACGACCGCCATGTCGTTTGCAAATACGCCGTTGCTGATACGGAAATGGGACGCGATGCCGCGAAGCTAATCCGCATGGGCGCCCTTCGAAAAAGTCATGGGTTCATGCCAATCCCCGGCTATTTCGAAATGATCGACGTCGAAAAGTCGGCTGATGGATCAATGACGCCTGCCGGCTATGACATCAAACGCTGCTCGGTGTACGAGTCCAGTGTCGTGAGCATTCCGGCCAACGCCGGCACACGCATCTTGCGGACCTACGAGAAAGAAGCTTCCGCAATCTTCACGGCGGTTGAGCAAAAGCAGCTTGAGAGTGAAGTGTTCAGCCGATGGGCCAAGGGCCTGTACGACAACCGTCAGCGGTTCTTCCCTGGAGCCGATTTTGGGCGACTCGAAAAGATGATGACCGAGATGAAAAAGACGGTCGAGGATATGGTGACTGCCAAGACTCCTGGGCAGAAGGACATGCAGTCCGACAGCCGTCCGAAGTGCAGCGAGTGTGAAGACGGCTATTGCGATGAAAGCGGCACGTGCGACCACTGCGGTCATGTCATGCCGAAGTCTGGAAAGTCGGCAGGTCAACCCGCGTTCATCAAGTCATTTGACGAATCGGTTGCGATGACCAAGTCCTACGGGATGCCAGATTCGCTGCCTGGTTCATTCGAATCCGTTCAACGCGCCCTCAGTCGAAAGGCTGAAGACTACCTCGAGGATAACGGGGTCGATGTCGGCGACTACGAGTACGTAACCCTGATCGCCACTTTCAGCGACAGTGCGATCGTCTGCAAGCGGAACTACCGCAAAGACTCTGAGTACTGTTACCGCCTCATGTGGGAAATGACCGAAGGCAAGCCGGCATTTACCGGCCAGCCCGAGAAGGTCGAGATCGAAGCCACCGTGGTCAGCAAGGCACTCGACGCCAGCGGCGCCCGCATCAAAGAGATGGGTGCTGACGCCTACGCCAAGAAGCTTGTCAGTTCGGCTTTCGCCGACGGCGAGCTGAGCGATGAGACCAAGAAATCAATCAACACGCTCGCGGCGCTGATCAACCAGCCAGAAGAGCAAACCAACCCATTGACCGCTTTGTTTGGCGGTTAATCACTACCCGTCGCCGACCGCATCATGTTCGGCCGCAAATTAGGAGATCTACGTGATCAAAGTGACGAAGGCGCTTGCTGCGCACGCGGCCGAACATCTCGGCCTCGATTCTGATCTTGCCAAGGACTACAAGGCAAACGAAGACGCAATCCGCAAGTGCGTTTCGGAAGCCTTGACCGAAGGTAAGTTGGAAATCGGACAACTGCAAAAGTTGATGGAAACGCCTGCCGAAGACGAGGCCAGCACGAAGGCCAAGCAGATGATCGGCGAGGCTGTCGGTGAAGCAATGGCTCCGTTTGCGAAGGGCCTGAGCGATTTGACCGATACCCTCAGCAAAGCGTTTGGCTCCGGCCAAGCGGCCACGGGTGAGACCAAGGAAACCAAGGGCGAAGGCGCTGGCGCCAAGGCCTATGGTGCGGCCGGTTCGAACCAAGGCGGAGAATCGACCCCTCCCCGCGTGAAGTGTGTCTCCGAACTGTACGACCGCACGACCAAGTCGGCGACTCGTCCCAACGGTATGCCGTACGCGATCAAGGGCGACGACGACGGAACTCCCGGTCGTGACCTGATGCACCCCAGTCAGTTTGACAAGGCTGTGTCGGGTGCGTGGTTGAAGTTCATGATCAACCGCCAGGCCAAAGTGGACAACCACAGCGTGCCGAACGGTCTGAAAATGACCGATCACGACTGGGCGTTGGTCAAGTATGCGGCCAACGAGATGCCGTTCCTCGGCCCTGTCGGCATGAAGAGCGAAGACGACGACGCCAGCTCCGGTTGGGCCAAGGGAACGCGGCTCAACGACATGCAGGTCAAGACGTTGCTTGACGACGCGACCTCCGGCGGTTTGGAAGCAGTTCCAATCGTGTTCGACGACATCGCCATTCTGACCCCGTTGCTCAACGGCGAGTTGTTCCCCTACGTCGATGTCCGCACCACGACCCGTCGTCGTGTGGAAGGCTTCGCGATGGGCAACCCTTCGGTCTACTGGACGGCTGAAGGGTCCACCCCGACCGTGTTCAGCACCGACGACTTCATCTCGGCCTTCGACACCAACGTCCACCCCTGTACGGGAACGATGGAAGTCGGCCTGGACTTCGAGGCGGATTCGCCCGTCGGCATCGCCGATCTGTTGATCAGCCGCTACGGCCAGCAAATGGCTACCGAGTTGGACAACGTCATCGCGACTGGCTCCGGCACCGGCCGACCGCTTGGTATTTTCAACACGGTTGGGTTGACCTCGCTCAGCACCGCGAACGGAACCGGTGGTCCCTGGACGATCGGCGACATCGACAAGCTGTATTACGGCGTCGATGCGGCCTTCCGCCAGGAAGCCGGCAACCGATTGGTCTTCGTCGGCAACGACGTGACCTACCAGCGTCTGCGTTCGATCCAAGTCGGAACCTCCGACCAGCGCCGGGTGCTCGGAATGAGCTACCTCGGAACCGGTCGTCCGATGATCAACGACGTCATGTATGCCCGCAACACGGGGATCGGAAACGGTTCGTTGGCAGCCTGCTGCTTGAACCGCTACGTCATCTACCGCCGGGCAGGTTTCTCGGTTCGCCGCGAAACCGGTGGTACGACCTTGGCGGCCAAGAACTTGAGCCAGTACATCTTCCGCATGCGGGTAGGTGGCCAGCTCAACCACAGTTCGGCCGCAGTCATCTACGACGGTGACGGCCAAACCTAATCGGTAACGGCGGACTGAGCCCATCCGCCGTGTTCACAGCCCCCGGGGTTTGCTCCACCCTGGGGGCTGTTTTTCTGTCAGGAGCATCGAGGGGGATCTCGAGTGGTTAATGACTTGATTCGGCTCGTCGCTTTGACAGCCAAAGACGAAACGCTGTACCCGGTTCGGGTGAAGCTGCGCGATAAACTCGCCGAGCTCGAACTGCAACCATCAACTCCGTTTGAGCCGCTCAAACCTGGCGAACCGACGTCAGTGACTTTCGCGGTCAACCATATCCTGGCGTTCATCGAAAAGACCGTCCTTCCGGGTTGGCTCCCAAAGGACACGAACGAGACGGCCAAAGCGAAGATGGCGGAACGTTGCGATCTGCTGCAGAAGCTGGCCGCATCCATCAACCTCGACGTGTTGGACAAAGACAAAGAATCGGTGATGGTTTTTGAACCGACCGTGAAGTCTTCGCCGCTAGGCGTTGAGCCAGCAGTTGAGCCGGAGGCGGAACCAGCGGCGAACATCGTCGACACGTTTGCTCTTCAGGCACGTGTCGCCAATCGGCTGAAAGAAATACTCGACGAAAACGACGTTGACGCTACGTCGGTCGATGAAGTCAGAAAGTTCATTGAGTCAGCGAACGTAGACGACATGAAGGGGATCGGAAAAGCAAGTTTGGAGAAAGTCAGGGCCGCAGTGAAGTAGCGTTAGTCTCTCACGACCGCGAATCCTGAATAAAACTGAGCTTTTCGCGACTGGCGAAACCGATCACTTCGAGGGGAAATATGGCAAACCAAAACAGCACCGGCAGCAGCAACTCCAACAACCAACAAAGCAATCGGCCAGCATCCGTGACAAAGCAACGGTATGCGATTGAGGTTGCCCACAAGCGGAACAACGGCTTGATGTTCGGGCCGCTCAGCCAACGACTTCGCGGACGCTGGGAGGCGAACAAGATTGTTCGGTTTCCGATCAGTGAAAACTCAGGCCTGGCCGGATTGATGGATGCTGCTCCGGAAATCCCTGGGATGTACATCTGGATTGACTTGGAAAAACGGTCGGCCGGTGCAAAAGACCCGCTGGAATGCACTGAGTCCGGCAAACGGATCATGGCCAAGATTCAGTCACACTACAAGCAGGTCGAGAGCGCCGTAGTCAGTCCGGCCGAACCGATCGAAATCACCGGCATGACCGACGATCAGATCAAAGACTTCCTTTACTGGATGCGGCGATCGGTTGATGACGGCCATGCGGTGGCAGTGGCAAACAGCCCTGAGCTTCCTCCGATGGAGAAGATCAAGCAAATGCCAGGTCGGCGGACGCTCAACCACGCGTTTCCGACGACGAACCCCGAAACACGCCAGTTCGAAGAGCCTTACGAGTTCTTCGTTCCGGCGAAATAGCATCCCACCGGTGTCCCCCTCGCCACGGGATACCCACCTCGTGCTTCGGCGCGGGGTGGGATCAAACAACGGGAGCAAACGATGAAGAAGATGGCTGACATGGTGTGCCCAAATTGCAAGGGCGCCAAACAAAAAGACGGGAAGGTTTGTGGGAAGTGCGGAGGAACCGGACTTCGAAACAAGAACCCGGTACGCGGGGTTGAGAAATGACGTTTGTTACCCAGGATGAAGTCGCTCAGGCGGTACTTGGCGTTGCTGGCTGGTCATCCATGTCAGCAGTCGACCAATACTTGCTCGAGCCGATCATCACTGGGGTCGAGGCTGCCATCGCGGTACACCTCGGTTTGAACACGTCACGAACAACGCGTGAAGAGATCCTCGCCCTGCACCATACGTTTCCGAAGCACTCGCTCGAGGTGGACGAGACGCGATGGGGCACGGATCTGATTTACCTGAAGCATACCCCTGTCACCGTGAGTGGTTTGACGGTCTATGCTCACGAGTCCGAGGAGCCCTCATCGTGGACTTCGAACGAAGAGCTGACTGCTGGCACTGACTTCCAGCTGGAAGACGTTGTCTCGATCAGCCTGGATGGCACACCGACTGACATGTCGATGACCGGAGCGCTGCGGCGACTCGGTGGTTCGACTTGGCCCGTTCGGCCAGGTTGCGTGCGGGTGACATACACCGGTGGGTTTGATTCGACCATGCTCACCAACAACTGGGAACTCGTCAAGATGGCGACGTTCACCTGCATCCGGGACCATTACGCGACGGCCAAAAAGGCGTATGGAATTCAAGGTGCTGGAGCGACAGGACCACTTAAAAGCGAATCGATCGGCAAGTATTCATACACGATTGACTCAGACGGCAGCCGAACACTGAGTCTGAACGGAACGTCGCTTGGCGGCCTGACCACTTCAGCGCGTGCGATTTTGAGCCCACTGGTTGACTACGGGATCTACTTCTAGTGAGCGTCAGCACGATAGCTACCGGAGATACGGTCCAGATCTACGCGGAAGCGTCAGATGATTGGACTGACAACCAGCGTGTGACTTTGCAGACGGCCGATGTTGACTGCAAAGTTCAGATGCTATCAGCGGACGAAAGCGACGGGTTCCTTTCAGACGCTGAAGCTAAAGGGGTCCAAGTGTTGTTCGCGAGCGATCCGAGTTTGAACTCGCGTTGCTACTTGAAACATACCGCCAGGGCAGATGGCTCCATCTCTGCGAGATGGTTCAAAGTTATGGGGACGTTTGAGGAAGGGCGGCCTGGGCAAACATTGCTATGGGTCGCCATGTGCGAAGAGCTTACCGGCGCGGGAGCACCGACAGTTGTCTGACATCCAGTACACGAACCGAAACGCGGCTTTTATCCGGCGGCTCAAGCGGGACATCGGTCGCAATATGGACGCTACTGGCGACTGGATGGTCAGAGAGATGGCCAAGAAGATGAGCATTCCGGCTCCTCCAGCCAGTCAGCCTGGAGAGTATCCACGGAAGCGTACTGGCCGCTTGGTAGACAGCATCAAGAAAACACGACGTGGCATGACCATGCGAGTTGGCCCCCGCGTGAGGTACGCAAAAGACTTGGCGGCCATGCGGCGAAAGCTTGCCCCTGAGTTCTTGCTCGAGAATCGCCGGGCGATCTTCCAACGGATTATTGGAGGGCGTAGTGGCTATCGACGCGGTTCTTAGCGGGCTAGAGGCACTGATCACTGAAAAGAACGGCAGCGGCCAGGATCTGGAGTTTCTGCAAGGCCTTGGCGTCGAAGTCGTTCCGCCGTCGTCATCTGCGCAGTTTCCATACGTCGTCATCCGCGATGTCGACGAGACGGAGGAGTTTGCGACCGACGCCAGCAAGTTCCATAGCGTAGGGCTCACGATATCGCTACTCGTCAAACAGAAGGACGATGCTGAAACAAGATTTGCGTCACTGAAAAGTGCGTTAGCCACCAAACTCGAAGACCCCCAAGCGTTTTCCCAATACATCACGAGTGATCAAGTGTGTGTCTGGGATATCAGTTTCGGTGACACCAATCTTGTGCCGCGCGACTCTCATATCTGGGAATACGCGTGGATATTAGAGTTTAAGACCAAAACCCTGCGATGAGGAAATTAAGAGATGCCTGCAAATACGGATGTAGCATCTGGACGGTACGCCTGTGCGAAGCTTTCCGACGACTCGACATTGTACGAGATCACCGGTTGGACGATGCAGGACTCCGAGGATGACGTCAACTACGTCAGTTGTGAAACCGACGGCGCACGAAAGCGCGTTGACGGTAACACGGATACCCAAGGCACGCTATCCGGCGTGTTCAACACCGAAAACCCAATCACGGATCAGATCGACAAGGGAGACCTTGTTGTTCTGCACCTGTTCGTCCGCAAGCCGACGGCCAGCTACACGGGGCTGTACCACAAAGTCCCAGCCAAGATCCTCAGCGTCGATGAGACAGCCGACGTCGAAGGCGCCGCGCCGCACCGGTGGACTGCCAACTGGGTGTTGCACACGACGACAGCGGATCCGGCGCTGCTGAAGAACCAAACGGTTCCGGCGTTGACTTAATAGTCACAGATCCGGCAGGGTTTACTTTTAGGGGGAAAGTATGAGTGTTGCAGTAGCGTTTGGGACGGATTTGGACATCGAGATCGGCGGAGAGAAAATCTCTCTCCCGCCGCTCACGATGTACGATCTGGCTCGGCTAGAGAATGCCTACATCGAGCACCTGTTTGAGAAGGTGAAGATCGACACGCAGTTGTCTACGCCTGAGGAAAAGAAAGAGGCCGTGGCAAAGGTCCGCGAAACTCGCTTGATGCTCAGCGAAGATGCGATGCCGTTGCTCCAGTGGATTGTCAAGAACGGTGAGGGGCAAGTGGCTGCGTTGCGACAGTGTCTGGAGCCCAAATACCCAGGCAAGTTCACAAAGCAAGACATCGCCAAATGGATGTTCTATGACGCCGTGGACAAGCAGCACTTTCAACGGTGGATGGTCGTCTCTGGGATCTTGGCGGACCCTACGAGTCCGTCGATGACGACGGAACCGGAAACGGAAGAAAAGACGGTCCAGCCGGATTCAGCATCAACGACCTGATTTGGTGTTTGTGCCGGCCAGCAGGCATCGCAGGGGTGTCGGGTTACGGCATGCTCCCTTCAGAGGCTTCGCAGCTGACATTGGCGCAAGTCATGAATCTGCTGCGGCCAGCTGACGAGCACCGAAAAGGAAAGCCAAAACGCGTTGGAAAACGTGAGAGGTTGGCCTATCAACAGGAGCTTGAGGATTTGAAGTCTGCGGCGGACGATCTCCGCCTTGCGATGGAAGCAATAGAGAGAAAGAACAATGCCCAGTGAAGGCGAAATCGGAACTGGGATTGTCAAGATCAAGGTGGACTTCACCTACCTTGACAACCAACTCCGTCGCGTCAACCGCAAAATCCAGTCGTTCAAGTTCGCGCCGATCCAGCTGAAGCTGGATAACAGCCGAATGATCAAGGACTTGGAGCGGTTTGGCAAAGTCCTCTATCGCTTTAAGGGTGCAGCAGAACGTCCGATCCACGTCCGCGTGGACACCTACAAAGCCAAGCAGGATCTGCGGCAACTGCGTGAGTCTTATCGCCGGGCGGCGCAAGGCCCGACTTTTCCGACACGCGTTCCTGGCGCAAATCCAGGCATGGCTCCAGGCAATCGCGGCGGCATTGGTCGTATTGCAGCCGGCGTGTTTGGCGGAAACATTGCATCGAATCTCGGCATGCGTGCCGCTGGAATGGCCAGGAACGCGGCCGTGTCGTTTGTTGGTGGCGGCCTTCAGCTCAACGCTGAAGTCGAAGCCTACAACAACTCTCTCGGCATTCTGCTGAAGGACCAAGAAAAGGCCAACAAACTCTTCCGTGAATTGCAGAAGATGGACCTTGAGCTGCCGGTTGATATCGGCATGCTAGCCCAAAACGCACAGAAGCTTGCTGGTGCGGGGTTTGATCCGAACAAGATCGAAGGCATGATGCGAACGATCACGGATGCCGCATCGATCAGCCCGATGGGGACCAACGAAGGGACGTCTCGTCTCGTCCGCGCTCTCACGCAGATGCGTGGTAAAGGCAACATCCAGTTGGAAGACCTCAACCAGATCGCGGAACTCGGTATCCCGATCCGTCAATTGATCCAACAGCAGTTCGGCATGTCTGCACAGGATCTTGGCGAGCGGACTCGTGACGGTTCGATGACGGTTGACCAAGCCATTGAGGGGATTCTCGACGGTTTCGACAGTAGCTTCGGAGGAGCACTCGAAGCGAGGGCCGGAACATTTAGCGGCATGATCGATCAGGTCAACGATCGTTTCAAGGCTCTGCGCCGCGAGATGATGGAGCCGTTCTTCGAGGCATTGCGATCTCAGCTTGAGGATCTGACTGGCTGGATGGCATCGGCCGAATTCGACAACCTCACTAAAAGTCTCGAAAACCTCGGTCGTGTTGTCAGCGAAGTTGTCCGAAGAAACACCGGTGGTGGCGGACCGAACAGTGAGGAGGGCTGGTTGAACTGGGGTGCTAGGAACCTCACGGCTGGTTTTCAGTTGATGACGATGGATGAAGGTCTAGGCTACGCGCCTGGCGATCCGCGACAAGCACGCACCGAAGACATCGACAAATACCTGCGGCAATTCATCCGTGGCGAGGAGATTTCTAAAGCCCAGAGCAAGATGCTGCAGATCGCCTTCGAACAGCAGCAACAATTCCAGAATGCCTGGCACGTAGCCAAACGGCGTGGCGACAAAGAGGACATGGCCCGCCTTGAGGCGATTGATACTGAAGTAGGCACGTACGCCAAAGAGGAAAGGGCGGCCGAGGCAAGGCAAAAACGGGAAGAGCAGGAATCCAAACGTGCCCAGATGACTTCTCAGGCCATCGAGCGTTTTGCTGGTTCATTCGGGGCGTTAGGGATTCGAGCCGAAGGTCGAACCGGCATTTACAACGCATTGGCCTCTGCTGTGCAAGGGTTCGGCGGCGGAGAGGCTCCAACTCCGATGCAACAGGGCCTCAACGGCGGGATCACGACGGCAATCAACGGGCTCAACAGCGCCGTCGGAAAAGCGGTCGACTTCGGCAAGAACTGGGGCAAAGGGGCCTCTGAAGCCTACAAAGAACGCCTGATCAACGAAGGCAAGAGCGAGAACCAGTTTGCTCGAAGCGAGTTTCAGAATCGCCTGGACAAGATGATCGCGGAAAATCCCGCGATCGCAGAGCGGTTGAAGAACACTGAGTTCTTCTCTGAGATGGTTCAGAACAAGGACGGCACGTTCGATACCAAGTTCAGCGTCGGAAAGCTTGGAAAAGGCGGTCCAGGAATGGCGCAGTTCACCGGTTTCGAGAGCCTCAACAAGATGCTGCAAGGTCAGGTCGACCAGGCCAACATGACGAAGTACGCGGAGGAGACGGCCAAAGCTGCTAAAGATCTGGTCGATGGAATGAACAAGAACAATGACAAGCAGGACAAAGTGATTGAACTGCTCGGGAAAAAACCTGTTGGCATGGTGGGGGAAGGATGATAGAGGTCCACACAGTTTACTTTGACGGCACGGGGCGGACTCGCACGGACTTCAAGCGACTACGCGACGTGTTCATCCATAGCTTCCGGGCTCATATGCCGGATGCGAGGTTGCACGTCCACAACATCCCCCCGTGCGCACTTGGCCGGCAGTACAAACTCGCTAGCAACACGTACAAGCTGACAAAGTGGGCTGAGATCGCCGAGAAGGCGACCGGTCCGACAGTCATTTGCGACTGCGACCTCATGTTTGACGGTCGCATCGACGACGCGTTTGACTACGACTTCGACTTGGCCTACGCGCAACGGTACGGGCGATTCCCCTTCAACTGCGGCGTGATCTTCCTGCGGCCGACGGAGACAGCGCGCGAAGTCATGCGGCAATGGAAGGCGATTAACGACAAGATGTTCGCAGACGCCACGTTTCATCTCCGCTACACCGACAAGTATGCGGGGATGAACCAGGCGGCATGGGGATACATGCGCGAGACTGGCAAACTACCTGAGACGGTCATTCAGGTGCCGCACAAGTACAACGCTTGTGAGGATGAATGGCTCCGCGTTGAAGACATCCGCGTGTACCACCTGAAGACTACGTTGCGGCAGGCCTGCCTAATACCTCCAGATCAACTACGTCGAAAAGACCTCCGGCCGATTGTCGAGAAGTTCCACGCATGGGAAGCACAAGGTGAAATTAATTTCCGAGGAGTACCGACAGCTTAACGCCGAGCTCCACCAGAGGTCGGATGTCGGGTACGGGGGAAAAGGATACCGGCACGCCTCGGATGTGAGGAAGTTCGCCGACCGCCTGTCCGCGCGAACCGTGCTCGACTACGGGTGCGGCAAGGCAACGTTATCCGAGCACTTGGCGATGAAGGTCATCAACTACGATCCAGCGATAGAAGAGTTCGCGTCTCCCCCAGATCAACAAGACATCGTAGTTTGCACCGACGTGCTCGAGCACATTGAGCCTGACCTCCTCCAGAACGTGCTTCGACACATTGATGGGTTAGCGATCTCCGGAATCTTTGCCGTGATAGCAACCCGGCCAGATGGCAGCAAACTTCTGGCTGATGGGTCAAACCCACACAAAATCATCAAACCAGCGCGGTGGTGGGGAGAAACGTTGGCCAGTGTTTGGGGGAGGTTGAGTTTGATCGAGAGGAAAGGCGAAGTGCAGGTCACAGTCGATAAGGTCTTGGGTTAATGGCACAGGTCGTAGAAGGCGGATCAAACGGTTGGGTTGAGGTTGGCGGTCACCCCGACCTCAGCATGAAGCTGGTCATGAGCCGCACTACGCGCAGCATCACCCGCGTGTTCATGATCGAGTCGCCGACCGGCGTGTACGATGAGGTTAATGCCTTCTTGGCGGAATGCCGACCGGCTTTTTCCCCGCCGGGAAAATACCCGATCCTCGGCGTGCAGCTGTACGTGGACACCGTCAACATTGAACCATACGGAGCGGTCGGCAAAGATGACTTAGGAAAGCCTGTCCAAATCAACGGGTTTCCGTCGTACGAGTCGTTCAAAGCGACTGTCACCTACACGCCGTTGCCGTACCAGCCGAAAAACCCAAACCAACCTTCTCCCGATCCACTTCTGGACAACCTCGAGATCGTCGCGAATGTCGGCGCCGAGGCGATGTCCCTCCCTGGCTCTCAGTTGTACTGGGCCGGCGGAACAAAGGTCACGAACGATCCAACGGTTGCCGCGTCGATCCGGATCGACACGATCGACTACCAGATCACGAAGCATCACCTCAGGCGAACTGACATCCCGTGGGATGCGATCCGTACGATCAACAGTCGAGTCAACGAAGCCGCGTTCAGTGACTCACACCCCATCTTCCCTGGAGTCAAGCAGGAATCGCTGCTGTTTCGTGGCGCGCAGATCTCAATTCGGTTTTCTGGTGACGGGACGATCGAGAACTCGTTGACGTACAACTTCTCGGAGCGTACAGCGACGCACGACGGGGTGGACGTGAGCTGGAACCACCTGTACGACTCGCAAGCGGGTCAGCAGAAATTCCGGAAGGTCTACAAGGACTCGGCGAACAACAAGCCGCTCTACTCTACGTCCACTCAATCGGAAATTGAGGCGATCTTCGACACATGATGTTGAGCATGCGGCAATCTGGGGCCGGCCCTCTTAAGCGGTGGTCGGCCGGCGATGCTATCGTTCAGTCCAGGCTGAACGGTATGGTTGACGGTATTAACCGCGCCAACGCGTTGTCGGTAGGCAATACATCCGGCAGCGTGCTGCTCGCGCAGACTGTGGCCGAGAGCTCGAGCTACCCCGCCGCATCGACAAACCCCAATGTCTACCCGTTCCGATGGTGTGGTTTAACGGATCCGGCTGACACGCGATTTACGGCCGCCGGTCGTGTTTCGCTGTCGGCAGACACGGCAGTATTCGGCATCAGCGGCTATGTCCTGAACATCGCGGCGACAAGTTCTGACGACCCTAGCAATTACATCCCAGAAAACTCACTGATCCTTCTTTCCCCGTGTAACCTCGGGTTCTGGGTCACCTTCTACAGCGTCTTTCGGCTGTATCGGTTCACTTTGACCTCAGTGTTCACGAGTAATACGGCGACGGCCAATATCAGCGAGATGTCCGGGACTTCTGCGTTCACGGGGGTTGATCTCAAAGACCCAGAGGCAGTGTTTGACACTCTGGAGTCGGGAGATACCGGCCTCTGCGTGTATCAAGACGGCCAGTGGTTTGCGATTCAGGCCCCATGCCCCGTGACGACCTAACCAGATTAGCGCTTTTTGACCTATCTGGTTTATCTGCGAATATGACGTTTGATCCATAGAGATATTCGAGGTTAGCACAAGCAACCCGAAATTCTGCCAGTGCGCAGGGTTTCGGGTTTTTTCGTGCCTTGAGGGGTTCAGATGAACAAAGCAAAGGTTTGGAAATTCGTAAAGGGTGCGTTGATCGCATCCGCTGGCGCCGCCCTGGCTTATTTGGGCGGACAAGTAATTCCAGCGTTGGAAGTAGCTGGTACGTCGGCCACGATCGTCGCGATCGCTTCGGCATTGGTGAACCTTGGAAAGGTGATCCTGCAGAAGATCGACGACGGGGCCGCACAGTAATGCTCTGGATAATTCGTCGATTCAACGCCCGCAGGAAACTGCGGGCTTTGCCGCCTGAGCAGCGCGAAGTCGCTTTGGCGATGGCGGCCGATTGCTGCCACAACGCGGCGACAGCCGAAGACTGCGAACTGCTCGCCAAGAACAAACTTGAGAGCGATCCGCCTGTCGGTTTCGGCGTCGTCGAGATTCTCGCAGTGATCCAAGTACTCATTGCGATCTGGAAGTTCATCGACTCGATGGGCTGGCTTGATCGTGCAAACCGACCAATGCTCGAGAAGGAATTGCTGTGACCTATTTCTTTGTCGCGCTCGTCGTCATGAGCCTCGTGTATTTCGCGTGGCAGGCGTTTGTCAAATTCCGTCCAAAACGTGAAGTCCAGCAATTGGATGTTGATCCTGCGGACGTCGATCGCAATCGGATGGAAGCGCACCGATGTTACGAATGGCTGCGGAAATACCTTGAGTTTGCTGGTGAGACGGAAGCACGGCAGCACCTCAACAAATCTGCGGCCAGCCTTTACACCAGCGAACCCAAAAGCACGCAGTCATGAACTTAAACAAAACCGTTGGGCTGGTTTTGGCATTGAGCTTAGCGTTCCTCGCCGGGCAGTTCTTCAGCGGCAGTGGCGGCTTCTCGATTCCGGACTTTGGCGGTGTCATTCCGATCGTCGAACCGAAGGTCAACGGCGAAGGCTGGTTGGTCATGGTCGACGAGCTAAGTGATCCGCTGACGGTGACTGTCGATGCCGCCAGGAACATGGAGTGGCAAGAGAAGCTGACCAGCAAAGAGATCAAGTTCGCACGCTACGACGATGACGACGCCGTGGCGGAGAGCTACGTCAAAGCGCTCAGCGAAAAAGTACCAGGCGTGTTGCTTATGGAAGACGAAGCCGACGGCAGGAAGGTCGTGGCGACAAAGGCTTTGACCAAAGACGACACGCTCAGTTCGATCACCGCATTTGTGGACGCCCATACCAAATGACGAAAGTCGGCGAAATCGTAAAGACGGCTCCTGGCCAGCTTGATGAAATCATCGGGCCAGAGGGTAACCGGATCAAACTCGGGCTGCGGAAGCCGCCAAAAGAGTTGCCGGTCACATACGCGCCGTTGGTCGGGGCTTTGCCTCGCCTGTTGACCTACGATGAGATTAAGGCAAGGTGCGAAAGCGTCGACCGCCGCCCCTCCCGTGATCGATGGGGCCCAGACACGATCAAGGACCAAGATGGCCGAGGAGCCTGCCAAGGGTATGCGTCTGCCGGCATGGCCGAGCGTGTCCGAGAATCTAGCGGTCAGAAGCGAGTCGTCTTGTCTGGCGACTTCTCTTACTCGCTTGCCAATGGCGGCCGAGACCAGGGGTCTGCTTTGTCGCGCGGCTTCATGGCGGCTACCCAGGTCGGCTATGCCCCTGAAGACACGCCCGGCCTGAAGCGATGGGAATACCGCAAATCGCACATGCCGCAGGCTGCGTTCGCGGCTGCTAGCCGGTTCAAGGGTATCGACGGATTCTACTGCGAAACGCAGCAGGAATTCTTCACGGCTCTTGCCCTCGGCATGATCGGCGTGATCGCCGTACACGTTGCCGGCGCTTTTTCGCAACTCGACAACTACGGGATCAGTCAAGGCGGCAACGGCGATGGTAACCACGCCGTGTGTGCGGACGACTTGGTCTACGACCGTCGGCTCGGCGGATTCAAGATCGACTCACCAAACAGTTGGAAGCGGACTTGGGGGGATAACGGACGTTGTTACTACACGTTCGAACGTCACCTTCGCCGCACTATCGAAGTTCACAAGTTCTACGTCTTCCCGATTCTTACGCAGGATCCACAAGGCGATAACCCACCTCAGGTGCTCGTATGAAAACTCTAGCATGGATGTTCAGCTCGGCGACCGTCGCCGCGCTTGTCTCTTTGATCGGCGTCACGGACCAAGAACCACAGACCGCTGTCGACGTCCCTGTCGCAAGCGCGCCAGTTGAAGCCGAAGTAGCTCCGGCTACGACGGTGGAGAGTTCAGACTGCTGCAGCGGGAGCTGTAACTGCTGCACGTGCGACAAAGACGCGAAGGCGGAAGCGGAGCCGGCCGAAAAGGCTGAAGTCGAGACTGCAAGTCGCCCGGAACCGAAGTTCGCGGTCGGAGAGATCGTCAGTGCAAACGGCGAGAAGTTGCGAATTAAAAGTGCCTTCTACGACGGCGATGAGTGGAAATATAAGGCTGAAGCCGTAGCGAGTACACCCGTGTACTCCTCGTCAACCGGTTCGATTGCTTCCGGGTTCTACGACGGTACGAGCAAGTGGGATTACCCAGGCGACATCGCCCAACACTTGCTGAATCATCCGAACCATCAGTTCAGCTACTCGCAAGTGGCCGGGAAGTCCAAGGACGAACTCGAGGCAATGCACGACGCTCACCATGATCAGATGTCCGGCGTCTCTGGCCAAAGTGTTGGGGCATACCGGGTCACGAGCCCTGGGCTGTTGTCGTATCCGATGTTCCAGAGCTCTGGTCGCAGTTCGTATTGCCCCAGCGGTCGCTGCCCGTTTCAGTAACACGGAATCAGCATGCCGACAAAAGTAAGTCTCGACGAGGCCACGACCGAGATCTCACGGCGAGCCTCGCACAAACGCGACAAACTCTGCAAGGTTGACACCGAAGTCTGCCTTGCAGCGTTTTTTGATTACCTGAATGAACTTCCGGCAGACGAGGCCTTTGCTCTGGTGAGTAAAGGCATGGCTGCGTCAGTACGGCGTAAAGCCCGAGGGTAGAGATGCCAAGTAAATCCATTTCAAGCACGACGTCTGGCCTCGGCCCGGATGGCATCTACTGTCCGTACGAGAAGACGCAGCTCTACATCACAGCCCCTGATTGGAGCGGCAGTAAGGCACTACAGCTTTGGACCGCGCCAACTGACGCGGACTCCAACGACTTTGTTCCAGAAATGGCATCCACCTCTGACGACACGGTCTTCGAGACCAGTGCCGACGGCCGCGTGCAGATCCTGGGCCCCTGCTGGGTTCGACCTTATCTGACGAACCCTGGCACCGGCGTGACTCTCACCGTCTCCGATCCGACCACTGGCATCAGCTAAGCCGGAACCAGCAGAGCACTAGGAGACACCAGCCGTGACGATCTCTAGAACACTCGAGCGATGCGTTCAGCGCCCTCTACGGCGCGGTGTTTCACGCGATGGTGTGTTATCCGGTTCTGGCTATACGTTTTCAGACTCGGACGCCGAAGCCTACGTCACATTGGTCGAAACCGCAGACGGAGAAACGCTTGAAAATGGCGTTAAAGAGGCAATCGACAATTTTGTCGCCGGGTGCAAGACGGATGGGATTTGGGCGGATATCAACGCTGCGGTGATACTTGCAGGGGCAAGAACCCTAACAGGGGCACTGGTGCCGTTGAAGGGAACCGCACCGACGAACGTCAACTTTGTCAGTGGCGACTATAGCCGCACCAACGGATTGACTGGTAATGGGAGCACGAAATACCTGAACAGCAATCGAGCTGCCGATGCCGATGACTTCGAGGATATGCACCTGTCGGTATACGTCACAGGCAGCAGGGAAACCGGAGTCGGCGGTTACATTGGCGGTTCTGCATCATCGCCGCACGCGGTGCTTGGTAACGCAACGGGGTTTAGAGCGCGAGTCAACTCGGCGACACTGAGAACACTTGGCACTGGAACAACAGTCCCTAGCTGTATCGCTGTTAGCCGTCCCAATGCTGCAGGCTATGACTGGTGTGGCCTTGGCCAATCGGGAAATCAAGTAGACGCGAGAGTCGGCGGGGAGACTGGAGACATCACAGTTTTTGCCCGTGGCGGAGCGTCGCTTTCCGCGTGTCGACTAGCGTTCTACTCAATTGGATCGGCGACGACGCTGGCTGACTTAGACTCGCGGATTGCAACTCTCGTTTCAGCAATAGGGACGGCACTGGCATGAGTGAGCAAGAACTGGCCATTATTGTTGCTATTGGTGATGCGTTGCGTGCGAGTCCTCTTTCATGGAACCAAATCCCAGAACAGCAAAAGGCAATGATCATCGAGATCATGCGCCCCAAGCCAACCTTCGACAACGAACAGAGGACATTTCTTGAGCGTTGGTGGATGGCCATTGATGATGCAGAACTTGCTTCGATTAACGCCAAACTTCCAGCAAACACGGTAGTTAGCCCCCGCATTGATGGCGACGGTGGCAAGTGGATTTGCGCGGACTTGTTCACCGACGCAGTTGAGGCCAGCGGACGACTACACGCGATTCTTGATGACTTGCTTGGACTGACGCTGCACTATCTGACCGAGGACTACTGGACAGTTGATGATTCGCCGCCGTAACTCCCAGAAACCCGTAGTCAGAACAAGAGAACGACACCACTAACGCTTAACGATCCATTATCTGAAGAACACAAGAAGTGACGCTTGCTAGTCAGTAAGCATTCTAAATAAGGAAGGAACCTGAAATGCCAGCAGCTGGGCGAGCGAAAGTGGAGATCTCCGAAAACGGAGACACGTACGACGACAGTGAAGAGTATCTGGACTGTGAGTTCGAGGGCTGGTACGTCATCGAGATTGACGGGACTGTCGACACGAGCACAGTCATCAAGCCGTGGATTTCATTTGGCGGAACGAGCACGCCGAACTGGAAAGAAATCCCAGATCCGGATGCAAGTTCTTACACGCCGTTCACATTCACGGCAACTGGCGTCAAGACATTGATGGTGCCTGGAAACTCGAAAGTCAAATTCGTAACTACTGACTACGATTCTTCTACCGGAACTAATGCGCGAAGGACTCGCGCCGCAAAATAAAGGTGCCTAGTTGAGTACCACATCTCACTACGACATCTTGCAGCGTGTGATCACAAAGCTGAAAGCACTCAGCTTATCTCCGGTGTCGTCATCTCAAATATACGCCTGTGAATTTCCCTTCGACAGGCATGTGGTTCCTGGAATCGCATGCAGCGAAATAGAGGAACACGAAGGCGCTGGAACAAACGAGAAGGATGACTTCATGTACGGAGTCATGCTCACGAGGGTGTTTGGCGGATCCGGCCAGGGCGATTACCACCAGGATCAGTCTGCGTGGAGGCAGAAAGTTCGCAGCCACTTTCATCGCCAGCTTCTTGGAAATATCGACAACGAGATCATAACAAAGGTGAGCCCAGGAAGAATCAATCTCACTAAACAGTGGAGAGACTGGGGCATCGACGGTAACACAATGGAAATCTGGACTTGGGTCAGGGAAGGCCGAGATAGCTAATGTCAACTTGCATGTCAATCGGATCGGCAGCAAAGCTTGCCGTACAGGGCGGCGGAACTGCACCAAGAACATTCAACTCCAGCAGCGAGCGGTACGACTTTCTGTATGAAACGCTGACAAAGAAGCAGCGCCGCGTAGGCAATCGCACCATCAAAGGCGACTTGTCTGACTGGGAAGAGCGAAACGTCGAAGGCGCATCGCTATGCTCTGGGGTAATTGCTTTCAACGCAAGCCCACTGTGGTTTTCCAACTGGATGACCAGAATCATCGGAACCACAACGAACGGCAACAATGGTGACGGCGATGCGATTTACGAGCCAGGCACATCGCTTCCTTCGTTCGATGTTCTGATCGACAAAGAGGCTGACACGTTCCACTTCTACGACTGCATGGTCAATCGTTGCATCATTCGCGGCCAGAATGTCCCAAGCGAAGAAGAGCCAGAAGTCATCAATGTTGTTGTTCAGTTGATCGCAAAGCAGCGAGTCCTGACCACCTCTTGGCCTGATCCAGAGCCTTCTCTCTCGACGAGTTCCAACGCGCTACCGGACGTAATGGGCAAATCTGTGCTCACGATGGACAGCACTGAATACGCATACGACAGTTTCGTGCTATCGATCGACCACGGTCTTATTCCGAAGTTCCGGAACAGCCTGAACATCAGCTGTATTCGTCCTGGGATGCGAAAGGTTCGCCTGCAGACGAACAACCCATTCTTGTCGGCAAGCTTCTCTGCGCTGCACGACACTCTTGCCTCTCCGATCGGCGGAAGCCTGAAGTTCGAGAGGGGTGATGCTTACACCGAGTTTGCTTTCGGCACCTTGGACAACATGGGCGAAGACCCGAATGTTCGTGGCAAAACTGAAATTGTCCACGCACTTGACTTCCAGTGCCTGAAGGACGCTAGCGCCGGATCGCCTGAGATCACAGGGACCACCCACCTGGGATAATATAAGCCTTGGAAGAATACATCGACGAAAGCCGACGCAGGAAGCTGCGCAATACCCCGACGATCGAAGAGATTGAACGTCGGGATATGGTCGCCATGGCCTACATGAACTCGACTGCTTTTGGCAGTGGCATGAGTGTCATGGGCGCTGTGAGAGCGCAAAAGCCCATCGATGTACCAGAGCCAAAGTTTGTTGAGAATGACACTGGCACATTCAAGCCTGGCACTCTCACTCACATGGTCATGGCAAACGCTGATGATCTCGCCACTGAGATCCCAAGAGAGCAGTTTGACCCGATTGACACAAATGTTGCTCCGTCACCACGCGAGCCGCTGCCGAGCGTTGATGATTTTCCGCTCGGTTTACCGGGGGAACAGGTGATGGCTGGCGCCGTGAGCCCCGAAGCTCCGGCGCCAGTCTCCCCCACTCCTATATTTGTGCAGCCTGAGCCTCAGCCTCAGCTTGACAGAATAGTGGAGCCGCCACCTCCACAGCCGCCACCAGCCGTTCCAAGAAGTTCAGTTCCAGATATTCCGGAACCGGATATTGGATTCGAGCAGTCACCGCCTCTGCCGTGGCTTCCTTTTGTTCCTCCTGTCCCGATGGAAGCCTTTGAGAAAGATGCTTCCAGCAACCAAGAGGGGATTAACGGCCCGCAGGAGTACACAGAGGAGGCATTCCAGAGATTTGCCTACTCCTACAAGAACTTCCTGCACACGCTCGGCAGCATTCTTTACGGAATGACCGACAGGACGGACGAAGCCTTGGCGAGAATCCGCGAGCTTGAAACTCAGCTCGACCGAAGATACAAGAGGCGTTATCAGTGATTATCAAGTACGGAAGCTATTCATTCGCTGATGGTGAATGCTCGATGATCAACTTCTCTGCGCAGCCAAAGCTAACGCCTCGGCGAGTCAGAAGGAGCACGATCGTTCGGATGCAGTGCGCTGGCGAGTTTTGCTTTTCTGGTGCCGTAGATCAAGACGCTGTCAAGGCAAAGATTGTTACTGCAAAGGCTGCGCTCGACCAAGACTACCAAGACTTGGTGATGCTACATAGCGACGGAACGACAGAGAGTCCGTATAAGCTTGAGAGTGGCGCAGCAAACAATGCCACTGGAAACATTGTCTATTACCAGAACTGGCCGTCCACGGCTCCAGAAGATTACGCCACGACGAAGCAGTTTCAGTTCGGCGTAGAGGCTGAATTCTACGATCCAAACCTGAGCCTCCTTGATTTCAGTCAGTCGATTCGGATTACCGGGACTACTGGTCCGATCAAGAGATGGATTCGCCTGCTGGATGGAACATGGCAATCTCGCGTCATCCATACATCAAGCACGAAGAGGATCATCCAGGAAGGAAGGGCACTTGGTTTTGGCGCCTATCCTGTAGAACCGCCGCCAATTCTTGCTGAGATCTATGAGCATCTTGACCAAAGGCAGATCTTCCAGGAAGGCCCAAGCATTTTCTACTCTCGGCCTTACGAGTATCTGAAGACGTGGAGATATGTCTTCGAGACTCCGCTTGAGTTCACCCCGCTCAATGTCTATCCGCTGCTACGATGACCATCAAGATAACCTACGGCGATGCCAAGATCTGGAGCGCCGACCTTCTCATCAGTGCTGGCGCTCAACCAAGTCGATTTATCCTTGAAGGTGATATCCAAGGTGATCTCGATGATGTCGCGCCGATTCTCAGAATTGACGATGGCGACACAGAGAGGATATTCGCAGACACTAGACTTCTGTCGATTGAGAACCGGCCATGTAGGTGGGGCGACGAGCTTTCATCCTATTACGTCATTGAAGATAAGAGATGGAAGTGGTGGGACATATTTGCTTCCTGTGACTACAACCGCCTGAAGTGCGACGGAGACAGGTATAACGACGCAACGTGTGGCGAGATCTTCGGAGATCTGCTGACACTCGCTGGCGAGGCGATCTTTGATGTCGGCAGCGCTAGTGACGCAATCTATCCGGTACTGCACTATGACGAGCAGGTTCCTGTTGGCAGGATGCTTCAGGACCTCTGTGAGCTGACAAAGCATACCATCGGATTCAAGGAAGATGGCAGCGTTAAGGTTTTTCAGCTAGGCCAGGGAAAGCTCCCGAATATCTCTGCGATCAAGAGTTTTCGACAATACACCAACCGAACAATCAATGACTTCAAAGTCATATCCAAGCCCACTCTTTTTGAGAGCCTGATCTCTGTCAACCCAGTTGGGATGGAATCAACTGGCGAGATCGTTGATCTGGATTCCGTCAGCTACAAGCCTGCTGCGGGATGGAGCGGAGAATGGCCAGGGCAGTTTAGCGGAGTTGCCTCTGCTTCTCAGTGGCTGGCGAACAAAAGCGTTTACCGACTGTTTGAGCCAAGCAGTGTGGAGAACGACCAGACGGCAGCTGCGTTCCCGCTAGATGGTCTGGAAATACTGGAAAACGGCGATTGCGCATATAACAGTATGAGAGGAGGAGTTTGCATTGACTATGTCATTGGCGAATTCTGGCCTGAGTACCACCGAGGGGATGTCGAGACATCTGCAACAGACCACTGGTTTGGCGATGTTTCCGTAAAGGAAAACATCTTTCAGTTCGGCAGGCCTGTATTCAAGGTTGATGACGGCGCCGTATCTGAGCCAGTGCTGAAGATCAAGGCTTGGCATCGGCAGCGAGATGACGCCAATGGAGACTTCATTTTCGAGAGCCTTGGAAACGGTCCTGTTCGCGAGGCTTCTTGGGTTCAGCCTGTTGTCATCCACGATGAAGGGACAAATCTGACTGATGTTGGGAATCAGCTGACTGAATACAGGCGGATCTGCATCCAAGAGTCCAATATCGACACATCGATGGTTGTTTATGACGGGATCCAGAGTGTCGAAGTCAATGGAAATGTAAGGTCAATTCGGCACAAGCTCAATCTGACAGCAAGCTCTGGTGGCGCTGACACGGAAGTTTACATAGGCGATGGCTGGGACGGCCTGCAGGTATGACGCGCGGAGTATCCGACCCTTTATTCATGGGGTCGCAGTGGCACGACTGTAAAAACGCCAGCGGGTCTAGCATCCCTCCGTACGGTGTAGCCGAAACGGTTGGCATGACGACGATCACCGTCGATGGTGTGTCGAAGCCAGCGATATCCGTCCAGGCGCCAACGACAAACAATCCGGAAAAGCTGGTGTTTACTGGTCCGATGGGATGCCCGGCTGGTGGAACCGGGATTTGCCATGCGGAAGTTATTGGGTATGCAGCGCACTCCGGAACGCTCAGTACAAGCGCCAACTACGGGCTAGATGATGACGGCCCGCTACTTCAGGAAAAGGTTGGGAATTTCCGGGGGATTGGCGGAACATTCACGTCTGGTGGAAACAGCGTATCGCTCTTCTATCGGACGCCGAACACTGGCGCCAAGAAGATACTATTCACGATTGTTTCCGCGAGTGGATCGTCTGCAACAGTTCAGGTCAACAAGGCTACATGCAACCTGACGGAGATTGATGGGATTGGCGTCAGTTGTTTGCTGACTGTGTACGACGACCTCGGGTGCCTATTGTCAGCTGCGGATTCCGCTGCGTGGGTCGGAAAGAAGGGAACTGCGGTGTTGATGCAGTCACTTGACGAGGACTCCTGTGAGCCAACTGGCTCGTGCAGATGGGTCATTGACGCACTGTGCTGTCCATAGGAGAGATATATGTCACTCCTGACAATGCTGTGCTGTTGCGACGAATCGAGCAGTTCTTCTTCATCCAGCAGTTCATCAAGTTCGAGCAGTAGTTCGTCGAGTTCTAGCAGTTCGTCCAGCAGCTCGGAAAGCTCAAGCAGTTCTTCGTCGTCAAGCTCAAGCAGCGATTCATCAAGCAGCAGTTCGTCTTCGTCGAGCAGTTCGTCGTCAAGCTCCAGTAGCAGTTCGTCGAGCAGTTCGAGTTCATCGAGTTCGAGCAGCTCAAGTAGCTCAAGCAGTGACTCGTCTAGTAGCTCGTCCAGCGATTCGCTCAGCAGCGAGAGTGCCAGCGAAAGCACAAGCTCTGAATCTGTCTCGTTAAGCGACAGCGTGCCTAGCGAGGAGGATCCTTGCGCCTGCCCAAGCCCTCCTGTTGTTGTGCCCGGTGGACCACAGCCTCCATGCGGCGATGTGTATTTCGGCCCATGCGTGGCAACGCTTCCAGGCGAAAACTGCGACAGCCTGCAATGTACGTTTGAGTTTGATGGAACGAGATGGAGATTGATCCTTAACTGCTACGGCGAGAAGGTAGAGGAGATCCCAAGTTGCCCATAAGCACCCAATGTGAGCATCTTAGTGACGGAAAATGCGAGATCGCATCAAAGCACGCTGGAATGCCGATCGTGGTAAACAGCAGTGGATGCGAGGCGTGCCTTGCTAATCCGAATCCAAAGCAGATGAACCACCCCATGGCAAGCATGTGCGTTGTTGCCATGATCAAAGCCGATAGGTTCAGGACGCCTGAGTATCGCGAGATATCAAAGCACATCCAGTCGCCCGAGGAAAGGTGCGAGAACACTGGAACCTGCAAGGAAAATGCATTCGGCCCAGGAACTGAACTTAAAGAGATCGTTCCCAAGTTCTTCGAGCGAGGCAAGTGTTCGTGCAAGAGCTACGCTGCCAAGATGGATCGGTGGGGCGTAGACGAGTGCGAGCAGCGATTTGAAGAGATCGTCGATCACTTAGTCAAGCAGGCAAGCGGATGGGCGGTGCCAGCCTTTGCTTCTCGCGTTGTCGCGCGGCGATGGCTGCGCATGGCAATCGATAATGCAAAGTCTGACTGGCCTTTTGTGTGGGCATACTACGCAAAAGAGGCAAAGGGAGATGAGCTTCGGTACTCGATTCGATCGCTTCTCAAATGGAAGCCTGACGCGAGAGTGATCTTAATTGGCGACAAACCTGACTGGTATGGCGGAGAGTTTTACGAGAAGCCAAGGATCGGACCAACGAGCTTTCAGGCATTCAAGGACTGCTACTCGAAGCTCCAGATGGCAGCAACGATCGTAGACAAGTTCGTCTGGATGATGGACGACATATACTGGGTCAGCGACTTTAAGATGTATCACGCCACTAGCCCGAAGTATGTTCGGCATGTTACACAAGAGCAGTTCTACAACTGGAAGCCAAAGAATGCTTGGGCGAAGACTCGCGCCAACGCCTATTCATACCTACTTGAAAACAGTCTTCCGACGTACGACTTTGCTGGTCACCTTCCGCAGCCAATCCGATCCAAGACATTCTTGGAAATGGAAGACGAACTTGGGTTGCTGGAAGAGTATCGAAACTGGGAGTGCATTTACTTCAACAAGTATTACTCTCAGCACGCCATACCTTACGCAAGCAAGTATACAAGAGTTACCAAGGAGCCGAAAAGAATCTCTCCGAAAGGTGTTCTGCTCAATCACACGAGTTCGACGTACGGCGGGATGGTGCGCGAGTATCTTGAGAGTGCATTCCCAGAAAAGTGCGCGGTGGAGAAATGACATACGATGCCACAGTGATTATCCCGTGGAGGGAGTGCCCATCGAGGCGACCCGGATTTGACTGGGTCCTTCGGTACTATCGCCATCGTTTTGACAAGGTGATTGTCAGCGAGCAAAGCGACGGAAAGTTCAACAAGTCAGCTGCAATCAACAGCGCGATCAAGCACTGCAATCCAAAGCCAGAGGACGTTTTTGTAATAGCTGACGCCGACTGTTTTATTGCTGACTGGGCAATGGAGGCTGGGATCAGCAAGGCGAAAGTGTCAAACAAGCTCGTCAGGCCGCACAAGAGATATCTTCGCACGAGCAAAGAACAAGCAGAATTTATCCTTCAGCAAGACCCAACCAAAAAGATATTCTTTCACTGGTTCCACAAGAAATTCAACCGCTTCAAAGCAAAGGGCGGTGTGTGGATCATTCGATTTGAAGTCTTCGATAGAACTGGCTGGATGGACGAGGGGTACGTTGGATGGGGTGGAGAGGATAGCGATTTCATTGCGAGATGCGGATCCGTTGTGATGAATGGACCGCTCTACCACATCTGGCATGAGCCAGCGCCAGACAAGAGTTTTTCAAGTCCTGGATGCAAGCGTTTTCACGAGAAGTTTCGCCGCAGGAAAAAAAGACGATGAAGCGAGCGATCTTCTTTGAAGTGAAGAGATGCTACAGAATTTACATGTGGCCTATCTTCCGCGAGATGGAAAGGCGTGGCTACAAGTGCTATTTCGCTGGTCCTAAAACTAGACGATCGAAGTGGTACTGCGACTACGGTTTTGTGTGGAATGGGCATGATCACCGAGTGTCTAAGTTCAACAGATACCTCAAAGAATCTGGCATTCCACATTCGTTCATTGAGTCTGGGTATTTCTCGCAACTGAATCACTCGTTTGTCAGCAGAGCTGGGTCAATCGGACGGTTTCTCTTCCTTGACGAAAAGATTGAAGATCCAACTGGAGAAGACATGGATCTGGTACAGCGCAAGAGCAGTTCATACGTCCCAGGATACACATACAAATACCTTGGCCATATTGCTGGGATGCTTCAACTGCAAAAGGACACATCGATCAAGACGCAGAGCGACTTCAAGGACTCGCAAGAATTCGTTGACAGGGTTGAGTCAGATCACCCGAATGACAATGTGATATTCAGGCCACACCCTTACGAACGAAACGTGAGACTGCGAACCAGTAGCCCATTGAGTAGAAGTAGAACTATGTGGGATCACGTTCTTCCAGCACGGAAGGTTGTCGGAATCAATAGCACTTCGCTTTACGAGTCGGTTCTCGCGGGTAAAGAAGTCGTGGCTTACGGAGATTGTGCTTTAAGCAGGAATCCTGACAACCACATTGGCGTCGTTGCTGAAATCATCAAGAGGGAAATCCACGTCGATGCGGACAGGTGTGGGGATCAGCTCGAAAGAAGCCTTGGAGACGAAGCACCACGATGAGGCAAAAGATTACGGAGATATTCAGGCTTGCGAGGCTTTGTGGATCGCTTGGGTGCGAGAGCTACCTTGAGGTCGGATGTGCTGACGGAGAGACTTTTCTTTCGATCGGAAGCACGATGAAGAAAGCCGTGGCTGTAGACATGCCCGGAATGAAATGGGGGACCGTCAAAACTGGCCCAGTTCTGGCGAGAAGAGTTTCAGACATGCGAACAAAACTCGGTGTCGACTCGCACCTCATAATTGGCGATTCTTCTGACGACAGTGTTGTTGACAGAGCGATGAAGCTTGGACCGTATGATCTTGTTTTCATAGATGGTGACCACACATACGATGGAGTTAAGCGTGACTACGAAAACTATGGCCCTATGGCAACAAAAGCCATCGCGTTTCATGACATCATTGGAAACGGCATGAAGTTTCGTGACGGAAGCAAGGTTGAGGTTCCTATCCTATGGAAAGAGATATCTTCGTCTCTAAAGACAGTCGAGTTCTCGGAAACTTGGGGCCAGATGCCAATGGGGATCGGCGTGATCCTTGTCGGCGAGAGATAAAGTCCTGGGGAATAGCAACCAGCGTCTTCACGAACAAAGACACTCACGTTTCGGTTGCTGAGATTCTGTCTGGAGGGAAGTCCAGCGTTCACAGGCACATCAAGTTCGACAACATCCTGTGCGTAATAAGTGGGCAGATTCGAGTCGATACCGACAAAGACAGGTACTTTCTTTCGCGCGGCGAGTCAGTGAGGATTCCATCTGGATTGCTCCATTCGTTTTTTGCAGAGCAGGATTCGGTGGTGGCAGAAGTCTATGTTCCTCCTGGGACCATGGGCGGCGCAGAGTTCAAAGATATACACAGGGTCATTGGCCCTTCAGAAGGAAACTAGGGAGAAGTGAAATGGCATACGGTGGTAACAGCTCTGCTGCAGGGTACGGATACAGTACTGCTGGAAACAAATCAATTGGCGATGCTGCCAGGAAATACATGAGCAAGCAAACTCCAGCGCAATCGCGCTATCAATCCAGCCAGTACGATTACAGTGGCGTTCTTGGTCAAAACAGTCCGATCAATCGAGATCCAAACTCCGCAGCAAGGGCAAGGTCACTGCCTGGAAGCCAGTACAGCGCAGCTGCAGAGTCTGCTTATCAATCCAGCCAGCCTCAAATCAGCAGTGGAGTGCCAAACTCGCAGTACGGCGAGGCGGCAAGGCAACTTGCTCAGCAGCAACAAGCATTGCAGCGAGATCAACAAGCGCTGAATAGCTTTCGCGCGGACGCAAACGATATCCACCAGCAATCCCTGTCGAGTGCTGCTGCGCGACGTGCGTCAAATCCTGCTTTGCAAACCTACCAGAACATCCAGGACTCAATGCAGAAATCTGGCCAAGCTGCGATGGGTGACTACGCAGGGCAGACGAATGCGCTTGCAAACTCGATGGCAAGTCGTGGCGCTGCTGCCGAAGCTTACGGCAACGCTCGATATCAGGCTGCGCAAAATCCAGTGACGTACAAGGGTGTTACTGTCAACCCTGCTGCAATCGCTGCAAATAAGACGATGAGCCCTGGCCGTGCTGCGATGCTTGCGGCAAACGGGTACGAGGTATCTCCCGAGGGTGTTGTGCAGCAACAGGGACCAAAGAAGATCGTTGGCCAGAACATCGGCGGGACCGCTGCGGAAGTTGCCCAGCAAATCTACGGAGGCACTGGCGCTGATCTTGCCGCAGAGGCTCGTCGGATCGGCCAAGCTCGTTATCGCTACGGGATTCCTGAGGATGGTGGAGGATCTACTCCACAGACTCGGGAGGATCTGATCAATGCTCGCAATGATTTGACTATGCAGGAAAAACAGGATTACATTTCCAAGAGTCAACAGCGAGACAATCCTTACAGTCCCGAACGGATGGCTCGCATGGAGCGATACAACAATCGCCAACAACAGAAGGCGACTGCTGGTCAGATCGCACAACAGCAGGCGAGAAACGCACAGCTCGGTCAACTTGCTCAGGCCGCTGCGATGGGAAGTGCTCCTGCGGCAGAAGCGTTGGGGCAGATTGCGAGGAGCCAAGCGTACGCACAGCAGGGCATGATGCAGAACCAACTTGGCTATGCTCAGATTGCGTCCGATCAAGCTGCGCGGCAAGCAGAGCAGCAGTGGAGAGAAAAGCAGTCTGAAAGACAGAACCGACTGGACATGGCGAATGCTGCAATTCAACAAGCCGAAGTCGAGAGGGCTCGTGCGAGAGATGCGAGGGAATCCAAAATTGCAGACGCAAAGCTAGCGCAGGCCGAGTTCGAGTTGGACCAGGCAAAGAGGGAGGCTGGCAATCAGGCTCCTGGGTTTAACGATCTAGTGAACCAAGCGCTGACGCAGTACCCAGAAGCAACTCCGGCTGACGCAAGACAGATGGCGATGGTTGCCCAAGGAACCGACTCGATTAACCGTGCTGTTGAGGCAGGTGATCGCGGAGCTGCTTTGTTATCGACCGTTCCGGCGAGCGCTGAATATGGCCAAGCGATGGAGCCGATGGCTGCTGTCGATGACTACCTAAGCCGAGTATCCCAGTCGATTGGACTCGGCAATGAAGGCATTGGCAGTGTATCACCAGAGATGCTGATGAATGGATTCTCGGAGAACGGATTGAGCGCTGCTGATGCTCGCAAGTTTGCAGAAAAGCAACTGAAGGGGATTGGCGCGAATAACACCATGAATGCGTCTCCTGGTGTTCCGACAATCGAAGAGCTTCACTCAGTTGGCCAAGTGACAGACGACACCTTCGATCGCATCCAAAGATTGAATGCCGCAAGGAAGGCGATTGGCATGCCGCTGCTAACTCTCAGTGGAAAGGCGCTGCCGAAAGAAATGGGGCGAGCAAAGACTTATGAAAGCGGATATGCAAGCGTTCCAGGGCCAGTTGGCGCTATTTCTGAGTTCGCTATGACCCTTCAGGATCTGCTCGAAGGCAATAAATAGCCGATCCGGCGAGTATCAGCAGCGGAAGAACCTCTCCGGCTATGACAGGATCAAATCTCCGGTCTTCCCTTCTTCCAGCTCCATACTTGAGCGAGTTGTGATGGTAACTAAACAGTATCCACGCAGCAACAATCGCAATAAAAAGCACGACAAGACGACGTACTAGGGCCATCATGGTTGATCTTCTCCGAGCTGCTAGGCTAGGCACTACGCCAGCCATCCAGGACAACGAAAAAAAGCAGCAGCGACTAACTCCGATCAGGGCGGCTACTAACCGCGCTGAGCCAGATCAGTCTATCTTATCAAGTCTTGCTAGTACAGGCTTGAGTGGACTGGCGAAAGTCGGGAACTTTTTGGACCTTCCTGGTTCGGTCGTGCGCGATGTCAGCACCTGGCTCCCAGGCGGAATCGAAGCGCAGAATCCAGTCGATCAGTTTCTTTCCCCATTCACTTCAGAGAACCGTGTCTCCGGCGAAGACATGCTCCAGTCAGCAGGTCTTGCTGGCGAGAACACTTGGGGCGGATTGGCTGGTGGAATCGCAACCGAAATCGCGCTTGACCCTTTGACTTATTTGAGTTTTGGCGCGTCGGCTGTCGGAAAAGCTGGAACAGCCGCTGGCAAGGCTGGCCTCACTAAGAACGCCAAGTCGGTCGCGAACGAACTTGCTGGCCGAACTCTAGGCAAGGAGTCAGGCAAAAGGCTTGGTGCTACCAGCGCGAGGCAAACGCTAACGCCGCGCAATCTGATTGACGCTGCTGCGGATCCAGCGGAAGCGATGAAGCGATTCAAGGTGGCTGGTGGCACTGATGCGATGCTCGATGAGAAGCTCGGTGGAGTTGCGAAGTTTTCTGTTCCATTCTTGTCGAAGCGATACGGAGATACTGTCCCCGCCCTGCGCGAACGAGTCCTGGGGACTACCGACCTGACGCCTTCGCAGCTCGGCGCTAAGCCTTGGATGAAGGGTGGCGATGGCCCAAGCGGTCCCGATGCAGGTAGTGCCGCAAAGCCAAAGTCACCTCTGGATCCGAATGCTGACACTGGCCTGAAGAACCCGACGCCTGAAGAGTTCTCGGCTATCTCTCCGAACCACGCTCGGTTCAACCAAGAACTAGATGGTCTTCAACAGAGTGGTATTCTTGACGACGCTGACTCTGAGATCCTTCGCGGAATCTTTAGCCAATCAGACCTTGGCGGATTCGATCGAGTTTACTTCCGTCCAGTCAAAGAGATCTCGCCTGAGGCTACTCCCGAGATCGTGTCTGCATACGGCGCGAATGTTCCAGAAATTGGCGGTGCTGCAACAAAGACTCCCGATGGCGGATTTGATATCCAGCTTTCTCAAAAGGCGCTGGCTGATGGAAACTACGTCGACACCGGAATTGACACTCTCGTTCATGAGATCGGCCATGCTTTTTTGGAGACAACGAAGAAGCCACAGGGCGAGGCTGGCGTTGATGTTGTTTCTGAGTTCGACAATCTGATCAAAGACGGGACTCTCGGTCGATACTTCTCCGACAACTACGGCCCTGAGAAGGCAGCATACTTCGGACAAAATCCGCACGAGGCATTCGCTCAACTGTTCGCCGACTCGGTTATCAAGCGCAAGGGCCAAGAGATGCCCAAGCCAATCGAGTCATTCTTGGGCAAGGTGCGCAAGTTTGTTTCAGACATGCTCTCAAAGGTCCTTGGAAACAAGCAGCTGAGCGGTGAGGCAAGGCTGCGAACCGATGCGATGATTGACTTGGTCGGAGGATTTATCGGTCCAGATCAATACAAGTCGATTATCGGAAAGGCTGACTCTGCATCGTCCAAACTGGATTTCTACAAGCCAGCTACGAGAAAGATGCCTGGCATCGAGCCTGATGCCACTGGGATGTTCAGTCAAGTCGCCAGATCTCTTGACGCCATATTCCGCGAGTCGAGTTCGCTTCCTGCTGACCAGATGCTTGCTAGGCTGAGAAAAATGCCTGGAGTCAAAGAGGAGGAGATTGCTGACCTTGGTCTTGACAAGCTCAGTGGAAAGCGACTCAGTCGAAATGACATCACTGACCACCTCAGCAAAAACATGCTCACCATGGAGGAGGCGATCAATACTGGAGACCGCGCTGGTTTCAGTGATCTTGCAGTTCCTGGTGGCGATGATGGAACTTACCGAGAACTTATCCTCAAGGCCAATGCAGGTGGAAAGCGAATTGAGGGCGGCGCCGATACTCACTGGATGGGCGATGATTCGATTGCGCATATCCGGCTTGACGATGTTTCGCTTGCGAACGGAGAGAAGATTCTGCGAGTCAATGAGATCCAGAGCGATTGGATCCAGGGGCTGCGCAAGTTCGGAACGAAAACCGAAGATTTGCAAAGCGAAGCGAAGTCCATCAAGAAGGAAATGTCTGGCAACGCAGTTGAGCTTTTTCTCACAAGGCAGCAGATCAAACAGCTTGGAGAAAACGCACCCCCAGAGTTGCTTGCAAAAGAACAGTCATTGACTCAGAGTGTCGAGCAAGCAAGCTCTCGCATAACTCAGATCGGAAAGATGCCAGCCGATGCCCCGATGAAGAAGTCGTGGGACAGCATGGCCATCAAAAAGATCTTCGACTATGCAGTCGCAAATGGGTATGACGGAGTTTCATTCGTCGACGGCCAGGATATCGCAAAGGTTGTTCAAGGTCCTGCTGATGCACTAAGTGGCTTCTATAACAAGGTTCAAACTCTCGCCGGAAAAATTGCAAAGAAATACGGAAGCGGAAAGGTATCGAACGAGAAGCTGGCCGGTCAATTCATCAACGACAGCGAGGAATTGCGCCGTGGTGTGACGTTCCCTGTCACGGACGAGATGCGAAACACGATTGGCTCAGGTGGACAGCCGAGATACAAACCAGCGGAAAAAGTGGCCGAAGCCGCCAGCGCTGCTAAACAAGGAGCAACTAAGGCGGCATCGTACGCAAACGACATGGCAAGGAGAGCGTTGTCGTCAGTCGGTGAGCTTGCGCTAGATAAAGATCTTGGTGCTGCTGTCGGCGCCACAATGGACACTGTTGGAGGATTCTTCAAAAACTCTGCGCCAGTGAGATACCTTCGCGCCACCATCACCCCAGAGATGCTTGGCGCTTCAACCGAGCTTGGGCAGGAGATCGGCCAAAAGCGATTCGAGGCTTTGCAAGAGACGAAATATGAGATGCGGAAGCGAATGTTTCCGATCGCAAAGCAATTCCTCCAGAGCGAAGCACTTGACTACGAAAAGCTCGTCGAAAAGCTTGGCGATGCGAAGAAGGCAAGAGGCGTTCTTAACACGAATTACCTGGAGGTGACTCGCTATCTTGAAGGTGGCACGGAACTTCTGGCTAAGGGCCAATCTCCAAAACTACCCGACGAACTGAAGCCGCTCATTCCTGCGATGGATGACATTCGCACTGCGCTGGATGAGATCAGGCAGACCGAAATCAACAGCGGCCTCAAGTCTCCTCAGCTGGACGACATGTTCATCGACTACTTGCCTCGCCAGTTACAAGGGTTCCCGAACGACAAGTCGACTGGTTCTGGGAACTTAGGCAAGTTGTTTGAATTCGGAACTCCTTACCAGAAGCAACGCAAAGAATTTTTGCGAAATCTTCCAGGCGGAACATCCTCGATCAACAAACTGTCTCTTGATCCGCTTGTTTCGGGAATCGCCCATAGCTACCCTGGGTCTAAGATACCGGACGATGTCCTTCAGGAAGCAAAGAAGTACCTGCGTGAATCATACGGCGGTGGTCAAGCAGGAAATAGAGAGCGAGATAGTATCTTCCATCTTGACATGGATGACAACAACAACGACTTGGATAAGCTTGCTCGGTGGATCACTGGTCTAGATCCAAGACATGCTGAACTCCAGGTTCCTGTATTCAAGCTTGATCCTGTTCAAAACGTGATGAACCGAATCGAATCTGGGCTTGCAGCGTCTTCGGCTGCTGATTTTACCACTGCGATGATTGCAAAAGCGGCTACCGAAGCTGGCGAAAATATATCAGATCCGAACTTGTACGATATCCTGGTGGATAAGTTTGCAGTCGACGGCGCGGACGGCGACAAGATCAAGGAAATCGTCATCGGAAAGATGGGAGAAACCTTTCAGACTAAGCGTTTCGCGATGCAAGATGCTGCTGACAAGCTTGCGAGATCTCAGGTCGATGAATTGATTGCGAAATCGAATGTTACTGAAGATGGGATCTTGTTTGACGAGCCAGTCGTTGGTTCGATCGGTACAAGCAAGGCTAAGTTCCTCGGTGTCAAGGGTGATCAAGTTATCTATCAGTCTTCTGGCAAGAAAGGCTATGCTCCGCTTGACTCCATCGGTGGAAAAACTGTATCAGAAAACGATGTTCTCAAACAGTTTTCTATTCCTCAGCAACTGAGTGATGCGACATTCAGGTATCTCAAGGGGTTTACTTCGCCTGAGGCACCCGATGCTATTCGCAAAGCACTGGGTCAAATCACTAGCCTATATAAGAGTCAGTTGACGATTCCTTGGCCAGCGTTCCATGTGCGCAACCTGCTGAGTGGTCAGTATGCAAACTGGCTGAACAACGCAACTGACCCTCGATATTCCGGTCCTCGCGCGATGGTCGAGCCGATTCGCGATGCGGACAGAGTTTTCAGAGGAGAATCCATACCTGACATCCTGAGCATTCCAGCGATTAAGGAGCTGGGGATAACCGATGAGTCTCAGGCTATGGAGTGGCTGCGCCAGGAGATCTTTGCAAACAAGCTTGTCGACTTTGGCCAAGGGATTTCAGCAGAGGCAGCTGCGAACAACTTGTCAGATATTCGCTCTCAGGTTGTCGGCCAAGTTCCGAAGAAGCGACGAGACATACTCGCTAAGTTGCCTCCGAGGCCGATTGGCGCATCGAAAGCGCAATCGTTCAATCCGTTGGCCGGAGCAGGAATCCTTGGTGCGACAGAGGATACATTTGGTCCGTATCGCTGGGGTCGGCAGGTTGGTGCATACACCGAGGGAATGAACCGCATTGCTCCTTTCATAGCATTTCTTCGGCAGGGGATGGACTCGCAAGAAGCTATGCGTCGAGTTCTTGCTGCACAGTTCGACTACAGCAAGATGACTCCGGCAGATCGTGACATCAAATTGTTGATTCCGTTTTATGGATTTTCGCGAAACGTCCTGCCGTTCGTCGTCGGCAATCTTGTTCGCGATCCAGGCGGCGCGTTAGGGATGACAGTTCGCGCCACAAGAAACGCATCGGCAAGTCAGCCGTTGCCAGACTATCTTGCTGGCCAAACTGCAATCCCGTTTGGTACGCGAGGTGATGTGTCGGAGGGTAATTCGTCGTTCCTGACAGGATTTGGATTGCCGCACGAAGACACTCTTGGTCTGGCTGGTCTAGTAACAGGCGATCCAGCAGATGGCTTCAGGAATATTTTGTCTCGGATGAATCCGCTTGCCAAATCGCCGCTTGAATTGGCGTTTGGTGAGTCTACTTTCTTTGATGCCCCTGGAGGTGGGAGAGCACTGAAAGATCTTGATCCATTGGTTGGCCGTATTGGATCGAATATCAAAGACTTGGCGACTGGGTCTGATACCATGCGTGCTCAACCAGTCATGGGATCTCCATTACTAGAGCATGCGTTAGCTAACAGTCCGTTCAGCCGCGTCTTGACGACAGCGAGAACTATTACCGATCCAAGAAAGTGGAAGAACCCACTGAAACTTGGCCTCAATCTAGGCACAGGGATGAGAGTGACCGACGTAAGCGAAAGCTCATGGGACGCAACAGTCAGCGACTTGATCTCAGAGAGAATGAGAGAGCTAGGCAGTCGCGATTTTGTCAGGAGCTATTTTCCGCAATATGCGCAAGAAGCAATGACAGACGAACAGCTTTCAGAAGCAAACTCACTGGAAGAGTTGATGAACTGGTTAGCGAATAGAGCTAAACAGCGCAAGGCCGATCGAGAGGCTAAAGCCAATGCGCAAAACTAACATCCTCCAGCTCGAACACAAATCTGTCTACGAATGTTTTCAATCTTGTCCGGTGCAGCAGCAGGTCAGCACTAGCGCCTCCGCAGTATACTCCCTGCATGGCACTTCGCATTCCTATGAACTGATGCTTGGATAGTCGAAGCGTTGACATGAGTGGAGACATTAAAAACCTTGACTTATCTTACCATGTCGTACCATAACGTAACCCAACCCAACGGAACATGCTTTAACTTAACAAAGCAAAACTCGCGTTAACCGGCGATACTACTTATTGAAAAGACTAAGTGTCTCTCCAATAGAAATCTCACTTGTAGACTTCTGGACCTTTGTTGCGATCTTTTTCGCAGATGTCTTCTTTGAAAACAGCGATATAGCTCCCATCTGCGCCGAAGCTACCACATGCTGTCTCTTGTAATCTTCCGGAAGAGAGTCGAACTTAACGACACTCAGTTTGTCGAGAGTCCTTTTTGACGCCCGAAGTATCCTAACTCTGTCGCTTTCGGTTGTGTCGACAATCTCCTCGTCATCGAGTCGCTTTAGCCCAACCCCTCGCTCTACCCCGAAGACAATACCACATTCGAGCAGTAAGCTTCGCCTCGCCGTGACTAGCGATGAAGATGCATGCTTACGCACGTCCCGGCCAATGGCCGTGCTAATTTCATCGTATGTTATTAACTGACCGACACTGGCAGCTTTGAGCATAGACTCAATAATTCGAGTGTCGGATGATTTTTCGTGGATCATGGTGCATCTTCATCCTGAAAGGATCGTTATCCGAAAAAACCTTGACTTGTCTTGGCGCACTGCAACCAAACGAAACATAACGCAACAGGACCAAACAAAACGAGCCCTAACGAAACGCAATGCGTTGAAATAAAAAACCTTGACTTGTCTTACCAAAGCGCAACTCAACTCAACGAAACCAAACCCAACCTGACCCAACGAAACTAAACGCGACTAATTGTATTGTTGTTGTGTTAAAAAGCCTTGACTTACCTCTCCGTGTCACAACGCAACTCACTCCAACGCAACCATACTCAGCACAACGCATCTAAACACAACGAGAATCAGTGCCAAGACTAAACCCAGTCAACATCCTCAACGGAAAATCGACCGTAATAGCCGTTGTTTCTTGGGCGGAATCTGCCAACTCCGATGAACGAACCGGCGTCACGAAGGTGCTCAGTGAATACGTCTTTCGTGATAATCTCGTCAAGCACTAGGAACTCAACGACACCATCCCAATTCTGAACAAGCGGAAAGCACTTCTCTACTCGCTTGCTTCCTCCGCGCCGACCGTCGCTTGGAACGTGCAGCCATTCTCCGTGGATGTCGTCGATCTTTGTGTCAAGAACGAGCGGCTCGACCACAAGAATCCCGGCTTCAAAGTGCTTTGTAAATGTTGACTTTCCTTTGCCTGGGATCTGGATTGATTTGTACTTTGCGGCTTCGGCCAGGCAGTTCTTAAAGCACATTGGTGGAATGAACAAATTGCCTTCTTTTGTAACGTGGCAGCGTTCTTTCCACACTCGCTTTTCAAAGTCTGCGTGAGTCTCGTCGCGACTCTTTTCGGACTGAATGAATCGGCCTTGGGAGTACGGGCTTGCACTCTTCAGGCGGCAGATTGCTTTCTTCACAGGTATTCTCGCATCTTCAAGTATCACAGCAGACGAAAGGCACTGCTGACTGCCTTTGTGCTCATGCACATGACAAGACAATCATACCCAAGTTGCGGAAGACGTCAACCAAAATCCACAAAAAAATCCCAGGCTTGGGACCTGGGATTAAAAACCATGACATACCGTGACAGAACTCATCGTACTTTAACACAACGCATCTTGACGTATCAGGACGTGCTACGCCGTACGTCGACGTGTTGATCAAAAAACCCAGCGCCGCAAGCTAGGAGGGTGGCATTGTGCCCGCGGCGCTGGGGTGCTGGTTGAATCGCTATGCGCTGTAGTCAGGCAGCGCTTCGCAGACCTCGTAAAGAAACTCGACGGTCACGAGACCGCCAGCAGTGAATTTCTCGTCCGATGCAGTTCCACCAGTCTGGCAAGTGTAGAGCGATACTGTCGTTTCACTTGCAATGACTGCATGCGCAATCATGCTTGTGACTTTCGTATTCGCTGTCAGCGCAGACGTGAGCCCGTAAAGATCTGGATCTGCGGCAGTTCCAACTCCGATTTTTGCGAAATTGTCTGACCCGGAGCCGTCGCCGGTTACAGCCGTGTCGATTCGAGCACGAACTGCCTTGACAACAGCCCCCGCTGGAAGAGTATTTGTCAAGTCGACCTTGAGCGAGTTTGTCAATGTGACTTGCTCGCTGAAAGACACCAAGTCTGTGATGTCTTGCTCGACCTCAACCTCTTCCAAGATCTCCTTGATCTCGTCCGCAGCTGCCTTGTTGCCAAGCGCCGTCTGTAGGGACCGCACGGTCCCGCTCTTCAGTGTCATAAATCCTCGTCTCCTTCAAATCGCGGCATCTGCGCCGCTAAAGCACCTTCGATATCTGGGCCACGCCACCCAGGTGGTTTCCTTACTTTTCCGTTCTCGTCTTTGTGGGCGCCGGGGCCAAACTTTCGGTCGTTTGCGTCACACACTTCCAGCGTCGGAAGAAAGTCGCTTACTCCCATCGCAAGAAGCATCCAGTGGCAGACGTATTGGGTATCAATGCAGCCGTCAGTTGATTCCTTCAGGCTGAACTGGCTATCGGCCAAGTTGATCAGATCGAGCTTTCCGGCGTCGTTGAATCCGATCTTAAACCCAAGAGCCTCGATAGTTTCCCTTGCCTCTTCAAGGATCAGCGAAGCACCCAAGCGTCTGACATCAGCCCCCGGATCTCCGGGGAATGGCAAGACTGGCTGGTTTCCTTGATCCATAAAAGCAAGAACTCGCTTGGCCACATCGCTCTTGCTGCAAGGAGCAGACGATTTGATAAATTCGCGGTATTCATCCTGCGCCTTAATCTGTTCTTCGCTAAGCATTGAGTGCGTCCCTGCAAGTGATAGCTACGGCAAGTGCCTGCCAAACGTGACTTGAGATTCCGTACAGCGGGCCTTGGTTTTTCTTTGTTCCAACCTGCGGTACTTTTCCACCACCAGTTGGTTCGTACATGTCGATTATGGCCTGACGGACGTTCGAGTCGCCTGCTCTGCTGTTCTTGCAAATATGTAGCAAGATAGCCGGTATCCCCTCAGAATCCTGCTTTCGGTAGAGTAGCTTTGCAGGTGTGCCAGAAGAGCCAAGTTCATAAGCCTCCTGGAATCTCCCAATCCAGCGTACCGTCTCGAACGTGGATGATCCGACAGCGAGCCCATAACTGGCCACCATTTCGATTGCTAGCTCTGATTCGCCAAAGTACCGATCACGAATCATCTGCAGCAAATCTTCGTTCGCGCAGTATCCGTGCTCGATTACTTCCGTTCCGTCGATCCAAGCCCAGGCGCTTTGCCAAGTACCTGGATCAACACCAACGACTCTCGGTCCAATCCTTGACACAAATGGCTTCCTAGAAAGGAATGTCGTCAGCAGTTTCGTAACTTGAACTGCTTTGCTGCTGCTGTCGTGGCTTTCCGTTCGACTGGGCGCCACTGCCATCGCCCTTGCCGCCAAGCATCTGCATCTTGTCGCCGATGACACTCAGCTTGGATCGCTTCTGGCCATCAGATTCCCACTGGTCAAGTTTGAGACGCCCTTCAACAAGGATGTTCGATCCCTTCTGCAGGTATTCGCCGCACACTTCAGCCGTTCGCCCAAAGAACGTCACGTCGACAAATGTCGTTTCATCTGTCCACTCGCCGTTCTTCTTAACGCGATCATTTACCGCGAGACCAAGCGTTGTGATCGCAGTTCCGCTTTGCGCGTACTTGATCTCGATGTCTCGCGTGACGTTTCCGGCGAGAATAACTCTGTTGAATGACGCTGCCATTACGCAACTGCCTCTTCTTCTGGGGTGCTGATTCCAACAGCCTCAAGAACCTTGACTTCCAGTTCGTGAAGCGTTCCACTGTTCTCGATCTTGCAGTCAGCCATCTGGGCAACTGCCATCTTTTCGCTAGCGTGACTGACGTTCGTATCGATTCGTGGATTCTCTACCCACAAGATGATCCCACCCAGCGACTTGATGTACTCACCTTCGTTCGGAAAACGAACATCGCTAATCACGAAGCAAGGTGGAGGCATCTTCGCAGCCTTCGCAAACTGCTCAAGATCCTGAATCTTCTTGTCAACTTGCTTGATCCAGCAGTCGGCGCCGAACATGTTCCGGCAAACCTCAGTGCCGAAATACTGCAAGTGATGACGAACATCTTCGGACTTCTTCGCCTCATCCCAGCCAACTGCGTCAACAAGTTTGCTGAGACGATTGAGCCAGGTAATTGGGACATCAGGATCGTTTGTGATCCCGTTGCTGCCCTGCCTGGCAACGACAATCGGGTCGAGCTTTAGAAGCCCATCTCTGACAGAGTCCGCAAAAGCAAGCTTTGTGTACCCTCTCTCAACCAGGAAAGACGCGGCAGTATCTTTGCCGTGCCTCATCTTCCCGCATATACCTACTAAATTTGCCACCGCTATCCTCCGGGTGCGTTTGGAGAAATTACATTCGCCAGATTCTACGTCCGGTTGCGAAACTTGTCAACCAGAATTTAATCGCAAAAAACTTCGCGAACGTCAACAGCGCCTGGCCGGTCCCGGTCAATCACGATGAATGTCTGCGATGGATGCGAGAAAGCAGCCTTCACTCGGCGCTGTGCGTAGGCGTTGTACCCAATCAAGCAATTGCAGCTGACGAACTTCGGGTGGCGAAGGAATTGGTGCCAATGGCCGAAGACATCCAGGTCGCTCTTTAGGCCATCGTCCCAGTTGCGGATTGCCTTCAGGACAGGAATGGTGATCCCCCCTACCCCGCCGTTGTATCGAATCTCGTCTCCGTGGTGGAAGCGAACTCGCTTGCCTTCGATGTTGGCGAGATTGAAGTAGGAGTTCACAACGTGCCATTTGACTTTTGGCTCGTTGCGATAGTCCTTCTCCATCCACTTGTAAAGCAGCCACTCGTAGCTCTGCTTATGCGCCGTGGAGACGCGAGGCTTCTGGGAGATTCTCCCGTGGTTTCCAGCCGACGTGTAAATGTCGACCTGCTCAACCCCAGTCTCCTTCACGATCGTATCAATCGCCGAGTGCAAGTGATCACGAGCGAACATCAGCGCCTCGGTTGGCGACAGGTAGTTCGATTCCTTCTGATCGTCGTGGAGGTGGCCGGTGATCATGTCACCGAGGACCGGAATCGCAATCCGATGGATGTTTGAGATCGACCGGACAGAATCCAGCAGCAGCAAGAACCGCTGTACGCATTTTTCAACACGCTTCGCAGCAATGTCCAGGTTGAACTCGTTAAGACCGTTGATCGTTGACGGATCTACCTGTTCTTCGCAGTGCCAGTCAGTCAAGACCAACATTGCAGTTGCGTCTCCACCGGAGTAACTCGGCTCTGGCTCATAGGTCTCGTACATCTCTGGAGTGGAAGAATCCAAAGACTCCAGGACTTCTGATTGGGCGAGAAGCAACTCGACATCGTCTTCAAGCTGTTTGCGCTGCGCTCTCTCGGTCGTCAGTTCTCTGTAGTAGCTCTTGGCCTTTTTCTCGGCATCAAGGGCGCGACGAAGGAACAGTGCTGGCTCCACGCTGTTTGGGGGCATGGCTGCCAAGTCAGTGAGCGGGACCTGTGAAAGCAAGTCTGCTGGGGGTGCATCGGTCATCGCTGGGGGCCTTTGAGATAGCGCGTGAAACGATCGAAGGTGAATGTCAGACCCATGCGAGCCTTGGCGGCTTCGTACAGGAACCTCCGAGAGTGATGAGAAAGCTTTCCGGTGTGGTAGTCACTTAGAAAACTGTCCCATTCTTTCTTCTTAGCGCCACTCAATTCGCTGACTTTCATCGGCCTTCTCTCTCCGTGAAAAGGAAAAGGGCGTCCCTGCCCAAGAGAAGAGAGCGTCATGCTCTGGGGTGGTGGTCTCTCTACACGCCTTGAAGGACGTGCTTCCTCTCGATGGTTAGTTTACCGAGAGATGGGTGGTCGACGACATCGAGCTCTTCAGTGGCCAGGAACGATCGAGTAAACGAATCTCCAGGGCGACCTGAGTAGAACGGCGTGACGAGGATATTGACTTCTGCGCCTTCATTGGCTGCAAATCCAAACCCGCTGCTAGCCGCAGGGATCTTTTGAGTTGAGACCCGGCTTCCGTCCGAGTAAACCTCAATCTGCCAGGAGTCCAGATCAGCGCCGCAGCAATCTCCACCGCAGCACTGGTTAATCTCTTGTCTGAAGTAAAGGATTTCAGTGTCTTGCACGCTTGCCTCCATGATGATGAACTTCCTCTCTCACAATGTTATATGCGCAAAGCCCAAAGTGACGCCAATCAGATGGTGGAATTTTCTGAAGGGGATGAGTCGTTGCAGGTTTTTTCCATTGAGGGAAGTGAATATGGATTGTTGTGCAGAGTAGCACGGCAAGATGAATCACCAGTTGCGTGACTTCCGAGAGGAGCCACAAACAAACTGAATCTTCCCTTCTTCCATGGAGAATTCCTCAGCGGCGCGAACCAAGAATCTATCCCAGTGTTGACTCATGCCAGCAGAAAACTCAGTTAGAACACACATCATTAACGACTCAACCATCGCATTCGAGTGTCCACCCTCTGAAAGACTTCCTGCCTTGCGCGCGAATTTTTTTCAGTGCATTGAGTGATTTGCAGAAGAGAGTCGGTCTGTTGCGCGCGCAAAGAGTCGTTTGAGTAGCAAAGTCGCTGAAGGGTTCATACGCGCGCACCCTGGGCCTTAGTGGGGCGGCCAAGATGGCAAAAGACACTCTCGCGTAGTACCAAAAGCCGGGGTTTCCCCTCGACACCGAAGCAAAGCTAGCGTATTTCAGCCCTTATAGGTGCAGTACATCAACTGTTATCACCGTCCGGTAACTGCGCGTCCACTAGCTCGTCGGCCTGCTAACCCAGTGCGCCACTCATAGCTTAGGAGCCTTGGCGTAGTGATGCCTACGTTTCCGACTCGGTCGCTTACTTGCCATCGCTGACAAGTGGACTTCCACAGATTGGGTACAACGCTCAAACGAGTGCCCCGGCAAGCACGCCTGTGGCGTATTACACTCGCCGGTTGCAGCCTGACATTTGGGATCAGGCGCCCATGTCTGACATGCGGGTTCAGACGCCCGTTGCGGTCCCATGGTTTTTCGGGGGCCACTGCTTAATGAGATTGCCGTCCTTGTCCTTCTTGTTGTCTTCGTATATTCGCTTGACAACTCCGCTGGCGTGCAGCCAGTCCCAGTATTGCTTATCTCTGACGCGAACCTGCGACAGCCGAAGGCCTGCGTGTTTTCCGAACATGACGATGAGCTTAGCCTCTGCTTTGGCTCGCCTCATGCCGACTATGTTGTTCGCGCCACGCTTGCGATATTTCTTTTTCTTAGCCATTTGTTTCCGCTTCTAAACGCTTTGCTGCCTGATCGCACCAAGCTTCACTGCATTCAATGCCAATAGCCTTTCTGCCCTCGCGCACTGCCGCAATCAGTGTTGACCCTGATCCCGCAAATGGATCCAAAACAGTCTCCCCGAATCGCGAACTGCTTTCGATCATCTCCTGCAGTAACATCACTGGCTTCTCCGTTGGATGGTGCCCTTTTCGCCCATTCCTGCGCTGGTATCGAAGGATACTCCCTTTTCGCAGTTTTGACGCCAAGCCCTCCTTGCCGCGATGCCTAGAAGCCCTATCCGCCTTGGCGAAGAACATAATCGGTTCGTGCTGTTTCGCCCATGGCGATTTAAGGTCGCCACCAGACAGTGATACCTTGTCCCAGATCAGCTGGACTGGCTTCGTGATCTTCAGTGTTGACAAATCAAATTCGCCAAACACGTATGCGTGCCTCGCAATATTCAGTTTTCCGACTGCCAGATCTAGGCACGCTGCAACATCCAGCGACCCGTCATCACCTGGTATCTTTTCGCCGTCGGTCCATCCTGATTTATAATCAACGCCGTATGGCGGATCGGTGACAATTAGGTCAACCGTCTGAAGCAATGGCAAAACGTCACGGCAGTCACCGTGATACAGCACCGCCTCATCGCTCTCCCAGTATGGAGACAATGCCTGTGCAATAATGCCATCAACCACAGATCATTCCTCAATAAATACTTTCAAGCTGTTGCTTCATTCTATGATAACCGGCCTCTTGTAGTGGCGTGTGCCGGAGTCGAACCGACGTTTTCCTCTCACGCCCAATTGCCAGTAGCGGTGACTGGCGGAACCACCAGCTAGGGAATAATCCGATGCATGTTGCTATGGGTAAATCCGCCCGACGTGGGCGCCGAGAAAAATCGCGGCTCCATACGACAGTGCAGTCATAAAGTTTGAGAATTCAGTGCCGCCTGTGATTTCTGCGCACGCAAAGAAAACAAGCATTGATAACAACAAAGCAACTGTCGAAAGCAAGAACCTGGTTCTGCTCATTGCTGACCCATTTTATCTGGTGTTTTTTGGTGCGTACTCGCGCAGCTCGGAATCTGCGTATCCTTCGTTGTCTAGCCACCATCCATACATGTCGTTGTCGCAGCGAAGGAACGGTGGCTTTTCGTCGTGACTGTCTCGCTCTCTTTCGATGTACCAGTCAAAGCCGACGCTGTTCCACCAGTTTTGCCAGCGGTGGATGGCATTTTCCAGTTCTCTTCTTCTTGGCTTACGCCTGAACAGTCTCGAAAGCATCCGCCTACCCAATCAAGTGCGAAATCCGATTGCCAGCATCTACCTGCTCATGCTGATATCGACACTGCATCAAGTACGCATCCTCAGGCGAATCCTCGTAGAAGTCCCTTAGGATTGAGATCGCTCTGAAGCCAAGCTTCTTGAGGAACAGTTGTGCTGGAAGGTTTTTCTCGCGAACCTCCAGCATGATTCGGTTTCTGCGGTCGGCGCTGAGCTTTCCCTGAAGCTTTGCGATCATCGACCTGCCAACCCCATTATTGCGGTTTCCTGGCAGCACAGCCAAATTCAGTAAGTGAAGCCTGTTTTTGTGCAGCTCGTAGATCATGAACCCGATGACTTGTTCATCCTCTTCGGACACCATGCCGATGCAGTTTCTTTGGCGAAGGCAGCGGATGAACTCCTCTTCGCTCCATGGAAACTCAAAGCTTTGGTTCTCGATTTCCAAGACCTGCGGCATGTCCCGACGAATCATCCAGCGAATGTGTGCCACCAGTTCACTCCTTGATTGCAGACTATCAAGCTATATTACTTGCCGTCATCGGTAGGGTTTTTCTTAATTGCCTCAAGAACCTCATCGAGGTTGTACTTGTTAAAACGACCGATTCTGTAGAACGGTATCTTTCCGTCGCTTGCAAGTCTGCTGATGCAGTTTGGAGTGACTCCGAGCTTTTCAGCAATTTCGTTTCTACTGAGAAGATCTTCCGCTGGATTCATGCTAGGTCCTCCACAATCTATATGCGCAAACCTGATCGTCCGTGAACGAATGTGAGAAGATTTGGGAAGATGTGGGAAAATATGAGAAGATGTGAGAAAACTTGAGAAAATCTGGGAATGGATCGGAATGTCGCGATGTATGCAATGTTTCGTGGCAAAACCGAAACTCGCCCGAAATCTATATGCGCCAAGTCATAATCTCTTGACCATGTCTGCTGCTTTTTCGAGCAAGATGACTCGCGGAGCTACCGATGCCTTCAGTGCTTGGCTACCACCGATCATTGCTGGGGTGACAAGCATTACAGCGACCATGAGTGGTGCAATGATGATCGGCTCCATTTGGTTTTCCTTGATGGCTTTCCACTTCCAGATCGGAACAAAAACCAGCACAAGGATTGCAAATAAGCAAGTCAAGAACAAAAGCATCCCTGACCAAAACATCCAAGAAACGTACTCCTGCGCCACTAACGGCGCCTGGTCCATGACAAATCCACCAGCGTCATTCGCTGCGGACTCGACTGCATCCAAGTATCCGTTGATTCTTTGCTTGATCTCTTCGTCCATCTTCCTGGCCTTTGGTTATTTGTGCAGCGGGAACGGCGACACGATGATATCTGGCTCCATGTAGACAGGCTTTGCTTGACCATCTGGTCCTTTGAGCATGATCCAGGTAGCAGCAAGGCCTTCAGGCATGAACAAGCCGTTCGGGTCTGCTTGCGGCATCTGTTGCACTCGACCGTTATCGCTCATTGTGTGAATGCCCAAAAAGCGGTCGGCATCCACTAATGTTTTCGGGTTAGTAAACTGCACGCTATACGGGAGGCCAAATCCGATTGCTTCGCCGATAAAGATGAGTTCCCCGTTCAGGTTGACGATGTAGCAGTACGTCGTGATTTCTTTGTCGCGAAGCTCAAGGATGTCCTTTGCTAGCTTTCGCTCTGTGAATCGAGTGATATCGGGCATCCCGATCTGGCGATCTGCCTCTGCCAACCTTTGCTTTGTTTCGGCTGACTGTCGTGTATCTGCATCGTTTCCTGACAGCGCATTTGATCCGTCGAAGCTGCGGATGGCGCCTATGATTAAGCCTGCAAGGATCGCGATGATTGCAATCACAACAAGAGCTTCAACAACTGAGAATGCCTTACGCATCTTTCAAATCCTCCAGGAAATCGCGAACGTCAGACGGGAGACGATCCCAATCAAGTTCGTTCGCGCGGTGCAGAATCAGGCTTCTCAGCGCAGACTTGTGGTCTTCGCCTGCCTTGGTGTATTCAACTTGCATCTCTCGAAGGTCGCGAACTGTACCTTCTACATAGCTTTTGTTCTCTCGGTAGATGTCGGTTTTCACTGACTCAAGTTCAGTTCCGTAGGTCCGCATCACCTGAAGCTTCAGCCAAAGTGCGCCAAAGGCTATGCCGCCAACAACTGCGACAGCCAGAACCAACCCGCCGATCCAGGTAAGCGCATCTTTCATTTGATTTGATCCGTAAGCGGTTAAATGTCATTTTCTGCGGAACGCATTCACATCTATAACGACCGTCTCGTATGGTCCGTATGTTTCTCTGTCGATAATCTCGCTTGATTCACTGTCGATGATGACGAATGTCCTGCTAGGAAGTGATTTGACAACATCGCCACCTGTATGCGAATCAAATAAACCTGTGAATTTTACAATTTGCATAACACCAATTGAGAGCAACAAGCAAAATGCGATTTCCACTAAATCATCGGCAAGCTCTTTCATGCTTTCCCTTGTCACAAAGGCCAGTCTGGAGGAGTTGTTTCTCCAGTCTTTTCGTACTTGTTTTTGTCGCCGACAAAGCGAACCGCAATTGCTAGGCTTTCTGAGCATTGCTTGTTGAATGTGTGGTCAAAAGCACTGAGAAACTGGAATTCAAATCCGCTGCCGCTAAAAAGACACTCAACCATACTCCATTCACAAGAAAGGGAATCGTACCCCCATTGTCCAGGAAGCGGATCGGATAAAATCCAAATCGGAATTACGCAGAATCTCTCGTTGCATGCGTTGATGTTGTCAACGATCGTAGAGACAATTTTGATAACTTTCTCTGAACTTCCGCCGTGCATTTTGTTTGCATTTGAGGAGACTTCTATCAAGGCCTTCTCTCGCGCGCTTTTGTACTCGCCGATCACCCTCTCGGTTCTGCTTGTCATTTCAGCCACCCAGTTTTCTTAGGATTCCAAGTCTTGCTTCACGCCAAACAAGATCCACCACCTTTAGTGGCCTGAAGCAGTAATTACAGGCAAGTCTTCCGTTCTTCCAGACGCTTTGCCAAGAGACTGGAAGGTCGTTCGCTGCGTATTCTTCGAGTTTCTGATGCACCTCACTCCCGGCTTTGGCTTTGGTAACATCCACAAACTTGACGCTGACGAACTTGTCAGTGAACACCTCGAAGTATCCATCCCCATGAGCTACAACAAGAACCTTTGCTCTGCCGTTTGCCTTAGTGATCTTCTCTTGCCACTCAAGACCTTCGTCTGTCTCAAGCCACACTGGCATTTCTTCTGCCATGCATGACCGCAATAACGCACGTCCTTTCTCGCTTCTAACAAGCCACTCTCGGAGTGACTTCTTGGAGTTGAACGAAACCTTGCGAGCCATGACATTACCACAGATGGACAAAAACCGCAACTACAAAATCAGGAAAACCACTGATTGCCTTCAAGCGCCTTGTACCAAATGCCAAGCTTGTGCTTGATTTTACGCTGCAATTCGAGTCGGTCTTCGCGGTGCATGTCTAGCTTGTTCGTGGCGAGAATCAGCTCGGTCGCCGTGAACTCGATGTCTTCTGCGTTGAGCCCTCTCACTGTTGGCGTCTGGTGCGGAGTCCGACCAGGTCGTTTAGGCTCTTTGCCCAGAATTCGTCTGGCGCTCGTGGCGCTGGTGGGTTGCCTTTCCATTTTGCCTTTATGAACTCCGGGTCGTAGTAGTCTGGGTCCCAAACGGACTTGAGCCAGATAGCATTGGAATTGTCAATCGTTGGCCACTCTTTGCCGCCGATCTTTAGTGTCGGTGTCTTGTCGCGGTCAGCCACATGCAGCATGTGCAGCAGCGGGCAGAGACAAATCACCATTCTTCGGTCGTCAACCCTCACCATGGAGCCAGAGCCAGATCCAAGGTGAGCAGCCTGCATGTACCAGGGGGCGAACCAAAAGCTTGGTCTTTGCGATATCCCGCTGGCCCAGCAGAAGTTTCTACCAGAAAGGCCGACTACAGTTCTAGCCGCGAGCCTTGACTGCTCGGACTGCGTCTCGCATCTTTCCGCTTGCGATTCCTTTGTCGAGTGCATACTGCAACACTTCCTTGCGCGCTATTGGTTTGAGTCTCACTACCTCTCGGTGGTGCGTCCAGCTGAGTTCCGGCCATCGCTCGGAGGCTTTGAAGGCTCGTGCAATAGCAGCATGTCTTCCGATCATGTCCGCAGTGGTTGGGTCTGGGACGATGTTGTTGTAGAACGCTTCGCCGAATCGTGCTTCGCCGTAGGTCACAAGATCCCCGATCCACCACGGATGGTTCCTTGCAATCCAGAGCAGGAAATTGAGGGCGTTCTCCCAATCTTCTCCTTCGGGAGCGCCTTCCATTTCAAGCTGCGTTGGCCTGAGTACAAACGGGCCGATCTTCAGTTCAGGTGCTTCCATTTTCGTCGATCTCCTTGAGTTTCTTCTTGGCAAACTGGCGCATCATGTCGCCGATCTCATCGCTAGCTTCGTGATTCACAAACAGGCAGATACAGAAATGCCATCGCTGTAGCTTTTTGATCCAGCGCTCGCCGTTGCCTTGGCAGTGCTTGCACTTCTGGTACGGCTCGTACTTCGCCGACTCTCCAAGCCCGTACTTATTCTTCAGTTCGCTCAGACTTGGCATGCTCTTCCTTGATTATGTTGTAGATCTTCATCGCCGCTTCATCGGAAAGCTTCGATGTGTTTACGATCGAAATTTCACTCCTCGCTTGCTGAACTTTTGCCTCATGAATAATTTCCGGTGTTGCAATTTCTCCCCTGTATGGCCCCCATGCGTTTCTCCTCCCACGAATCAAAAGGTCTGGGTTTAGGGTGTACGTGCCACACTTGATGAATCCTTTCGGAGTGATCCTTTCGACAGGAACAATTTGCCACTGTCCAGTGCCGTACCCAGCCCTGAAAGCTATCTTGTCACCGACTTTCAATTCAGGTGCTTCACTCATGACACAGTGTCCTCCTCGGCTTTTGATTCAAACTTCTGTTTCAGCCTGAGGAACTCTGTGTATTCTCGTTCCTCGCGCATCTTCTTGTATTCTTCTCGCCTTTTCTCTTCGGCCTGCCTTGCTGCTTCGTATTCATCGTCACCAAAGAATCGTCGCATCTTGTCTTCTCGGAAGTTCATCCAATTGAACTCGCCGTATTCGGTGATTTCTCCACGTTCGCCGTCATAGCCTGGGGAACCTTCCAGGCATGAGAATGTACCATCGTCGTATCCGATGAAGAGATAGTCTTCTTCGTGCGATACAGTGTGGATTGTCTTCCCTACACAGTTATTGATCATGACTGGATCGTCGTTGATTCCCATGGCTCAATCCAAAACAGGGGTAACGGACCAGTCGAAGTCGATCTCCAACCGGCGATTCAAAGTGTGACAAGTGCGAGCAACCCAGTAGTGTGGCGCGAACTGCTCGACTGCTTCGCGTTTCTTTTCTGTGAGGCTATGGCGGTGGTCGTAGATCCCAATGAAATCACCGTGCTCTTTCAGCCACTGGGCTGCCGTCTGCGGTCCAATCCCAACGGCTGACGGAACGTCGTCCTTTCCGGTCAAGCACAGGTAATCCACGATCTGATTAGGCTTAATCCCAACCTTCTCCTCAACACCTTCTGCGTTCGTGTACTCACCTTTAGACCAAGCGACCACACCGCGACAGATGATTTGGTAGTAGTCTTTGTCTGAAGTGCAGACGACCACCTGCCCTCCCCTGACGATGCATCTGGTTGTCATCGTTGCGGCAACATCATCAGCCTCATGCCCGTCAATTTGAATCCACGGAACCTGATAGAATTCACAGCTGGCTGCGATTACCCTGGCGATGTTGGTGATTTCTTGTGGCCGATCGTTCCTGCTCTTCTTGTACTCAGGGCAGATGTCCTTGCGAATCAGTCCATCTCTTTCGTCAGATGCGATGACAATCCACCGAGGCTGAACTTTCTTTTCAAGCATTCGGACTCGCCGCATGAACGAGTCCTGCGCCTGCCCCATGTCCTGTGACTGTGAGAAATCAGCGCGAATCCAATTCATCGCATCGACAATCAGCATCTTGGGCTTGTCTTCGCCAAGAAACTCCTTCCTCTTCCTGACGACAACCGGCCAGCAGGCTTGTCGATACCACGGTTGACTTGACAGCAGGATGTCCGTCCCGATTGGCTCAAGTTCCTCGATCGACTTGGTCTTGTCGATGTCGGCCTGTGCCTGTGCAACTGTTTGAGCTTGCCAATCATTCATATCAGATCCTCCCTGGCGACTTCGCGTACCTTGCTCCGCACGTCATTTGGATTGCGAGGCATGTTTCTCAGGTTCCTTGGTGGCCAAAACCCGTGTCGCTTTTTGAATAGCGTGAATGCCTGGGCAAAAGACATTGGCCTGTTGGACTTTGACTTCTTGCATGCCCAATACATCCGGTCCCAAAGCTCCTGGGCAGAGTATTCCTTGGGTTCATGGCTCTTGCGAAGCTCCTCCTCGGAGACGATTCGCATCTTCCCGCTTTTCTCGATAATCTTTTTTCCGCGAAACGAAGACTCTTGACCGCAACCAACAGGAGGCTCTGGGCATTTAGCGCCAGACATCCGCATCGTCCCGCAGTTGGTGCAGGTAATGGGCGGTGCCTCAGCCATTTCCTTTTCGATCTTCTTTTGCTCTTCACAGAGCTGCTCCTCAGTCATGCCGAAGATCTTCTGCCAATCTCGATCCATGTTTGGTGAACCGAATCGCCAACAGTTGCCACAGTGGTCTGTGATAATGACGTGGTTTGGTGTTTCTGGCGAATAACGAAGCACCCTGCCGACCACTTGGACGAACGTCTTCAGCGTTCCTATGGGGCAGGCGAGGACGAGGTGATAAGTCGAACATTCATCTATCCCCTCCCTGAGTACAAAACGATTGCATAGGACTTTTATCTCGCCATTCCGATAGAGAGACATAATCTCGTCCCTTTTGTCCCCCTTAGGGTCTTTTACCAACTCCCCGTCGTGCCACACATCTGTGCCATCAATGTGCGCTGCTGGAATTCCTCGCTTGCAAAACTCTTCAGCCATCCAGATCGAAGACTTGACGCACGGAGCAAATAGGAATGTTGGCTTTCGTGCTGGATTTGCTATCAGCCACTCGTCGATAATTTTTCCGACGACAGCCTGCGAGTAAACATACTTGGTGACATCGCCAACCCGGTATTCTCCCGTAGCCTCCCTGCCAACCTTGGAAAGGTCAAGCTCAGAGAATACCTTCACAATGGCTGGTACATGCGCTCCGCACTTGCGCAATTCAGTATTAGTTCCAGCGACGATAATGTCCTGGTACTTCTTCATTCCGACTGGGCTAGCGGTGATCCCAACTATGCACGCGCCATTGTCTGCTTGCTGTTGCAGGATGTTCATGGCCTGCGGGCCAAGCTGCGTGTGGGCCTCATCCACCAAAACAATGTTGGCCTTGTGAAGCTTCAGTACAGCATCGTCGCCAAGGCATCTCGAAGCTTCTGTTGGCATCGAGGAGATCTGCACAGGGTGATCGTGGTCCATCCTGTCAGGCATTGATGCTGCCCGAACACCGAAGTCCATGCCCGACCTTGAGAACACTTCAACCAGCTGCTTGAGGAGCATCTTTCGGTTGACTTTCAAGTCCACTCGCAGATCGTTTGCTACTGCCCAGCGAGTGACTGCCTCCATGATCTTAGACTTGCCGCCACCAGTAGGGCTTTGCATGCAGATCCACTTGCCAGGCTCAATGGATTTGATGATCTCTTCAGCGCCGTACAACTGGTGAGGCCAAGGCTTTACCGAGAAATATTTTTCGATGGTTTCCACCCGCTTACCCCCGAAACTTCCTTTGCCTCGTCCCTGAATGTTTCCCAAGCAAGCTTGAATTCTTTCCATGCCTGCACGACTTCATTGAGATCGATAGTGTCTTCCCAGCCGTGGAGAATCCCGAACTCTTTGATCCACTCTCGGGGGTCCACTTCGCAGTATCGATCCACAAGGTGCTCTAGCTCACTCGCGTCCTCTCTGTCGACAAGCGACTTGTTGGTATCTGTTTTTGCAGACATACCTTCCACTTCATCCAGGCAGGACGACGTGGTCATGTATCTTCCTGAAGCAATCTTCCTGCTCAGCTCCCGCACTTTCGATGGAGACAGCTTCGCTATTCGCTTGGCATCCTCTCGGTTTATGTGGATTCCGCCATCCTGAACCACCGAATATGCCAGCGGCTCAAGTTTTTCGAGCGGGTTTTCCCCATCGACTTGGTACTTATATCGGATCATTCTAACACAGGTAGACAAAAAACGCAACCTACGGCGCAATACTGAGCCGCTTCCCCTTGCTGATGCTATCTGCGGCGCCGACGACACGGTCGATCATGTTTTTGATCTCGCTTGAGTCCTCCGCGCTCCAGCCGGTGTCGGTCTTGATTGTCACAAAGCAATCACCGCCGTTTCCTGCTTCTGTCAACTGGTACTCGCATTTGATTTCCAGTTCTTCGGTGATTTCTGTCGTTCCAAGGGTGTTTCCTTCTTGGACAAACTTGCACGAGAGTTCGCATACCTCTAGGTCGCGCTTCTCTGCTTCCGATGGCGAGTGCCCAACTCTCGACGGCTCGACGTACCCAATGCCGTCCATGTAGACAGCGATGTTTCCGCCCAGTACTCGCTGCAGACTGTTGATTCCTTCCTCGGTTTCGTGGAACAGGATTTGGTGTCCAGAAACCAGTCTCCATCGGCTTTGCATGTCGTGCCCCTTAGATTAAAAACCGTCCGTGTTCGTCGACCAGAAACTCGCTCCAGTCATCGCCCTCTAGTATAATATATGCCAAACGCTGCTTTGCGCGAGTTGACATGACGTACAAAAGTCGCCGCTCTTCCTCTCGGCGCCTGCCTTTTTTGCTTCCTGGCATCTTTCTTTGGCATGGTCCAGCAACGAAGACGGTGTCCCACTCCAGGCCCTTTGCAGCATGGCCCGTCAGGACTGCAACGCCATCTTCGGCAACCTGCTTTTCTTGCATGTCCATTAGCAGCGACTCAGGAACTGCGGAGAATTCCATGCCCTGGAATTTCATCAGGATCTTGTCCCGCACTGGCTCGTACCGCTCAAGTGTGGTTGTTCCGAAGATGCCACGAATGACATCCCACGCACTGTGGATCATCTGCTTTGTGAGAGATGGTCCAGTCTTTGTGATAGAATCCGCTATCAGCGTCCCAATTTCGCCTCCTGCTGCGTCTCGCAGGAACGAATGGTCTAAGAACCCTAGCTTTGCGATGTCGTTCGCTACAGAGCGTTTCTGAGCGTCTGTGATGGTCTTGCCTAGATACGCACACAGTGAGATGGCGTTCGTTTGATCTGCCATGAAGTTGCAGTATGCACAGAATCTTTCGATGTCGCTGTTTTCTATCGGCAGCGGCCTTGCAACTGGGATGTTTTCTGACTTCAGGTATCGAGCAATCTCATCGGCCTCTTGGTTGTACCGACAGAGGACTGCAAAATCCTCGTATCCCAAGAGTTCTTCATCGGACAATTCTTCGATTCGAGCGCGAATTGAGGCAGCGATGTCGTTAGTTTCGATAAAGCTGACCGATCCTTCGCCGCAAGATTCATCTGCTTCCATCGGCTCGGAGAACCCGCCGCATGCAATGAGCCGGTTGGCCATCTCGATTATCTCGGACCCGCTTCTGTAGTTCCTCGATAGGTAGTATCGCTCGACCCCAGGCCTTGCGCAGAACTCTTCCCCCATTTCAGGGCTTGCGCTTCTCCACTCATAGATGCTTTGCCTGAAGTCACCGACGACCATGAGTGATGCAGTTCCAGGAAAGTCTGCCATCAGGTTTACGCACTGCCACTGGTCGGACGAGTTGTCTTGCGCCTCGTCGACAATAATGTGGCATCCTTCGGGCAGCACCAGTTCAGGTGATTTTGTAAGCAGTCTATTGCCGTACTGAATGATCTGATCAAAGCCGACGAGTTGCAGTTCCGCAGAGAACCGCTCGTCAAATTTTCTCCCGGTGACTGGTTTGCATTCCTTTTGCTCTGCTTCGTTGATTACTCCGTTGAATCCGTACGGGAACCCGATTTCACCTGCATGATCTTTGATCCACTGTAGGCAGATTGCATGGAATGTATCGCACACGACCAGTGGGTTATCAATTCGCTCTCGGATTTCCCTGGCTGCTTTGCGAGTGAATGTGAAGACGATGATGTTTTCTGGTGGGATGCTAGTATCGATAAGCCATCGCACCCTTTCTTCGAGCGTCCGTGTTTTACCAGATCCAGCGCCAGCGAAGACAGCAGAGACTCTTGCGTCTGTGTGGGCGATAGCCTGCTGTGTTTCCGAAAGTCCAGCCACTCAGTGATCTCCGTAAAAAATGACGTGAACCGTGATTCTTTTTGCAACTGCCCTGCGAATCATGTCGCGAGTTCCGCTCGACTTGCCGTCCCAGAATGCAATCAACTGTTCTGCGTAGTCTGCCATCTGCTGGTTGCGGATTGGTCCAGCGGCTTTACCATGAGCGCCCCAGTCAGCTGGGAATCCCTTGACTGGAATTCCATTTTCATTGGCCCATCGTTCGCCTTCTGAGTCAGCGCCGCGAGCCTTTCCGCTGACGACCTCGGTGATTGTTGGACGAAGGATGTCTAGCATGCGCCGTCCTTCGTCGGTCAGCTTGTAGTCTCTTCCGCCAGCGATGATTGTTTTCATGTTGCTTCCATTGAGCAGGGTGCTAGGGAATCGAACCCCAATTGTCCGCTCAGAAGGCGGTTGTCTTATCCATTAGACGAGCACCCCGTAGGTTATATTTTTCTCAGAATCAGTCCTTATACGTTAGCGGCAGTCTCAAAGGACCGACGCAACTGTGGGTCGATCCTCTCCAACAGATTCGCCAAGAAATAGACCATTTCACGGCCATCGTATTTGCCGTGCTTGTAAGCCTGATCCACAAGGTCGCTTGCCGTGTCGACAATTCGTTCGTCTTCGCTGGTTCGATCTTTTGTCTCCGCCTCGTGGATAGCCTGCCATCGCCAACAAGCCTCCTCTTCAGTGACTTCCAGCTCGTCGAACATGGCAGCCAAATTCTTCTTTTCGTGAGCGAGTAATCGGAATTCGTTTTCCACGTTTTTCAGACGCTCGTGAACGTCATCAGCGTTGCGATTTAGCTGCTGAATCGCTACCAATCGAAAATACTTTTCCCTCTCGTTCATTGGTTGCCCTTTCAGAAGTATCTTCCATTAGGTGTTATCGGTAGCCACGAAGACGTGTTCAGATTCACTGAAATGCCGCCTTGCCGTTTCTTCACCCACGTCGTCGTACCATTTCCAGCATCCCGTCTTGTACCATCTGTACTCGTCCCACGTGGCATCTCGCTTCACAAAGCGACGGACAGTCATCAGGTGTTGGCGAAACGCAACAAAGTCTTTCGGCAATTCATGTTCAGCCATTCGATATTCCCTTATGTGTTAGCCTTCCAAAGCCGCATCGACAGCCCAAGAAACCGCAACCGCTTTGGGTCGTTCCGTTGTGAAAACAACTCAGGAC